GTTGTTTATCCCAAAATTTATGTTTTTTATTTGTTTTTAAAAATAAATATTTAAATATAAAGATCAATATTATAATAAATAATATCATAAATATATAAAATATTTTTTATTAAAAAAAAAAAAAAACAAAATCCTAACATTTTGTTTAAAAAAGTATAATAGTTTTATTCATAATAATTGTTTATCAATTTTTTTAATTGTATTTTTAAGAGAAAATTTATGATTAATATCATTTTTACATTTTGGTATTTTATTTGTTTGATTTTTTTTTTCTATTATATAATCTTCTAAATTAATATTAGAATCAGGAGAATTACTTAATTTTTCTATAGAAGTATTATCAATAATATTAATTTTTTCAATATTATCATTAAATTTATTAAAATTAGTAGTTTTTTTTGATTGATTACCAAATTTGTCTAAATATTCTATAGTATTTTTTTCTTGCACAAATGATGTTTTAGAAAATATAGGGTTTTGAATAGTTAATTTGTTATTTATAATAGGAAATTGATTTAATTTTTTTTCTAATATATTAGGTGAATTATTAAAATTAATATCATAATATTGATAATTAATATTAGCAATAATCTTGTTTCTAATTAAATTTTGTGTATAATTAAGAATATTTTTATCAAAATCTATATATGGAAATGGATTTATAATTATATCAAAAGCAATAATAATTAGATCAATTTTTGTTTTTTTTTTTGATTTAGTAAAATTTAATTTATAAAGATTATATAATTTATAAATATATATACTATTAGATACTTTTAAAAGAATTTCCCATATAATCCATGAAAAATCATTTAAAAATTTAGGCTCTACATTATCTATATTTCTAGTATGACATTTTATATATCCATTATGATAATTTTTTTCATAAACAATAATCCAATTAAGCCAGAATAATAAATTTTCTATAGATTTTGAAATACCTGTTTTTTTTAAATTTAATAAAATTTCAGATAAAGGTATAATTAAATTTTTAGGATCATTTTTTTTAATAAATATTTGAATATCATTAAGATTTTTACTTATAATTCTTTTAACATTGTTTACCATATTAAAATCTTCAGAATTTATATTAGGTAATTTTTCTAATTTAGATTTTGGTGAAAATGTTAATATACATACAATATTAGTTATATGATTTCTAATACATTGATCATTTCTTAGATCAATGTAGTTATCATAAAATTCGTTTTTTTTTTTTATTAATGTAAAATCATTAATAAATAGATTAATAATAGTTAAATTAGCTTTGTTTATTTCTTTGGTAAATAAATTAAATAATTTATGATAGATTATATTTGTATATCCAGAACAATGTAATTCTGTGACCCATAATATAGATTTTTCAATATTTCCAGATAATATATTCTTTAAAAGTTCTTTAAAAATATCACTTTTTTTATATCCATTAAATGTTTTTTTATCAAAATCTTTAGATTTTCTATTATCATAAATTTCAAATTGTTTAGGAATACTATTATACATAATAATATTTAAGAAAAATATTTTATATAAAATATTATACTAGATTTTAATTAAATACAGTTTTTATTTGAGGATGATAAAATAGGAGATATATATATATATATATATATCAAGTGTATGAAGGTCAATTATCAATTAAAATTTATGAATTCTAATAAATTTTTTTTTTTTATTTAAATTAATGATTAATTTATGAAAATGAATTATTAAACATAAGTTTGAGGGTATTATTAGCAAATTTAATAATAAATATGAAAATTAAAGTAGTATAAAATTTTATAGAAATTTATATTTATATACTTTAAAACAAATATTATTTAAGTAATATACCTACTAATATATTTTTTATATAATATTAAAATTTATATTTAATAATTATTTATAATAAATGAAAAAAAGAAATAATTTTGGTGAGATTGAATTTAAAAATTATCCACAATTTAGACCAAATTTAACACCAAAAGAAATATTTGATTTAGGTAGTTTTGGAGGAACTTATTGGAGACCAATTTTTTCAAGCATTACAAAAAAAAAATACAAAAATAAACACTTAGAATATTCAGAATTTTCTGATATTCCAGAAAATAAATTAAGTATGAAAATATATAATAAAAATATAAATAAATATAAAGAATTTAGTGGTTCAAGTTTAAAAGAATGGGAAGATAATAATTGGATAACTGAATATCATCCTTATGGTTGGGTGCAATGGTATTGTGATTTTTATAATAATTACAGATGCGAGGATGATTTAAGGCAAATAAAAAGATGGATAAAAACAGCAGGACCTAAAAGTAGATTTAGAAAACGATTAATAAATATGATAAAAAAAGAAAATACTAGATATGATGACTATAATGTAAGTCCAAGAATAAGACAGACTTTACAACATTGGGCATATGAATTAAAAGAGATAGATTTAAAAGACAATTAATAAATATAATAAGAAAATACTACATTTGATGATTATGATGTTATTTTAATAATAGACATATATTACAAGATAGGCAATATAAATATATATAATTATTTAATATTTATATTTAAAATTTTATGTGATATTAGCTAATAGAAATAAGGTATTATAAACAATATGTTATATTTATATTGAAATGAACATATATAGAAAAAATATAAAGTGATTTTTTATAAACAGAAATAGAGATAAATTCAAAATTTGAAATTGATTATAATAAAAGATAGTAAAAAAAAAAAAAAAGTATTTAAATAGAAATTATATTTATGAAATAATGTCAAAAACAAGTAATACTTTTAATAATTATAAAAATGTATCTATATCAATGTATGTAGATAAAAACAATATATCACGTAATAAAACTTTACCATTGAAAACACTATTTGAGAACGAACATAGAATAGTTTATAAATGGATATCAGATTCATCTGTATTAAGATGTTATAATTGTAAATGTGATTTTACATTAATAAATAGAAAACATCATTGTAGAAATTGTGGAAAGATATTTTGTTCAAAATGTTCAAATAATTGGATAGAAATACCAAATTTTATAAATAATGTTTCAAAGAAAAATATTTATTGGAGTTTAAATACATATATAAATTATTTTAATAATAATTCAATAGAAAGAACTTGTGAAATATGTTTTTTAAAGATAATAGAACTAAAACATTTATTATCAACAATGGAAATATTTAATTTATTATCATTAAACATAGTAGATTATCTCAAAATAAATTTAGTATGTAAATCTTGGAATAAAATAGCAAATTATTATTTTGCTTCTTTACGTGAAATGCAATATTATTTACCAGATTATAATTATAGTAAAAAAGATATTAATATTTTAATAAATAATAAAAATTATTTTACAGAACATTCAAAATGGCTAACACAATTAATAATGATAAAAGAGATAGGAAGTATTAATACGAATGAATTATTAGATTTAATAAAAAAAAAAAAATATAGTAGTTGTTGGTCATTATCTTGTTCAAGAAATTGTTATAAAGAGATACAACCAGAAGATGTAATAATATGTTTTTATAAAAAAATCAATGATATAGAAATAATAAAATATTTAATAACAAGATTAAATACATCATGTGATTTAGAATTAATATGTTATATTCCGATATTAGTTTATCAATTAAGATATTATGATAAATATGTATCTATAATTAAATTATTTAAAAATTTTTTATTAGAACGATCTAAAAATAGTAAAAGTTTTTGTAATATATTATTTTGGGAATTAACTCAATCAACAAAAGATTTAGAATATGAATTATTATATAAAAATATAAGAAAAATTTTAGTAAGTAGTTTAGATGAAGAAACTTATAATTTATTTTTAAATGGATATGATTTCACAAATAATATATTAGAAATAATAAGGGGTTCTGAAAATATAAAAGAAGATATAAGTAAGCATTTAGAAAATAATAAATATTCCAAAAAAGGAGAATTTTGTTTACCATTAGATATAAATAAAAAGATTATTGGAATTCAAACTAATAAAATAAAAATAATAGATTCTAAAACAAAGCCAATAATATTACCTTGTATTTATAATGAAGAAGGAAAAACACAAACATTTAATATTATGATAAAAAAAGAAGATATTAGAAAAGAATATATAATAATGAATATAATTAAGTTAATGGATTATTTTCTAAAAAAAGACGAAGATTTAGATTTAAATATAACTACATATAATATATTACCAATAGGAAATGAATATGGATATGTAGAATTTGTAAATAATTCATTTACATTATATAGAATTAAGGAAGAATATAGTTTCAGTATACAAAATTTTATAATGGAACAAAATCCACAAATTACAGCAGAAGAATTAAGAGAAAATTTTACCAAAAGTTGTGCAGCATATTGTGTAATATCTTATTTATTAGGAATAGGAGATAGACATTTAGATAATATAATGATAACAAATAAAGCTCATATATTTAATATAGATTTTGGGTATATACTGGGAAAAGACCCAAAATTATTAGCACCAGAATTTAGAATAACATCAGAAATGATAGATGCAATGGGAGGAATTCATAGTAAATATTATGGTGATTTTAAAGATTATTGTGCGAAATCTTATAATTGTTTAAGAAGACATACTTCAATAATATATGTTCAACTATCTTTATTATATACATTAAATCCTAAAATTACAAATAATTCATTTAGTAATGAGTATGTGAAAACACAAATAATAGAAAGATTTATGCCATGGGAAAGTTATGAGGATGCAGAATTTCAATTTAGATATAAGATAGATGCAAATTCAAATTGTTATGCGGGAAATATAATAGATTATTTTCATAAAAAATGTAAAAATTCTAATTCTTTATCGAATTCCCATAGTGATAATTCTGATACTATATATGAATCAGCATTACAAGCTTGGGATGCTACATCAATATTAACTTATAATATAGGAAGTAATTTAAAAAGTCTAATTTGGAAAAAAAAATAAATCATTTAAAGATATATTTAAAATGATTTTAGAATATGATCAATAATGTTTACAAACCAAGTGATAAATTAAATATAATATATAATATAAGTATAAATTTTTTTGCAATATATGGAGTATATTCATTTTCTAAAAATATAATTTTTAATTATAAAATGTTATTAAGCACAAAAAAAAATTCATGTATTTGTATTAATTAAATGTAGTAGAAATAAAGAATATAATAAATTGGATTTATTATAATTTTTATTATAATTGAATTAATTGAATATGAATGATAATTTTAATAATTTATATATATTAAAAAATAATTTTAAATGTTTTGAATTTGATTTTTTTCACTATTATTATTATTTTTAATATTTTCATTTATTCTAATTTTTTTTTTTTCTTTAGCTATGATATTCCAATCGTAAATATCATCTAATATAATATTATTTTTTTTTGATAAATCGATAAATAAATTTTTAAGATAAGTATAGTCAGGATTTTCTTTAAATCGTAGTAATCTGGAATATTTCATATATTTGAAAAATTCTTCAGGAAGATTTTCACATAATGTTTCTAAAGATGTATTTCTTTTAATATTGAAAATATTTTTTGATCTTTTGCTTTTAGTAGATCCCTTTTGTCCTTGCCAAGGAAGATTACCATTTAAAAAATAAATTAACATATAACCAATTGATTCTAAATCATCTCTTCTACTTTGTTCGATGCCTTTATGATTTCTAATACTAGAATATCTGAATGAACCTGTAAAATTACGTCCTTTTTTATATTCAATATGGTTATCATTATTAATACAAAATTTTTTAGACAAACCAAAATCAATTATATAAATAATATTTTTGTTTTTAGCAGTTCCAATTAAAAAATTATCAGGTTTAATATCTCTATGAATGATATTATTTTTATGAACAAATTCGATTCTATTCAAAATTTGTAATGCTATCATAATAACAGTTTTAATATTAAATTTACGTTTACAAAAATCAAATAAATCATCTAAATTTGGACCTAAATAATCCATAATTAATACATATTTATCATATATTTTACCAAACCATTTAATTTTAGGAACACCTTTATCATTTAATAATTCATTGTATAATTTCATTTCTAATTCTAATCTACATATATTTGAATTATTTTCAATTTTAATAGCGACAAGTTCGTTATCATCTTTACAAATTGCTTTATATACTTGTCCAAATGAACCATTTCCTATTTTTTTAATTATATTATAATTTTTACTAAGTTCTTTAAGCACATCCATAAGATTAATTTATACGTCGATTTAATTTTTAAATAAAAATACGTGGCTATATGTTAATAATACTTAAATATACTTAAATATATTTATTCAGAATCAGATAGAAATTGATAGTTTTCAAAATTATCAATTTTTTTTTTTATTTTTTTTATTCTTTTTTTTGGAATTAATTCATTATATCCATTTTTTCTATATTTTAAAACTAGATTCCAAAAATTTTCTATAATTTTGAAATTATTATTCCACCAATCATAATTTCGATATACTCTAAAGCAAGAATATTGTATTAATTTCCAAGGAATTATTCTAGAAAATTGTTTATTTTTATCTTGACTTAATTCATATTTTATTTTTGATATCCATATATATGTATCTTCTAAAGACATTTTTATATTTTTGGGATAAATCCAAGATATTTTTTTCCAAGGATCTAATTCATTTTTGTTTACATATTCTATAATAATACCTTTTTCTAAATTATTATTAAAATCTTGTTTATATTCATGCCAAGATTTATATTCTTCTATTTTACATTCAAGAAAATCACATTTATTTAAATTGCAAACATTAAGTTGGTGTTGTATTTGATACCAATAATATATAGGGGGTATTCCATAAATTTTTCTTACAAGAGGAACTTTTATTTCTAGCATAATACCTTTATCAGATATACCATCTGGTGAGGCTCTTATCCACTTATATTTTTCATGTTCGATTGAACCAAATTCATATAATTTTACTTTATTTCTATTGCAATATATTTTCTGAGCAATTTCTTCATATTTTATACCATGTAAACAGTGAATATTAATATTATTATTAGTAATAGTTTCATATCCGGATTTTTTTAATAAATATTTATTATATGAACAAAAAGGATTTTTATTAAAAACACTGGCTAATTCACTTGCTCCTATAGAATTTTTACGTTGTTGATGCCATAAATCACTTTTTTGAGATGATTGAGGTTTTTTTAGTAAAATTTTAACTCTTAATTTATTATTTGAATTATTATAATAATCATTAAATTTAAAATTATTATTTAAATATGGAAATTCTTTACAAATTATTTGTTCTAAAATTTCAGGATATATATATTTATTTATAGTATCTTTATTGTATACTTCTTGTAAAATTTCGAATACATAAATTCCTATCTCATCAACATATATTTTTATTTTAGAATTAATTTTATAATATTTAATTAAATCATTTACACATAATTTAATATCATCTATATAATTATTCATTTTAGTTTTTTTTAAACAATTTTATACTAAATGAATAAGATTTAGTTAACTTTATGTAGTATCTAATTAAGTGTAAGTAATTTATTTAAAAATTTGATAAGTATTTATATTTAAAGGGATAAAAAATACTTTTATAATATGAAACTAGAATTTAAAAATGATATTGACAAAATATTACTAGAAATAAATTCACTAAATAATAATTCAGATAATAATCTAAATGAAATATCTGATGATATAAAAAAAAAAAAGGTAATAACTGGAAATACATATGCATTAGAACAATTTAATAGGAAACAGAATTATTTAACATATAAAAGATGTATAAAAAAAAATTCAGATAGTTTTAATACAAAAAAAGATTATAATATAATAGAATGTAATGATATGTTAGAAAGTTTAATTGAAGAAAATGACTATAAAAAACCTTGGAATAAATTAGATAAATATCAGAAAAAAAAAAAAATAACAGAATATGTAGATAATTTAATAGAAAATAATAAATTAAAAAAAAATTTAAAACATAAATTAATAGAAGATATAAATGAAAATGTTTTTACTAATAAAAAATTTAAAATAGATTATGATAAGGAAAATAAAAATATAATTTTAATAAATTTATTAAAAATTATAGATGATAAAACATATAAAATATCTTCTTAAAATAATTAAAATGATTTAAGAACAATTATTTATATATTAATTTATAATGGGAGGGTCTGAAAGTAAAACAAGTTTTTGTGGAAATTCAAATTTTATATTTAATAAAAAATATAATTTAATACCATCATTTCCTTTAAAAGAATATAATAAAGTTAATATTAATAATGTTTCAAAATATTTAAATTACAATTATGATAAAGAAAAACAATACATAGATTTAAGAAGTATTTGTCCACCAGTTTTAGATATAAAGGATATACCTTTACATCCTATTGCATCTGTATGTTCAATATTAAACTATCAATTAAACAAAAATAAATTACCATTGTTTCCACCGTCAATATTATTTATTTATCATAATTGTTTATTTTATCCAGACATTAATTCTTTATTATCTTTTGAAATTATATTTAAATCTATAGAAAAATTTGGATTTTGTTCTGAAATAGATTATGAATATACTATAGAAAATCTTAATAATAGACCTTCTAATAATATTTATAAGATGGCAGAATCATTTAAATTTATGGAAGTATTTAGAATTGATAATAATTTAGATTTATTAAAACAATATTTACAAGATGAAAAACCTTTATTAATTAGTTTAGTTTTATATTACGATTTAAATAATATAATTGATAAAATGTGGGTACCTGATTTAAATTGTGATACAAAAATAGGTTCTATAAGTGGAATTATAGTTGGATACTCTGATAATAGAGAGTCTTTTATAGTAAAAATGGCATATGGAAAGACTTTTGGTGTATCTGGATATATAACGATTCCCTATAAATATATTTTAGACATAGAATTAGTTCCTGAAATATACTATATAGATTTAAAAAAAAATAGAATTGAAGGATCTATTAATCAAAATCGTGAAGTTCTTTCATTAGAAAATAAAATAAAAAATGAAAAAAATACATATGATAATAGAGCAGATTTAAATGTTTTTTTTACTTAAATAAGATTTTAGCTATGACTAATTAAATTTAAATATAAATAAATTTGATTTAAAGTAAAATATTTAAAGAGTATTTTTAATCAAATTAAAATGAGCATAGAAGAAAATTTATGGAATATTTTTAAGAATATTAAAATAGATATAGATAATAAAAATGATTATTTAGAAAATAAAAATTTACTTGAACAAGAACAATTAGATAGTTCCATAAGTTCTGATTTTTGTAAATATTGTAAAACAAATACTTTATTATATGATGCAGGATGTTATTTTTGTGGTTTATGTGGCGTATATCAACAAAAGAGATTAACAGAAGATGCTGAATATAGATATTATGGAGATGCAGATAATAAGGGTTCTAATCCTGAAAGAGTAGGTATGCCTACTAATGCATTATTACCGGAATCTTCATTGGGTTCTTTGATTGGATATAGAACATATGATAGTAATAATTTTAAAAAAATGGTTCAATATAATTCTTGGAATGCAATGCCATATAAAGAAAGAAGTCAATGGAAAGTTTTTAATAAAATATCAAATAAAGCTAAATCTGGAGGTCTTCCTACTATTATTATAGAAGATGCAAAAACTTTTTATAAAATCATAAGTGAGACTAGTATTTCAAGAGGATCAAATCGTGAAGGATTAATAGCTGCTTGTATATATATGGCTTGTAAAAAAGAAAAAGTGCCACGTTCAGCAAAAGAAATAGCAGATATGTTTGATATTGCTTTACAAGATATGACAAAAGGATGTAAAAGATTTAAAGAAATATGGAGACTAAGTTTAGAAATAAATAATAAAATAAAATTACGAACAACAAATCCATTAGATTATATAGATAGATTTTGTTCTAATTTACAATTATCTACTGATCTAAAATATATATCTGAATTTGTAGCTGTGAAGGCAATAGGTTCATTTAATAATTTAGTAGAAGATAATACCGCTCCTTCTGTTGCAGCTGGATCTATATTTTTGGTTGCATCATTATGTAATCAAAATATTACTAAAAAACAAGTATCTATTGCTTGTAAAATATCGGAAGTTACTATATCAAAATGTTATAAAAAATTAAACAAACATAAACTAATTTTATTTCCGAAAAGTGTTATTGTTAAATATGATATAATTTAATTAAGTAGTTTTTTCATATTTATAATATTAAATGAAATAATTACTTTTGTTTAAATATTTAGTAATAATTTTTAATTTGAATTATTTACAACTACTCTTGACAATAATCCATTTATTTGCATAAAAGTATACCAATCTTTTTCTAGAGTAAATAAAGGTTTTAAAAATTTATCAGATTTCCATTGTTTTTTATTTTCTGGATTTTGAAGATTTTTATCTTTAATATATCTCGATACTGCTTTCATCATTATTTGTCGGGTATATGATGTTCCATGTTCAATTCCTTCACCTAGTTCTCCACCATGTTGTTTCATAAATTTTTGCATATCATCGGTAACCAATTGAGGTCTCTGTTTTACGTGTCGTTTAGGTTTAGTTTTGACTAGTTTTTTTTGTTCTCTTTCCATTTCTTTTGCTAATCTTCGTAATGTAAGATTCCATGTTTTATACATGGTATGAAGTTGTGCAGAATCATCTAACAAACTTTGTAGAAGAACTTTAACCTCTGATTCGTCTGAATGTTCATCATCTTCTGATTTTATTTTGTGAATATCTTGTGTGTTCATTTCTATAGCTTTTATAGTTAATATATTTTTAAGTAATTTTTTATTAGTAGGTTAATTAATATTTTTTTTAAATCATTATAATATAATTTAATAAATATTAGTTAGTTTATTCTATTTTTAATATTAATTTTATCCTTAAAAAATTAATTTATTATTTTTTTATAAAAATAATATAAAGACAAATATCTTTATTTATATTATTTATGGATTCGAAATTTAAAGAAAAAAAAGATAATACTAAAAATCAAATTACATTTAATTCAACTGAAAATATTTTAACAAATTTAAAAATATTATCAAGTATTAAACCCAATGAAAAATTAACTAAAACTAATAATATTTTAGTAATAGATCCTCCTACTTATATTCAAGGAGCATATAGATGGTGGAATTCTGATTCAAGGTCTGATTCTATGAATGAAATAGAAAATATAATTGAAACTTCTTTTTCACTTATAGATGAGATTTATACAAATGAATTAGAAGGAAATACTACAAATAATAATGATAATTATTATTCTAAAAGAATTATGCCACAAACATTTTTTCAAAATGAAAATTCTGCTCGATTACAAACATTTTCAATAGAATTAACTAATTCTATTAAAGGATTACAAAATTTAAAACTTACATATGGAAGTGATATTTCTGTTTGTTCTAAAATTGATGTTTTAATTGATAAAATTAATATAAGAATAAATAAAATTACTAAATTATTGACAATTAGTCAAGAACATACTATGAATACATTACCTTCTCAAAAAAAATAAAAAATATTATTAATAAAATATTATTTTTTATTTTGATATAATTTTGTCCAAATTTGGATTTATAAAATATTATTATTATAGTTAATAATTTAATCTACTTCTTCTATTACTGGTTCACTTGGTATTTCACCTGGCATTTCACCAGACATTCCACCTGGCATTTCACCAGGCATTCCACCTGGCATTTCACCTGGCATTCCACCAGGCATTCCGCCAGGCATTCCACCAGGCATTCCATCCGGCATTCCACCAGGCATTCCACCTTCTTGTCCTTGATATAATTTAGCCATAATTGGAGAAACTAATGATTGAAATTCTTTTTCTTTATTTTCAATTTCTTCTGTAGAAACATTATCATTTTTATCTAACCATGATAAGCAATCAGATATCGAAGATTCTAATTTTTTTAAATCTTCTTCTGATAGTTTTTCTTTAATATCTTTTTGTTCAATTGAACTTTTTGTTTGAAAAGCATAATTTTCTAAACGATTTCTTGCTTCGATTCTTAATTTTTCTTTTTCATCCTCTGCTTTATATTTTTCAGCTTCTGCAACCATTTTTTCAATATCATTTTTATTAAGTCTACCTTTATCATTTTGAATTGTAATAGACTCAACCTTACCTGATGCTTTATCAGACGCTGATACATTTAATATACCATTTGCATCTACATCAAAAGTGACTTCAATTTGTGGAACACCTCTTGGAGCAGGTGGAATACCCGATAATTGAAAATTACCTAATAAATTATTATCTTTACTCATTGTTCTTTCTCCTTCAAAAACTTGTATATTTACACCTGGTTGATTATCAGAATATGTTGAAAATGTATCAGTTTTTTTTGTAGGAATAGTTGTATTTCTAGGAATTAGTTTTGTCATTACTCCTCCAGCAGTTTCAATACCTAAAGATAAAGGTGCTACATCTAATAAAAGTATATCTCCTAATTTATCATCTTGTTCTCCAGATAAAACAGCTGCTTGAATAGCTGCTCCATATGCAACCGCTTCATCAGGATTTATTCCTTTACATAGTTCTTTTCCATTAAAAAATCCAGAAATAAGTTCTTGAATTTTTGGAATTCTTGTAGAACCTCCAACTAATACTACTTCATGAACATCAGATTTAGACATTTTTGAATCCCTTAAAACTTTTTCAACAGGTTCTAAGCATTTTCGAAACATTGAACCACATAAATCTTCAAATCTTGCGCGTGTTATATTTGTATTAAAATCTATACCATTAAATAAAGAATCTATTTCTATAGTTGTTTTGGCCGATGAAGATAAAGTGCGTTTTGCTCTTTCTGCGGCTGTTTTAAGTCGTCTTATTGCTCTTGCATTTCCAATAATATCACATTTATGTTTTCTTTTAAATTCTTCAATAAAGTGTTGAACTAAATTATTATCAAAATCTTCTCCACCAAGATGTGTATCACCAGCCGTTGCTTTGACTTCAAATATACCTTCATCAATCGTTAATAAAGATACATCAAATGTTCCACCACCTAAATCAAATATAAGAATATTTTGTTCTCCATTTATTTTTTTATCTAAACCATAAGCTAATGCCGCTGCAGTAGGTTCATTAATTATTCTTAAACAATTTAAACCTGCTATAATAGCTGCATCTTTTGTTGCTTGACGTTGAGAATCATTAAAATATGCAGGAACAGTCACAACAGCATCTTTAGCTTCATATCCCAAAAAATTACTTGCTATTTCTTTCATTTTTCCTAGAATCATTGCTGAAATTTCTTCAGGATGAAATGTTTTTGCTTCATTATTAGATTCTACTTCTATTGTAATTTTTTTGTCGGTTCCTTCTTTGATCTTAAAAGGTAATAATTTAATATCTCTTGATACTGTTTCATCATCATACTTTTTTCCTATAAATCTTTTAGCATCACATACAGTATTTATTGGATTATTATTTACTTGATTTTTTGCCGCATCTCCTATTAAACGTTCTCCACTTTCAGTAAAAGCAACATATGATGGTGTTGTTCTATTACCTTGGTCATTTGCTATTATCTCAGCCGTTCCATGTTTCCAGACAGATACACAACTATATGTTGTTCCTAAATCAATCCCTATTGCTGTATTTTTACCCATAATATATTCAAATTAACATAAATTTATTTTTAAATAAAAATAAAAAATTTAATATTTTTGAACATACTTAAAGAAAAAAACCATCTGGCATATCAATTTTTTTTTTAAAATTATCCCATTCTTTTTTATCATCCAGTGTTGCTTTACTTGAAAATTTATTTAAATACTCTGGTGTGCCTTTAATCACCTCTGTTCCACTTAATTTAATTTTAAAACCTTTAGGACAACATTTAATACTATCTTTTATATTTTTTTTTTTATTTTTATCTTTGTTAAATATCTTTTGATTATCTTTAGATTTTTTTAAACGTAAATCTACATATCCTTTAGGACAAATAGGATTTATTCCATTAATTATCTTACATTTATCTTTCAAAAAATCTTCTTTTAAATCATCTATATCTATTATGGTTTTTTGATCATTAGAATTTTTTATACTGTATCCAGCATTTTTTCGCATTTTATTTATTATTTCACTTTCTAGTGTTCTTATATTGTTTCTTAATTTTTTTTTTATTTCTCGATTTGTTTCTTTTTGATTAGATGTTTTATTTTCATCAATATCTATTCTCTTATCCAGATTAATATATTTTTTTATTCTATTTAAATCTTCTTCTATTTTCAATATTTTACTTAATATTTTTTTTTTTTTTAATAAATTATTATTGTTTATAAAATATTCTGTCTTATGTTTTTGTAATAAATATATAAGTATTAATATCAAAAATATCAATATTAATAATAAATATTTAATATATATTATCATACATTATTTCTACAAAATAATTTAAAAATACAGCTTTAAAATTTTAAAAATGTATTAACCCAATAACAATTATCCTATTTTTTTACTTTTATATAAATCTTACACTAAAAATTAACATATCATATATCTATTATTTTACAAAGATTTTAGAATAAGAAAACATTTAAATCTATTCATGTTAAAATGGGTTTTCTCTATGTATTTCTCTGAAAAAAATATAAAATCTTAAAAATATTAATAATAATACTAATGTTATCGTTAATGTTAATAATAATTTTATATTACTTTTTATAGAAATTATAAATAAAAACAATAATATTACTACAATTATTATCGCTATAATTGATGAATTTTTTGCTTTTAATCTATTTTCAAAATCTTTTTTAGTTGATAAAATTGGTGTATTTATTTTTGTATTGTTAAACTCTAATTTCATTATTATAATACATATAAATATTTTTAAATTTAAAAATAAATATACAATATTAAACAATTAAATTATATAATCTTTGTATTACTTTATCTATTCTTACATAAATCAAAATATTTACTATATATCATTATTTGTATGTCTAATATTAATCTAAATATTTAACTTCATTAATTTTTTTTATTGTATTAGACAACCATTCAAGTCTATCCAAACAATATGATAGCACATTTATAGATATATCTACAAATTCATTATCATCTGATATACTATTTAATTTTTTTTTTAATTCTGAAATTTTTATATCAAATTCTTTACTATCATGTTTTTGTAATTCATCTAATAATGTCGTGCATATACTTAAAATATCATTTTCTTGAATTTTACTATTTTTTATTAAATCTTTTATGAAATTCACATTTAAATATTTATTTAAATTTTTTTTTTTATTATTATAAATAATTTCTAAATATTTATTAATATCAATTATTACTGATTCTATTTGTATATAAATTTTTGGATCATTTTTTAAATCATTATATATATTTTTCCAATATATATTTATTAAATCTTTTTTTACAATATTATATAAACTATTGTCATATAACTTTTCAATATATTTATAATTTTTTATAGTATTTTCAACTTCTGATTTTTCTATTAAATTTTCTAATGAATTTTTAACTATTAATTTAGTATTCTCTAAATTATTAATAAAATCTTTATTATTAATTTCATCTTCTTTCAACTTTTTTATATCCTTTTCATAACTATAATAAATTTCACAATATATTTCTATCTGTGAATTTAAGTCTTTAGTTTTCCAATTATCAAAAATTAGTCTATAAGTATTTATTTTTTTAATTAATGTTTCTAAACTTATTATAGATTCATTTTTATTTAAGTTATCTAAATAATTCACTAATTCTTTACTTTTTTCAAATAATATTATCTCTTTATCTTCTAATTTAGATGATAAAACATCTACAGTAAAATATCTTATTAAATAGCTAGATAATATTAATTTACAATTTATCTTATTATTATTTAAATTTGTAAATTGTTTTAATGAATTTATTAATTTGGAAATAGTTGTTAACACATAATTATTTATCATTATTTTATTGGTAATTATCTCAAATGAATTATTTTTAAAAGTTTTTGATAAATTCAGACTTATAAATTTATTTATATTATTTTTTATTATTGGTAATAATGATATTTTTTCTAACTCAGTCATTATCTGATAAAATAATTTTAAATTAAATTTTATAAAAATAAACGTATATAATATCTTCTTAAACTTTTATAACATTTAACGCTTTTATAAAAAAATTTAATCGATTATCTAATATTTCAATATGATTTTTTAAATTAATAAGTTGATTAGAACAATTAAGATATCTCCAAGTTGAAAAATATAAATTTTTATGATTTTTTATTTTTAAATTAATTATTTTAACATCTTCACGTATATCTATAATTATATCATATAATCCTTCTATACAACGATTAATCATAACATTTTCACTTTTAATTTCTGATAGTAATAATTCTACATTCTTTATCTTATGTTTAATATCTAATTTATTTAATACTGTATCTATATCATTATCATAATAAATTATTGATGATAACGAACTATATATGCTATTAGATGCATCTGATATGGCTTGACTTAATAATTGTCTCCCTATTATAATTGATATTATATTTGAAGATATACCTATTAAATTCATAGTATATAACATATTTTTTTTTTTTTTTTTTTATTATTAAATCAAATTATTATATAATATTATTTTATAATATGTCAGTAACTAGTAATGATCTTTCTATACTTAGAACTAAATTTTCTAATCAAAGAACTTACTTAGCTTATATGAGAACAGGCTTTACAATTGCTGGAATTGCCGGATCATTTAAAAAATATTGGATTGCTGTATTTGGATTAACAATGATAATTGGAAGTTCATTACAATATTATTTAGTAAATAAAAAACTTAATCAAAAAACCAAACCGTCTAATGAGATATTTGATTATATACCATTTATATATGTTTTATTATCTTTTGGTGCATTATATTTACAAATGCAAAAATAAAACATAATACACTATTTAATACTATCAAATAATTTTATATTATATTTAACAATATATATTTTTTTATAAAATATTTGTATATTTTATAAATATAAATGTATAATAACATTTACAATCCGTTAACAAATAAACCAGTAAATATTAATTCTAAAGTGGGCTTATCTATACTTAACAATTATTTTAGCTATTTTAATGATTGGAATCAATATGTATATGGTGGATCTAATTCACCTATAAATTCAAAAGATACGAGTAAAGATATGAGTGAAGATACGAGTGAAGATGGCAGTGTAAAAGATATGAGTAAAGATGGCAGTGTAAAAGATATGAGTCAAGATGACAGTGAACCTGGCAGTGAACCTGGCAGTGAACCTGGCAGTGAATCTGACAGTGAATCTGGCAGTGAATCTGGCAGTGAATCTGGCAGTGAATCTAGATCTAGATCTCGCAATCGTAGCACTGAAAAGTATATAGAATTATTCAGTAAATGTAAACGAGATAAGAAATTATCTGTTGAAAGTAAATATGAACAAGATTTTTGGGAGTCAGAGCTAGCCCCCGCTGATACTGAGGAGGGGGGTAGTGCCTCTACATTATCATTTGAAGTTTTTCAAGATTTTTGGTACAATCCTTGGAAGGCCCCATTACCGTATTCTAGGAGAGTATTAAAAAGAGATAGTCGTAGAATATCATCAGAAGGAATGACATCAGGATGTTATTTAGCAACACAAATATTAGTTATTAGATTTACTATTAATAAAATAATGACACAATTAATAAATCATTCAATGAGTGATGAAGAAAATAAGGTAATTGAGGCTTATAAATTAAGATGGGGTGATTTATTTTTCTCATTATTTTTTGAATTTTTACATAGAGTTGATAAAAATGATTTGAATTTTCAAAATTTATATGCTCCAATTCTTAAAGAATTTAAAATAGAGGATTTTAATAAAAAAACTAAATGGGGAAAATTTGAGTGGATTTTACATCAAATGAAAGTAGAAGATGAAGAATGTCAGAAAATTAGATATTTGATATGGAAAATTTATCAAGGTTTTACTGGACAAGAACCGAATCATTTGACAATAAAAATTGATAATTATAATATTGATGATATAATAAAACAAAGTGATAAATTACCTATAGTTTTTTATATAAAAAATAGAAATGAACCTGATCATTGGTTTTTAATGCATGAAAGTCAGCTATTTACAACATATGGTATGTTTGCATATGTAGATGAAACAAAGGTTGTAAAAGGGTCGGATGTAGAAGATCCTAAGAATGAAGGAAATATATCGTCTCCTCTAAAAACTTTTAAAATGACTGATGAATCGATACTCTTAAAATTTAAAAGATTATTAACATTATTAGAAGCAGATCAAGTATACCAGAATTCTAGTGAATATATAGATTTATACAAATATTTCTTTTTAGGAATAACTTTAAAAGTAGATGAATTTGAAAATGTTACAGAAATTTCGCAGGCTAAAAGTTCTCATCATACTATTAGTAAAGAAAGAATCAAACGTAGAATAGATGAGGAAGCCATATATTCATCAGATAATAGACGTAACATAAATATAGTAGCATTGCAGTATAATGATGAACATATGTCAAAACATATATTTTATATTTTCAATCTTATAATAAAATATCATTATACAGAAATTAATAAGTTTCGATCACTAAAACTAATTAAAGAAATAACGGGGGGGTAATCTCCTGGATCAATTAGAGAAATTACCTGAAATAGATTTTAAATATTTATACTAAATAATTATTTTTTGATTAAGTTTTGATTATTATAAATATTTATAGACAATTTATAAATATATTGTAATATAACATTATCTATATTTAATATGAAAGAAATTATAGATAATGATACAGTAAAAATTATTGAATTATTAAAAATTAAATGTGAAGATAGTGAATATGGAAATAATAAATTAAATTACATACTAAGTATACTTAGAAAATTAGATCTTATAAATCCAATACATGATTATGATAATAGTATTATTCCTTATAATATTAATGATATAAAAATACCTATAAGCTCATTAAGGTATATAACAGAATATAGACAATTATCTCTAATTGGGTATGGTGGTTTTGGAAAAGTATATACAGCTCAAAATATGCTAGATAATAATACTTATGCAATAAAAAAGATAATTATATCAAGTAAAAATTTAAAAGAAATAAAATATGTATTAAAAGAAATTCATATTTTATCTAAATTATATCATAAAAATATAGTAAGGTATTATAATTCTTGGATAGAACCTATTTTTGATGATTTAGATCTAGATCAATCTTCCATTTCAGATAATTCAATAAGCAATGAGATAGAAAATATTAATATTACTCCCGATTTTTCTTTTTATATTCAAATGGAACTATGTAATAACGGTAATTTAGGAGATTGGTTAATAAATAGAGAAATTATTGATAAAAATTTAAATATTAATATATGTCATCAAATTATTAATGGATTAGAATACTTACATAATACGAATATTATACATAGAGATTTAAAACCTAGTAATATATTTTTATGTAATACTACAGTTAAAATAGGAGATTTTGGTTTAGCAACTTTAGACAATGCCCTAGATACATTAGAATCAATAGGATCTGAATTATATAAAGATAAATATGAAACTAAAAATTTAGGAACATTAGATATATATAGTTTTGGTATAATTTTATTTGAATTATTTTATATATTTAAAACTCAATCAGAAAGATATAAAATATTAACAGATATTCACAATCAACATATTTTTAATAATATTGAAATAGATAATATAATTCATAAATGTATCAATAAAATAATTAGTAACAGATATAATATTAAAGGTTTAAAACAAATATTTAATAATCTAAAAGAATTCAATAATGGAAAATTTAATATATACTAAAATAAATTTTAACATCTCTTAAATGGTTTTAATAAAAATATTACAATACTAGCTATAAAAATTCCTTTATAAAAAGTAATTTTTCTTTTATAAGCTGAATTGTTTTTTATTTCTACTAAGTGAGGATATTTATTAACAGCATTTTTAAAAGGACTTCCATAATTAATAGTAACTATTAAGTAATAAATAGAAGCCAAAATATATAATAATGCTAAATATCCTAACAAAATGGGTATTTTACAAAATTGCATATATATTACATATATAAATAATAATTTGATTAAATAATAAATATTTTTTAATTAAATTAAATGACTAATATACAAAGTATTTTATCTAATAATAAAAATTTTGTAAGTATACCATTAGTAGGAAATAAATATTGTAAAAAAAAACCTACAAATAATGATAAAAATATAAAAATAGTAAAAGAAATAGATAATATTTATGACCCAAAAGCATTAAAAATAGTTTCTGAAAGAGATAATATTCAATATGATTTAGGCTATATAATTAAAGATAAAATTGATTTTGTAAATTTAAATCTAGATAAATTAGAATTTTATATATTTATAAAAAAAAAAAATTTAACAAATAATAAAGAATATTATTATTTAATTTTCAAAATTCTACAATAATTAATTTTTAGTGAATATTATTATTATTCTATTATTATATATATGAAATTATATTTAATATTATGTTTAATATTAGTTTTAATATATTTTTATTATATAAAAAATTTAAATAAAGAGTATTTTAATAATAATGATGTTACATATATATTTTGGACAGGAGGTTATGATTCAACATTTAGACTTTGTGAATTATTAATAATAAAAAAAAGAATAGTTCAACCTATATATGTAAGTTATAATTTAGATAGTGAAAGAAATAGTGATATGTGGGTTAGAAAAAATAAAAAAAATGAAATAGAAACAATGAACAATATTAAAAAGATATTAAATATTAGATTTCCATATGTTAAAAGTTTATTAAGACCTATTCAATTTATAGAAAACAATTTTATTGATAATAATTATGACTCAAATATACATAAATTAAATTTATGGCCAAATAAGAGAAAAATACACCAATATATTAATTTAGGAAAAATAACTTATCATATGAAAGTTCCTATAGAATTAGGTGTATTAGGAATAGATTTAGATAGTAATTTTATAAAATTTATAAATAAACATATAGATAGAGATACTAATAAATTAATAGTAGATAAGAATCATCCATTATATTATTTTGAATTTCCATTATTTAATAAAACAAAAAAAGATTTATGCCGAATAGCTAAATATCATAATTTTGATGATATTATTAGAAAATCGTGGAGTTGTTGGTTTCCACAAAATAACAAACCATGTAAAAAATGTCCTATGTGTCGTCATCGATTTAATTGTTAAATTTATTTTATTATTAAAGGATAGTATTTATAAATACCTTTATTAAATTTAGAAATAATTTTAATATATTCAGAACTACTAATAAATTTAATATGATTATTATCCATTGTTTCATAATTAATTAATTTATTAGATAAATTATATATATTAAAATTATAATTATATGTATTATCAAATTCAATATATATATTAGGCTTAATTTTATAATAATTTATAATTTCTCCATTCTCAAAAAATTCCAAATTAACATAAAATTTTTTCTCTTCAATAATTTTATTTAAACCTTTTATTTGTAAATCAATTGGAGATTTTTGAATAGGATGAATGTCATAAGTACGTATATATTTTGGATGATAAAGATATTTTGTATGATTATCTTTATATTTATTTTTATATTGTTTTCTAATATCTGCTCCTAATTGTTTAATATTTGTTCCTGTAAAATAAGAACTTGTAAGTGAATTTATTCTATATCGTGCGTAATATAAATTTTCATCTAAATTTAGAACTGTAAAATATTTATTTATTCTATAATAATATTCTGAATCACAATCAAATCTTGCATTATCAAAATACCCTATTTTATTAAACACATTCCTTGAAAAAATTAAAGAACTATCACATGCTTCTTTTTTATAGATAATATTTTTAGGACCATAATAATAACCTCTTACTATATTACATGTGCATGCTTCAATTTTATTTTTAATACAAAATTCAATTTGATTTTTTAATTTATCAACATGATAAATGTCATCTGAATCTAATTTAGTAATAAAATCACCAACGGATACAGTTAATCCTTCATTTAAACTATAATAAGTTCCATAATTCATATCATTATATATAATTTTAATTTTATTATTATCATTATATTTTTTTAAAAGTTCAATTGTATTATCCTTACTATTATCATCAATTATAATAATTTCCCAATTAGTATAAGTCTGATTAATAATAGATTCTATGGCTTTATCAATATATAATTCGGAATTGTAGGTAGTAATTAATATTGTCACGTTTGCGTCATTTAATTTATTCATATAGTGTATATATTCAAGATATATAAAAGAAATTAAACTAATATAAAACATTAATTAATGTAATTATTTTTTATATTTTCATCTAATTTAATATATTCATTATTATATTTACTAATATCGTTTGAATTAAATTCTGATTTAATTATATTTAAAGACAAATCAGTATTCAAAGAATAATTATTTAAATTTTCTAGAGACTCATTATTTAATGATGAAACACTAGAAATATTACTATTTAAATTATATTGAATCTTAGGATTTATTAATAATCTTTGTTTCCAAAGTTTATTATTAATTCTAGATAAATTAAAAGACGATAAGCAATTACTTTGTAATAAACTATTATTTTTACTTATATTATTAATAATTGGTCTAATTTCATTCATATTTTGTATTTCAGTTTCCTCAATTTTTTTTAAAGCTTGAGTATACATTATTCTATTTTCATTTAAAAATTTTTTGTTTTCATTAGATACAAGATTAATATTTTGAAGTAATTGTAAATAATTTTCTCTATTAATTTTTAGATAATTTTCTATATCTATTAATTTTTCTGATATTTTATCTAACTTATAAGAAATGTCAGATGTATTATTTATATAATCGTTGGAATCAAAATAATTTATTTTATTAGACATATTAATATAATATAATATTAAAAATGATAACTTAAAGAAATAAAAATAATCAATTTTAAAATGATAGATAAAATTTTTTTATTAAATTTAGAAAGACGAATTGATAAAAAAGAAAAAATGATGATTAAAATTAACAATAATAATTTTTTAAAAAATAAGATAGAATTAATAAATGCAATAGATGGTTTGTATATTGAAGAATACTTATCCAAAGATATGTTTTATCAACGGCAGGTTTCTAATAATAATAAAAAGATTAATGTAAATGTAAATAATTGGATAAATCCTTTTAGTGGTAATGCAATAACAAATGGAGAAATAGGCTGTGCTTTAAGTCATTATAAAATGTGGGAAAAAATAATAATAAATAAATATGAGAATGTATTAATACTAGAAGATGATATTGATATTAATAATAATTTTGAAAATATATTAGAAAATTATTATAAACAAATAAAAGAAAATAATATTAAATATGATTTATTTTACTTATCTAGAAAATCTTTTGAAAAAGATTTATCTAAATTATCAGAAAATATTTATACACCTGCATTATCATATTGGACATGTGCTTACATAATAACATATGATGGCGCTAATAAATTAATAAATAGTAATTATTTATCAAATTTAATACCAGTAGATGAATTTTTACCTATGTGTTATCTAAATAATACAATAGAATTAAATAAATTGAATTATAAAATAGAAAATTTTAGTGCTATTGTATGTGAACCAAATATAATTAAACCTGAACTTAATGCTTTTCAACTAAGTGATACAGAAATATCAAAACCTTATACAACAAATGATTTATGGTTAGAATATAATAATTTTAAAATACAAATTGTAACAGTAGCTACTGAAGAAGTTGATGGTTATATTAGATTTATTGAATCATGTAAAAAATATAATTTCCCTTGCGTCACATTAGGAATGAATGAGAAATGGGAAGGTTGTGATTTACGAGTAGGTTTAGGTGGTGGTCATAAAGTAGTATTATTACAAAGATATATATATAATTTAAATTATGATGATTCTGAAAATAGAATAATTTTATTTACGGATAGTTATGATGTATTAATAAACTCAAATTATAAAGAAATATTAGACAAATTTGTAAAATTAAATTGTGATATACTTTTTTCAGGCGAAATATATTGCTGGCCCGATGATAATTTAAAAAGTTCTTATCCTTTATGTGATACAGAATTTAAATATTTAAATTCAGGTGGAATTATAGGCTCTATTGATAATTTTAAAAAAATATTACAATATAATATTAAAAAAAATGAAGATGATCAATTGTATTATACACATACTTTCTTAAAAAAACGTTCTAATTTATTAATTAATATAAAAATTGATTATTATTGTGAAATATTTCAGGCTTTAAATGGAGCATTTTATTATATTGATATATTATTCGATAAATCTAGAATTATTAATAAACTTACAAAATCTAATCCTTGTTTAATACATGGAAATGGTGGAATAAGTTCAAAATTATTTTTAAATAAACTGTCTAATTATATACCATTAACATGGAGACCTACATATTTATATCAAAATACTGATTTAAAATTAAATTTTTTTAAAAAATTATTATATGAAAATTATCCAATTATACATATTATTTTTTTAAATTTAGATATAAATGAAAATAATCATCATTCTATTTTAAATCAAAAATATCCTAAAAACAGATTAAAATTATCATTAGTATATTTTTATCCTCATTTAAATAATAACGAAATTATTCATAAACTTAAAGACCTATATATTGAGGTTAATATTATAGTTTTTACTATAAACATTAATAAAGAATTTAAAAATTATTTAGAAAATACTTTTAAAATAGATAATTCCGATTATATATTTTTATTTAATAATGAACATATTATTAATAATTATAAAACATTACAAACATTAATAAAAAAAAATAAAGATATAATCTCTCCTATGTTACTTAAGAATAATAGTAATTTTAGTAATTTTTGGGGAGATATTAATGAAGATGAATATTATAAAAGATCTTTTGACTATTTTGATATAACTAATTATGAAAAAACAGGATGTTGGAATGTTCCTTATATAAATTTAACTATTTTAATAAAAAATAAAAAATTTTTAAAAATATATAAATCATTAAGTATAAATAATATAGAAGAAGATAATATAGAAGATTTTGATATATACTTTAATAGTATCTTAAGAAAAGAACAATTTCATATGTATATTTGTAATATAAATAAATATGGTTATATAAAATAAATATAATTATAAATAAATATAATTATAAATAAATATAATTATAATATAATTATAAAGTATGTATATTTATATTAATAATCCAATAACCAAAAAAAAAATAAATATTTATAGTAATTTAGGAAGATCTATAATTAAAAGTTATATAGATTATATTAATAAGCAGACACGGGGGGGCGCGCCGCGGAGCACCCGGATGGATATCGGTAAAGAGGAACAACTACTTAGAAAACTAGCCAGAAAAGAAATAATAAAAGCAAGAGATGCAAAAACTGAAAGAAAAAGGGAAGATCTGACGATAGAAATTATCAATATTTTAAAAGAAAAACAGTATAAGGATTCTGATATAAATGAAGCTATAAGAGAAGTTGGAATCAGACTCCAGAGGCCTACTAAAGAAGCCCAAGTAAAGAGAATTAAAAATTTTATTACTTTAAAAAATAAAAAATATTCTATAAATGAAATAAACGAAGCTATGAAAGAAGCTTTGAAAAGATATCCATTAATGCAAGAAGTAGAACAAATTGAAAATTATATTATACAAAAACGAATACCGGTTATTGATCCTGCTGATATCATTGATGCTGCAGATATGTTTGGTGATATGGGTAAGGATGAGGATGATCCGCCGGAGTCGCCTATAGAGGTTGATCATGAAGATATCTTTAATAATGAATCTGCGGCTGCTGCTGCAGATATGTTTGGTGATATAGGTGAGGATGGACCATATCAGCCGGAATCGCCGATAGAGGTTTTCAGTATTGACGATGTCGATGAACGAGGGTTAAGTGGAATAGAGCGCAGAGCTAATTCTGTAAATCAATTACTAGAATAAATTAAATTAAAATTGGCATAATCATTTTCCATTATTTTAATATCAGTTAATTTATCAAGTTTATAATCAATCATTTTGTTGTTTAAATTAATTGTATTTTTAATAGATTTATCAAATATATCTATATTTTCTTTTTTTTTTTCAATTTTATCCTTATCATTTAATTTAGATATAACTAAACATTCTATTAAAAATTCAATAATATCATTATTAGAATTCATTTTTAAATTAAATAATATAAATTAATAATTATAATTAAAATTTAAATTTCCTAAATATTAATTATTAAATTTGATTTAAAATTATTTAAAATATTTAATTATATAAATATGAAAATACTTGTTATAGTGGAATCTCCTGCAAAATGTAGTAAAATTCAATCATATTTAGGAAATGAATATATAGTAAAAGCTAGTTTTGGACATATAAGAAATTTAGATAAAAAGAAAGGAATGAAAGCAATTGATATAAATAATAATTTTAGTCCATCGTTTACATTAATAGATGAAAAAAAAAAATATATAAAAGATTTACAAGATAATGCAAAAAAGGCATCAGAAGTAATTATTGCTTCAGATTTAGATCGCGAGGGAGAGGCAATAGGATATCATTTATTAATTGTTCTTAAATTAGATATAAATAAAACAAAAAGAATAATATTTAATGAAATAACAAAAAAAGCATTAGAAGAAGCAATAAAGAATCCAAGAAAATTAGATATGAATTTAATCTATGCAGCTCAAGCAAGACAAATATTAGATTATATAATAGGATTTGATATTTCCCCAATTTTATGGAAACATATAAAAAATAATATATCAGTAGGTCGTTGTCAATCACCAGGATTGAAAATAATATATGACAAAGAAAAAGAAATAAAAAATTTTATAACAAATAATTATTTTAATTTAGAGGGAAGATTTAAAAGTAAATTAGATATTATCTTTGAATGTAAATCTAAAATAGAACAAAAAAATAAAGATGAAGTAATTATAAATTTAAATCTTTTTAAAGAAAAAGATACTATATTTAGAATATTTTCTATAACAAATAAAGAATCTATATCAAAAGCTTCAGCACCTTATATAACTTCTACAATACAACAAGACGCAAGTGCAAAGTTAGGAATAAATCCTAAACAAACTATGCAACATTTACAAAAATTATATGAATCGGGTAAAATAACATATATGAGAACAGATTCTAAGACATTAAGTGAAGAATGTATAAAATGTATCAAAGATTTTATATTAAATAAATATGGAAATAAATATTATAATTTAAGAAAATTTAAAGATAATTCAAAAAATGCACAAGAAGCACACGAATGTATTCGTCCTGTTGATATTAATATTGAAAATATTAAAAATTTAAACTTTTCAAGCCAAGAAGAAAAATTATATGAAATTATTTGGAAAAGAACAATAGCATGTCAAATGTCAGATATGATAACAGATGTAATGACTATTACAATTGAAAATAATAAAAATAAAATATTTTTTGAAAGTGTGCATAATAAAACAAAATTTATAGGATATGGAATAGTCTATAATATAGAAGCTATAAATCAAATAGATAATATTCTAAATAAAATAAAAGAAAATGAAGAAGTTATTTTCGAAGAAATAATAGCATCTGAAAAAGAAAGTAATGCACCTTCTCGTTATACAGAAGCATCAATAATTAAAGAATTAGAAAAAAAAGGTATAGGACGTCCTTCTACATTTTCATCAATTATAGATACTTTATTTAAAAGAGAATACATTATAAAAGAGACTAGAAAAGGAATAGATAAAGAGTTTTTAAATATTTCAATATCAAAAGAAAAGGATATTATATTAGAAAATTTAAAAACAATTAAAACAAATACTGAAAGCAATAAAATTTATATTACTGAATTAGGAGAGACTGTTTTAAAATTTATGATTGATAATTTTAATAACATATTAGAAACTAATTTTACTTCAGAAATGGAAAATGATTTAGATGAGATAGCAAAAGGAAATTACAATTGGATAGAATTAGTTGAAAAAATTTATAAATCTTTTCATCCAAAAGTTATAGAATTAAAATCACAAACATCAAAAAAGGAAAAAAATATAAATTCAATATTGGGGATAAATCCTAAAAATAATAAAAATGTTTATTGTTATATAGGAAAATATGGTCCTGTAATTCAAGAAGGAGAAATTCAAGCTAAATATATATCTATACCAAAAGAATATGATTATAAATCAATTACTTTTAACCAAATACTTCAGTTATTAGATTATCCTAAAAGTATAGGGACTATTGAAGATAAAAATGTTCTAATTTGTATAGGAAGTAATGGTTTTTATGCAAAATATAATGATAATAGTTATAGCATTAATGACCAAAATATAACTCTGGAAGATTTTACTGAAATAATCAATAAAAAAGAAAATACAATAATTAAAGAATTTGCAGATAAAAAAATATCTATACGTTCTGGAAAGTATGGATTTTATATATTAAAAATAGCAAAAAAAAATACAATAGTAAAAGTCCCTAATAAATTTATTAATAATCCTTCTGACATGACTATTAATGATTGTTATATAGAACTAAAAAAAAAATATATTAAAAATTAATGAAATTGTTAATAATATTATTATAAATACTTAAAGTTTTTAAATTATTAATTTGGCATTAGAGATGCCCACTCAAAAAATTAATTCAAGTTCAATTTTGGCAAAAACACATAAACAAGATTTATTAATGAGTTCATTACAGGAATTTTACATAGATAGTAATAATTTTAATATAATTTTAGATATTTTACAAGGTAAGTCAAAAATATCTTTAAGAATTATTGATTGGTATGTAACAAATTATTCAAAAAAAAAAAATATAAATTTTGAATTAGATATTATTAAAAATAGTTCTATAATAAAAAAACAATTTAATGTTTATATAGATTATAAGTTACAATTAAAAGGTTATTCAAAAAAACAATTTGATCCTTTTTGTAGGAGAGAAAGAATTAATTTTTACTATGATGACGAAAATTATATTATAACAACAGTAGGACAACTTAATTTTTTTAGATGGGCAATATCAAATGATGTAATAAAAAATATTGAAAAAAATATATCAAATATAGAAACTGATATGAATAATAGTTATAAAGCTATTTATAATAAAAGTCCTAAAATAGCAAGAAGAAAAAGACATGAACTATCTATATCAGCAACAAGATCAATTACCAAACATAATGTAAAAATTACTGTAGCTTTTGATTAGCAATGATTTATACTTATTTTAAGTGGAAAAATAATTTGTTAGATTGGAAACAATTTAATCTTTAAATAAAATAAATTGATTTAAAATATATAAACATTATTTTTATTATATAATAAATAATGAGTGATAAATCTTCATTAAATAGTATTTATTCTGATCCAGACAATTGTGATGATAAAGTAATGAAAATATCTCCATGGAATGAATCAAATAAATTATTAACTAAAAATGATATTTTAGATATATATAGTAAATGTGGTTTTAAAAATGTAGAAAATGTAATAAAAATTAATGATTTAGAATTATATCAAACTGCTTTTGTTCATAGTTCATATATTAATAAAAGAGATAAAGAATTTGAACTATTATCAAAAGGTGATAAAAAAATAGAAATAATAGATAAGCCGGATGGAGTATTACCTTTATTTAATAAAGATTATGAAGACATGGAATTTTTAGGAGATAGATGTTTAGATTTAGCAGTAGCATTTTATTTATATAGAATGTATCCAGATACAGATCAAGGATTTAAAACAAAAATGAAGACAAAAATAGTAAAAAAAGATAGTTTAGCAAGATTTGCAGAATTTTTAGGATTTTCAGAATTTTTAATTGTTTCAAAACATGTAGAAGAGAAAACATCTTTAGGAAGAAAAAATCCTAGAATTCTTGAAGATGTAATGGAAGCATTTATTTGTGCAATATTTCTAGACCAAAATATAAATACAGAATATTATTCGAATAAAATAAGAGAACTAGAAAGATTTAGATTAAGTGGCCCTGGATGGGAAATAGTAAATTGTTTTATAGAAAATTTATTAGAACAATGCATTGATTTTGAAAATTTAGTATTAACAGAAGAAAATCATAAAGAAATTTTATTACAATTTTATCAAAAAGAATTTAAAATAACTCCTAAATATTTAGAACTTAATATTATAGGACCACCTCATAAACGAATATTTACAATGGGTGTATTAGATAAAAATGGAGATATTGTTGGACGAGGTGTTGCTAAATCTAAAAAAGAAGCTGAACAGAAAGCTTCTCTTGATGCATTAAAATATTTTGGAGAGGAAATAGATATAGAAGATATTGATGAATTAAGTAGTTCATCAGAATAAATAAATTTGATTTTAATTAAGTTATTTTTTTAAATCAAATTTTCTAGTATTATATTATTTAATATGCCGCCAAAATTTCTTATAAATAAAAAGAAACCTAAGAAGAAATCAGATGAAGAAAGAGAAGAAAGAGAAGCTCAGGAAACAATGATTTCTACTGAAATATCAGATGAACTAGCTATAATAGCTGAAGAACAAGCTAAGATAGAAGCTCTTAAACAAGCAGAAGAAGCAGAACAAAAAGCTAAAGAAGTTAAAAGAAAAGCAGAACAAAAAGCTAACATAGAAGCTCTTAAACAAGCAGAAGAAGCAGAACAAAAAGCTAAAGAAGTTAAAAGAAAAGCAGAAGAAGCCGCCGCAGCTCCTGATGTAGCACCGAAGCCGACGAAAAGGGCATCGTTTGTCTTAAGTTCCAATTCATTCAAAAAAATAGATAAAATATTAAAAGAACTATTTGATTCTAAAATTGAAGAAATATCAGACAAAAAATTAACATTAAAAGATACAGTATTTGAAAATAGATATGAAGGTGAAATATTTTTTGAAAATAGAGCTAAATTAGAAAAGTGGATTTTATCAGATAAGAATAGTTTTCCAAAATTTATAGCAACAGAATTCAGTGAAAAAGTTTCTGATGCAAAAAGAAATAGAGAAAACACACAACATGAAATACTTAATCATCAAAAATTTGTTATTGATTTTATAAGTGATGAAACACCTTATAGAGGATTATTATTATATCATGGTTTAGGTTCGGGTAAGAGTGCAGCAAGTATAAGAATAGCAGAAGGTAATATAGGAAAAGATGTTGTAGTTTTTTTACCAAAATCATTAAAGAAAAACTATAAGGATGAAATAAAAAAATTTGGAAATATAGGTTATAGAACAGATAATCATTGGGAAAAATTAGAAATAAATTTAGAAGACCTTATTAAACAAGTGTATATTCCAAAGGAAACTAAAGAAAATTTTTTTAATAAGTTCAGAGAAATTGGAATATACAAAGAATCAACTTTATTTGATATATTAAAAACAAATAAAAATGCAATATGGTTAATAAAAAAAGGAGAATCATCAAATTTTAAAGACAAAAGCGATGACCAAAAAAAGCAAATAGAAAGACAATGTGATATAATAATAGACGAAAAATACAAATTTATACATTATAATCATGGTTCATATTTATTCACTAGTATTGTAAAAAGATTTTATAGTAATGATATACGTGATCAAATTTTAAGAGAGGCTGAATTATCTGGTTTAAGTGATAGTGAGATTAATAAAAAAATAAATAGAAATAAAATATTAAATGTAATTTTTGATGGAAAATTTGGTAATCCATTCGATAATAAATTAATTATAGTAGATGAAGTTCATAATTTAATTTCAATGATGGCCGGGGATGGATCAAATGGTACAATATTATATGAAATGCTAATGCGAGCTAGTAATTGTAAATTAGTGTTTTTATCAGGAACGCCTTGTATTAATAATCCGTTTGAATTAGGTTTATTATTTAATTTATTAAGAGGTTTAATAGAGAGTTTTACATTTAAACTTAGTTCAAATGTAAGAGAACAAGAGAATGAATTAAAAAAATTAATTATAAAAACAAAATTAGTAAATAGAATAAATATAAATAGTAATACTATAGAGGTGACAAGAATTCCTGATAATTTTATAGGCTGTATAGATGATGAAGATAAATTAATAGGTGTTAAAAAGAGTGATACAGAATCTATTAGTAATGATAAATTTATAGAAACTATAAAAAATCTTTTAAAAACACAATCATTTGATGTAAAAAATGTGGAAATTAATAATTATGCTATTTTTCCACATTGGTTAAAAAAGAAAAATGATTTTGAATTAATGAAATCAGATGATATAATAAAAATGAAAGAGGAAGCAGAGGAAAACTTTAAAAAACAATATATAAATCATAATGAAGATGGTAAAATGATTATAGAAGAAGATTTATTCAAATCAAATATAACTGGTTTAGTTTCATTTTTCAATGAAATAAGTGGAACAATAGAAGATGAGGAAGATAAGGAGAAAGTATCAAATTTTTTTCCAGAAATAATACCCAACATATCAAATGATCCAAATATAACTCCTAATAATCAAAAAGATGCTATATATTTATCAGATTATCAATTTTTCCAATATCAATATTATAGAAGAATGGAAAGAGAAAGAGATGAACAATCAAGAAAGAAAAAAGAGAAATCTACCGAGAATTTTGGTGATCAACCAGATAATAAAAAAACCACATTTTTTAGAGTTTTTACAAGACAATGTTCAAATTTTGTATTTCCTCCTGGTATTATTAGACCAAAGCCAATCAAAAAAAGAAAAATAGAAGAAATTAATAATGAAAAAAATCGAAAAATAGTTGAGAAAATGTTAGTAGACATATATTGTAATTATAATGATAATGAGGAACATGTAATATTAAATGAAAGTAGAAAAGAAGCTATTGATAGTTTTATAAAAAAATTAGAAAGACTTTCTTTAAAGGAAACCTATAAACAAATTTCTGAAAGTATATTAAGAAATATATGTCAAGAAGATATACTTGAAGAAAATGAAAAAAAAAAATTGTTAGCTATACTAAAAATAAAAGATGATTCAGAAGTAAATATAGATATAGTAAAAGATGCTTATAAAAAAATGGCTTTACAACATCATCCGGATAAAAATGGTGATGAAGAGAAATTTAAAGAATTACACGATGCATATATTAGAATGCAAAAAGAAGTTAGTAAAGATAAAGATATATATTCTGAAATTTTAAGTGTAGCAGAGTGTATTACTAATCTTAGAAATAGTTCAATAAATGAATTTTCAAATGATGAAGAGCAAAACCATGATTTAAAATACATTGAGTTATGTTTAATTGCAATAAATAAATTAACCAAAGAAAATTTAACTCCTTATTCTGAATCAAATACATCACAATATAGTTTAAATGTATTGTCTCCTAAATATTTAGCTATATTAAATAATATAGATAAAACACCAGGATTAGTATTTTGTTATTCACAATTTAGAAATGTAGAAGGTATTGAAATATTAAAAAGAGTATTAAATTTTAATGGATACTCAGAAATGAAAATATCAAAATATTATCCATATGAACCAAAAATAGAAAGTATGAAATTAAATGATAGAGTAAGATATTTTATAGATAAAGAAAAGCAAGAATGTAGAACAGGTATAATTAAAGAAATACTGGAAGAAGAAATGTATAAAATAATACCTATAAATAATTCTTCTGATAAAAGTTATATAACAATTTCTAAAAATGATATACATAAATGTTATTATACCTTATGGACAGGAAGTGAAACTGTAGAACAAAGAGATAAAGCTAAAATAATTTTTAATGAAAATGAAAATAAATTTGGTCAAAAGTGTTTAATATTATTAGCTACATCTTCAGGAGCTGAAGGTATTAGTTTGAAACATGTTAGACAAGTGCATATATGCGAGCCTTATTGGAATAATGTAAGAATAAATCAAGTAATAGGAAGGGCTAGAAGACATTTATCACATGTTTTATTACCAGTAGATCAACAGAATGTCACAGTATATCAATATATAACTCAATTTACTCCTGAACAATTAAATGGAACTTGGGATATTATTAAAGAAGAAATTGAGTCATTTATAGAGTTAGAAACAGATCATGAAGAAGATAAAGATAATAAATTTAAACAAGAATTAATTAATTTAGTAAAAAAAATGTCACATGGCTCATCTGACCAACCAAGCTCATCTGACCAACCAAGCTCATCTGACCAACCAAGCTCATCTGACCAACCAAGCTCATCTGACCAACCAAGCTCATCTGACCAACCAAGCTCATCTGACCAACCAAGCTCATCTGACGCAGATCAATCAAGTCAGGGATTTAAGCCAGGTAATACAGATGAAACTAATTCATGGAAAGAGAGTATATCGAATGAGATAAAAACAAAGGAAGGAGGAGAAACTACAGATCAAGCATTAGTTAAAATTTCAACTAAAAAAGCTACAATTATAAATATATTTTTCAAATTATTAAAAGAAAGTGCTATAGATTGCGATTTTAATAGAATAGCAAATCAAACTTCAGATGAAACATTAAGTGAATTAAAATGTTTGAGTGATATAATATTTGAAGATAATGAAGGTTATAGATTTGAACTTAAAGACAATTTAGAAATACTACGTACACAACAAGATTATGAAGTAACTAAATATAAGATAATTTTAGGTAAATTTGAATTAGAGAATAGAGACAAAAAAAAACTTAAATTGAAATATATATGTTTTATACCATCTAATTATAGTGATTCTACTGAGTATTTAAAAAGTATAGAAAGTAAAAAGTTAAAAATGTATGATTATTATATATATTTTAATTTAGACCCTGATAATGATCAATATAAACTCTATACAAGAATAGAAATAGGTAATTTAATTTTAAATAAATCAGGTAGTGGCTTTAATCAAGAATGGAATACTGATTTTAAAAAAAATCAGGAAACTTTAAAACGTTATGTAGAAATTGAAACTATAATACAAAAAAGTAAAGTAAAACAACCTGATGATAATAATAGAGTATCTGATCAGGAGTGGGCAGATCGTATAAAGAAAGAATATAAAGATAATAAAGAAGAAAACAAAAAAACTAATACAGAAAATTCCTTTTATGAAAATAGAACAAAAGAAGACAATTGGTATTGTCAAATGTGTGAAGAATTGAGCGATGAGGATCCTCCTGAATTTGAGAAATATTTTCGTAAGATGCCTGACCCTATGCCAGATGATTTGACGACTGTAGTCTGCGAAACTTGTGGTGAATATTCAATGGCACATTGGAATGATTTTCGTGAATCTTCAAGAACAGCAAGTGTAGCAAAAAAGATTTAATTAAAATTCTTCTGTTTCAATATCTAAAATTAAAGTATGTTGTAAATTAGTATTAATTAAATAACCATATACATTTATCATATTTTGATCTATAGGTTGGCCTGTTATAAAATCAAATCCATTAGTAGTATTTAAAGTATAAATATTTTTTCCAAATAATGTATATTCTCCAGTATCACTATTTAAAGTTCTTTTATTTTTAACCATAATTCTATTTATCATTTGATGGTTATTATCAGCGTGTGCGTTAATTTTTTCATTTGAATTAAATGGATTAGTAATTTCTCTTAAATCAGTTTTATATAATCCTGTATCATATAAATTATACCAATATAAATCATTTTTCCATCTAACAATATAAGCTTCATTTTCTAAAAATGTTGATATTTCAGATTGTTGAGTAGAATTTAACATATTTTGATTATATTGAAATCTGATATTTTTAATAATTATCTTATCTCCATTTTTAAAATTACTTTCATGAATATATTTATCAAATTCTATAATAATAAATTCGTATTCATTTAATTCAGTTTCACTTATAGCATAATTAGATCGAGAATTATATTCAGAACCATTCCAGCCAAGTTTAGTAATTTTTAAATTGTCTTTAACATCAGAAAATATTGTTCCATCGGGTTTTAATAATTCTATTGTTAATTTATTTAAATCAGAAGAAATTGAACTAGAAAAATCTGTATAGTCTCCGTCATCATTTTTATAATATGACCAACCTCTACTGTTTGAAGATGAATATTCTTTATCAAAAAAAGGTTTAGCAAACAATGATTTATTAAAATTATTAGTATATTGTATATTAGAATCTAATTCATCAATATGAATAAAAATATATGGTAAATTTTTATTACCAAAATTACTATTAACAAAAGAATGTCTTTCAATTAAATCAGGAATCATATTATTTATATTCTTTGTTTCTATATTTTCATTATACTTTGATATAGTATTAGATAATCTATTAGTAATTATACAACAAGATAATATATTATCATCATTTGGTAATATTAATCTTTTTAATGTAACTTTTTTAACATTTTTAAAAATTTTATCTATATTGATAGAATTACCAGATCCTTTAAATATTGATAAATAATAATCTTTTATTTCACCTTTTTCTTTAGTAGGATTATATTTATTATAATGTATGCCATTCCATGTAAATCCTTCATTTTGATCATTAGAAATAAATTCTCCATGTAGCATTTTTATTTTATCTTGGTGTTTATTTATATTTAATGGTATAGTTTTATTGTTTTCATATATAGGAATTTTTACAGTAGTATCTGGATTAGAAGAAAAATTAACTACGTATTTATATCTATCAGTATACGGTGAATCATAATAAACAAAATTTCCATTATTTTCTGTAATTTCACCATACCATTGTCTATCTAAACTATTAATAATAAGATTGTATTTTTTTTTTTTAATATTTTTTTTATTCTTGTTTTCAAGATTATTTTCATAATTAGATAACAATTCTTTTTGAGGAGAAATAGATAATTTAATAGGAAGTTCTTCATATAATTTATTTTCTGAAAGATCACTATTATCAATTGTTAATTCATTTTGAAATTCATTAAAACGATCTTTTACAGAAGTATTTTCAAATTTAGATTTTAAATCATTTAAATCATTATTCATAATTAAATTAAATTGAGAATCTAAATCAATATTATTTGATTCATCAATACTAGGTAATAATTGATTATCTATTGTATTTATTTTATATTCAGAATTTGTTATATTTTCAGGTTCAAGTGATGATGTTATTTTATTTCTATTTAAATTCCATGCATTATTTATTGGATTTTCATCATTATTAGGATTATTTAAAAATTCTTCTTCTCTTTCTGAACTTATATTTTGAAATTTTTTTTTTATATCAATATTATCTTCATGAATTTCATCTTTAAATATAGGTTCAGTATTAGGTTTATTATTTAATATAGATGTTCTCTCATTTTGTAATTCTTTGTATTTTTTATTAATATCATTTTCTTCAATTACAAATGATGGTATAGGTCTATTATCTAATTTATTTTCAATATTGATATTAGATATATTATTTCTTTCTATTTGATTAATATGTAATTTTTTATTATTTATTTTAATATTATCATTTTTATATTTATTTTCATTATTTTCATTATTTTTAAAATAATTAATTGCTATATTTAATACTTTTTTACTAAGAGCATTACTACAATCTAAATCATTTAGATTTTTAAAATTTATATTTAAATTGTTTTTTTGTGTAAATACAGATTTCATTATATTTTTAATTTCATTTTCATATTTTATATTCTTAGCAATATCAATGCCAATAGATTCATATACATGTTTTCCGGTAAGATTATATATTAAATTATAATTATTTTTAGAAAAAAAGATCCTTTCCATTTAATTTATATATAATATAAATTTTATTTAAATAGATATTTGTTTATTATTTATTTAAATAAAATATAATACTAATAAATAATATGATAAATGAACAATTTCCAATACATTTAATTAATAAAAATAATAATATTAATGATTTAAATACAAGTATAGTTGTTATAGATTCAAGAAATAGAGATTATAATAAATACCCTAATGCCAATGATTATGTAATTAAATTAAGCACTGAATATAAAAGAGTTCATGAAATAGAACTTTTATATTCAATGATACCTCGTTCTCAATATTTAATTAATGATAATAACAATAGAATATATTTAAACTTTAATGAAAATAATTTTATAATACCAATAAGCAATGGTAATTATGAACAAGATAATGATAGTTCATCAAGTTTACTTTCATCTAATTCAATGCCAATTAAATCTTTTATATCACAAAATTTAGACTACAAAATAAATACTACACTCAATAAATATAATTCTATAAAAAACTATATTCAATGTTTATATAATTATAATACAAAAAAATATTATTTTTATAATAGTAATCATAGTTCCAATAATTTTTTAAGTTCAACTAATATATTAGATTTTAGTTTGGATTTTAAAGGAAATCTTTTAAAAATTTCTAATATTGAACATGGTAATGAATATATATTAGAAGAAAAACAATTATATAAAGAAAATTCAATTGGAAATATTCTAGGATTTAATCCTGTGCCGAACAGCTTAAGAAATGGACCTATATATACTAATAGTGAAAAGAAATCTATAAATTTTATATTTAAAAATTATGGAAATAATAAAGCAGAAATAACATTAAATTTAAGTGATATATCACAATTTAATAAATTATTATATTGTATAACAACCGATAATCCATTATTGTCAAGATTAATGATTTCAAATACAAGTGATTTTTCTTATGATAGAGATATAATAAATTTTAATGTAAATACTACATACCCTCCTGATTTAATATATAAAAATGTTTACTATCATAATTATACTTTAAATTCAACTGGTGATATTGTAATTAATATAAATCAAAATGCTAATAATGATAATTGGAATTTAAAAAGCATTAATAAAAATACTAATGAAATCATTATTGAAAGTAATAATTATAGTGGTGGATTAGCAAATGAAAATTCAAATAATATTTATATTCGTTTTACTTTTATTGAAAGTGATAATTTAGCTAATTTAGAAGGAGAATCATATTTATTGTTAGATATTGATGAAATGCATAGATTAGAATCAAATAATAGTAATATCCAAGATTCATATGAACTTATAACTTTAACAGCTAATCAACAAATATTTGAGCATAGTAAAGCATATGGAAATGTAAAAATTTTTAATCCTATAATAAATAAATTAAATAAATTGCATTTATCTTTTAAAAATAATGATGGTATAAAATATAATTTTAATGGTCAAGATCATGTATTAGTATTTGCGATAACATATAATACTAAACAAATAATATAATTGTTAACAACAATTTATCTTTTTATTTTTTTTATCAACTAAATTAATTTCCTTTTTATAATCAATTTTATTATTTAAATAATCTATATTTTTATTTGAAATTATATTATATATACTTTCATCTGTATTTTTATTATCTATGGATTTTAACAAAATATTATCTTCTATTATATTTACATTATAAAAAGTATTATATTGATTATAATTTAGTGTTTCTTTTATTATATCATCTAATGATTTTTTTATATTATAATCTGTTTTAGCAGATACTTTATAAAATTTTTTTATATTTTTATATTCATTCATTAAATTGTTAATACAATTATCACTAATTATTTTATTGGTTTCTAAATCTATTTTATTTGCAATCAAAAATATTAATTTATTATCAGAATTTCTTTCTAAATCTTTTATCCATAATTTAATATTATTAAAACTTGATAAATTATTTATATCAAAAATAATTATTGTTGAATCTAGATCCCTAAAATATGAACTAACTATACTTCTAAATCTTTCTTGTCCTGCTGTATCCCATATATGAATTCTATATTCTGTATTATTTATCATTATATTTTTAAAATTAAAATCTATTCCTATTGTAGCTTCATTACTATATTTTTCATTATTAAAATATACACTACATATTTTACTTTTTCCAACACCAGTATCTCCTAATAAAATAATTTTAATAGTATTCATATTTATACTATTAAAATTATTTTAACTTTAAGTATTTAATTTGTTATAAGCTATTAAGTTGCTAATAATTTTATAATATAAAAATATTTGTTTAATTAATTATCTATTCTGTTTTCTTTTTTCCAATTTGCTATTTTATTTTTAAATAATTCTATCTTTTTTATGTTTTCAGGTAGTAAATTAAATTCTTTTAATTCTTTCATAGTTAGTTTAGTTCTATTAAATGGATCAAATTCATTAACTAATAAATGATTTGATATACTTAAAAAATCCATAAATAATTTTGATTCTGGTAAAATTACAGGATCTTTAATTCGTGTATATAAAATTGGATCACATAATTCTTCAGGAAATTCATTAATATATTTTTTAGTATTATATAGTTTATTTCTACTTTTTTTTATTTTTTCTATAAAAACATTTAATTTATCTTTTTCTTCAAGATTTAAGTTAAAATTACTTAATATCCCTTCATCAAAAAATATTTTATCGTTTTTCATAAATTTTATAAATATTTTATTATTATAAAATGTTAAATACACTATTTTTGTTATAATATATATGATATCCCAATCAAAAATAATATTATATTGTTTAAAATTAAATGTTGTTAAAATTGAACTTTTAAATAGTTTAATATTCCAAAAATTAATAAAATTTACAAATTTTTCTATATTAATATTTGATTTACCTATTTGATTATTGAATTTATCTATTATTTTTGATATTAAATCTAATCCATTTTTTAAACAATTTATAAATGTTGATAATTGGGAAATTAATGTAGTATTATTATTTGAATTTTCAAGTTGTTTTATTAAATTTATACATTCTTCAAAATAGTAATTTGTATCGGAAATTAATAAAAAAAATAAATGATTTATATTTGAAAAATTTATAATAATATTTTTTTCATTATAATATTTTAAAAAATCATTTAAAATATAATTTATATTATTTCTTGCATTATATATTTCAGATTCTTCATTGTTTTTACATATATCAATATACAATTTTATTAATCCTTGAATATAATATTCAAGATTATCTATATTTAATAAATTAAAAAAAATATATGTATTATAGGATAAAAAAATAATTAAATCATTTTTTATATAAATATTTGTATTTTTAAATTTATTATTAATAATATCTATTAATAATTCTAATAAGTTTATAATATTATCATTTATAATAAATTCTTTTATTATATCTTGATAATAATTTAATATAATTATAATTGTTTTTATAAATTTTCTTGATATAAATTTATTTTTATTATTTAATATAAATTTTGAAGTATCATTTAAAAAATATAAAATAGAATCAATTAAATATTTATTATCTAATATTATTATAATTTCATAAATATTTTTTATAATATTATTATAATCCTGTTTTATTTTATTTAAATAAATTCTTTTTAAGATAGGATAATTTTTAAATTGAACAAAATTTTGTTCATTTTTAATTAAATTGTTTAATCTTATTTTTTCTTTATTAAATAAATTAAATTTTTCAATACTTGGAATAATTGATATTTCTAATAATTGATGTGTATATAAAAACATTCTTGTATTAAAAGAATAATCTATTTCTAAATTTTCATTTAATTTCATATCATAATATTCATTATTATCAGATTTATCCCACCATGTAGAACAAATTTTATCATAAAATATATTTATATCTATATCTTTATTATTTAATTTTTTATCTATTTTATATAACTCTATGTTAAAAATTACCATCTTATTTAAAAAACTTAATGGTGATAAATTATTATTTAAATATAATAAATTATAAGTTTTTTTATAATTAATATTTTTTAAAATAATATATTCAAACCAATTTAAAATTTCTTTAGATATAAAAATATTTGTTTTAATAAAATTAAATACTCTGCCTAAATTAATATAGAATTTATCATTTAAATCAATATTATTAATTATATTTCCTATAATTGTATCATCAATAGAATTCCAATAATTTGATTCATTTAAAATATAATTAGTAAAATTAGTTAATTCAAAAAGGTTTTTATAAATTTTTATTTTTTTTTTTATAGATAATGAAAATATTATTTGTATTATATTATTAATAAAATTATTTTTAATAATCTTTATATTAAAATCATCTTCTAAAATTAAATTAGTTACAAATTTATTATTTTCAATTATAAGTTGTTTAAAATAATTTATTTCGTTTAAAATAAATAAATTATTAGATACCTTTTTATCAATACATGATATATTGAAAACATTATTAGATAAATATATCAATGAATATGTATTTATTAAATTTTTATCTTTTTCATAATTATTTATAAAACAATTATTTAAATATTTAATACCATGTGTTCTTATATTTTTTATATATAAAAAATCTTTTTTATTTAAAAATTGTTCATTTATTATCTTTTCAATGCTTTTATCATTATTCATATTAATTTAACTAGTAAATTATACATTTATATATACTTTTCTTTAAGTTTTTTACAACTAAATAATTAATATCTTTACATATTATAATATTTATAAATGTTAGATAGTAAAAATTTAATAATATTATTAATTTTTTTAATTTTATTTTTTTATAAAATTGGATCAAATAAATCATTAGAAAATTATAGTAATGGCACATTAGAAAATGTTAAAAGTATATCCATTGATGAAAAATTAAAAATACTACATAAAGCATATACAATTTCAAAAGGAGGTTATATCATTCGAATGTATAAAAAATCTGTTCTTGCTTCACCTTCTAAAGGCACAGATAACTTGCTAGATCGGCAAAAGGCCAGGACCCGTAAAAGGGAACTGATGAAACGACATACTAAATTATTAACCTTTTTTTATTTTTTAGTAAAAAATACATATGATTTATATGAGTTAGTATGTCGTATTAAAAATATTGATAATAATTATTATAATTTAGATTGTAATCAACCATCATCTATAATTAAAGATGGCACATTTTATAATATTTATGAGGAAATTACAGAAGTTTTTGATATTTGTAAAAATAAACATTCTAATTCTGAAAAATTTTGTATTGATTTAAAAACAATTTTTAATAATTTAATAGTTGAATGTATTAATTTTATAGAAAATAATGATACTTCATGCCCTTGTATCGAAAATGATTTTTTTTCTTATAATTATGTAGGGTGTTTTAAAGAAAAAAAGGACCGATATTGGCCGAGAGATTTACCTATAAGAGTAGGTAATTCTTCAATTGAAGAATGTGCTAAATCAGCGTATGAATTAAAAAAACGTTACTTTGGAGTGCAAAATCAAAATGGTATAGGAGGTGGTAATACTGAAAAAGCAGAATGTTGGGTTGGTAATAAAAAAGCTGGTGATTATGGAGGCGCTAATAATTGTAAACAAATAAAAAATAATACATGGGGACAAAATTGGAGTAATGCAGTTTATAAAATGAATTATAATAAAAATCAGGATTATTATTATAAAGGTTGTTTTAAAGATAAAAACAATAGAGATTTACCTAAAAAACTTGCTAGTTCTTCAAATCTTGCCTGGTGTGCTAAAAGTGCTAAAGAATTAAATAAAAAATATTTTGGATTACAATATCAAAATGGTATTGGTCGTAATAATAAGGAAAAAGCTGAATGTTGGGTTGGTAATAATTACGGTAAACATGGTCATGCTTATAATTGTAAAAAAATAAATAATAATACATGGGGACAAAATTGGAGTAATGCAGTTTATCATATACCTGACGATAATAAAAAAAAATGTAGTCCATGCTAATTTAAAATATTTATTTTAAAATATTTATAGTATTCATATGATATTTTATATTCTATTAAATGTAATTATGGATTCTGTATTTTGGATAGTAAAAAATACTACAACAGGTTTGTATCATATTGTTTATAGAAATAATATTGATAACATTGATAATATTGATATTAAAAAACAAATACAAATTTTACTTTCTGAAAATAAAAAGCAAGAAACAAAAATTATAAATTTAACTAAAAGTATCGATAATTTATCATTATTAATTAAAAAAAATTATATAAATCATTTACTTAAAGTTTAAATTTAATATTAATATAATTTAATATGATTAACTTCCATAAATTTACTTGGTATTCAACAAAAATTAAGATTAAAACCAAATATAAGATTATAACAAAAAAAAAATATTATTGTAAACCAAATACTATAAAAACTTTAGAATTATTTAGAAATAATCAAAAAAATTTTCAATCTCATATTAATCATGATAAAAACAATTTAAAAAAACTATTTTCTATAAATAATAATGAAGATAATGAGAAAATTTTAAATAAACATTCTTCTAATACATCGATTAATGATGAAATTAATATTATTGATCATATTATTTCTGAAGAAAATTTAATTGACCAAAATAATATACTTTATACAAATATTTATGAATCTGTATCAGATCCTATTATTCAAAATGATATTAATTTAGAAGATACTAGTTTAAATTATACTTGTAAAAATGATATTAATTCAGAAGATACTAGCATTAATGAAAAATCTAAAGATTACCAAATAAATAAAATTCTAGAAATGAATTTTTAAAAAAAATATAATTTTAGTATATTGTATTTAAAATAAATAATAAAGTTTTGTTAGATTAATTAATATAATTATTTTTAAATAATTATATTAATATTTACCAATTAAATTCACCACCTCTCTGCCGTGCACTCTGGCCGAATCGTCCTGGAGAGCTGTTTGATCTGGCCATAGGGGCTGGCTGGTATCTTACTTTTTTAGGGCCTTGTTTACTGGCAAGCGCGGCTACACCCGATGCTTTAAAAGTCTTTTTTGCCTCCTTGGTCACATAACCTATTCTATCTACATTTAGAACGTTATCAAGTAATCCTTGATCCATCATACTTTTATAAGTCTTTTTAACATGTATATTCCATGCCTTTTGGCCGGCAGATCTTACATAGTCTGAAGCACCTGGCATGTTATAATCTACACCATCAAATTCATATAGTCCTGGATTTGTTAAATATCTTGTGTCTTCTCTGACGTGGTGAGCTGCGTTATTTGTCATAATATCTCTTTGTTTAGAGTGAGCGGCCCCCTCTATAGTTTTTCCACTCCAATTTCTTGCTGGATCGTAATGGGCATTAAAACCTATGACGGCCTGTCTTGTAGTGATAGGGACCCTGTTCATTTTTGATCTAAGCATTTTTCTGGCATGGCTCATTCGCTGTTTTCTCATTTCTGGGGAGATTGGCCCATCCCAGCTAACCGTGGTCCATTTTTTATCTCCATTTGACTCCAGTACATATCCAGCCACTGTCCCCGATTCAAGCATTCTTCCCACTTGACCATTTTGGTCCAAGTGCTTACGTAATTGTTCCTGTGAAAGAATACTTAGTGGAGCTGACTTAGCATGATATCCTATCAGATCTTTCTGAGTATATATTGGGGGTGAATCCGGATCTTTACTATAAAGACGCTGACGTTTCCCTCTCTCAAGTCCGTGACCTTGCCTACGCAGGCCTCTTGGAGGCCCCTTGTTGTATCTTCCTGCACCAAACATATCCATTTTATAATATATACTCTATAACAATATTTAATTTTCAAAATAAAAATTAATTCTTATTTTTTTTTTTTTATTTATTTTTTTTTAAAATCAAATGATAATTATGCTGTATAAAATAATATAAAATATAAACATAATATTTTTAAGTTGTTTAAATTTCGAGAAAATTAAACAACTTAAAAATATTAAGACTTAGTATATACTATGCAAATACATTGTAATACTTTGTAAATACTATGCAAATACTTTGTAAATACTATGCAAATACTTTGTAATACTTTGTAAATACTATGCAAATACTTTGTATATACTATGTAAATACTTTGTATATACTATGTAAATACTTTGTAATTCTTTGTATATACTATGTAAATACTTTGTATATACTATGTAAATACTTTGTATATACTATGTAAATACTTTGTATATACTATGTAAATACTTTGTAATTCTTTGTATATACTATGTAAATACTTTGTAATACTATGTAAATATTTTAATATAAATATTATCTAGGTATCTTTATTATAACATATATGAGTATAACAAAAAGTTTTAAATAATATATATTGGTTTAATATATATTATTATATATATTATATGAATAAAAGAACATATTTATTTATATTATTAATAGTATTAAGTTGGACAATAAATCCTTTTTTAAAAAAGAAAGGAGTTTCTAAATTAAGTTCAGAGGAATTTATGTTTTTTAATCATTTTTTATGCAGTATATTAATAATAATTTATTTTATGTATTTATTTTATAATAGACAATGTAGTGTAAAATGTTTAAAAAATTTAAGCAAATTTGATTTAATGTATAGTGTAGTAGGGGCTTTATTAACCGTTATATCATCCATTGCATTAATAAAACTATTAAAAGAAAATGAAGCAACATTTATTATGCCACAAATTCAACCTATAGTAATTTTTCTAACTTTATTAATTGGATTATTTATTTTTAAAGAAGATTTAAATAACTTCAAAATATTAGGATGTATATTAATTATATTAGGTTTATTAATAATAAATAAAAATAGTTAAAATTTAATGATAAAAAAAATGACAATCATGCATTATTTTGAAACCACTTAATACGCGATTTGTATTTAATGTTGTTTGTAATTGTTTAATCATATATTGAATAGTAAAATATTTACTAATTAAATTAAATCTATCTTTAATTAAATTATCTTTATAATGGTTAAATCCTATATTTTTATAATTAAATAATTTTAGTATATTTGTATAGCTAATTATATCTGATTTATATATATATCCAGCAAAATTTGAAAAATTTATTAATTCCCAATTATTTGATATATTATTAGATAAATCATTAACAAGAATCCAATCATTGTCTATCATATAAAATAAATATAAAAAAAAAAAATACAAATAAAATTTATTAGAAATATTTATTAACAGAATACGTTGTTACAAAACTATAATAAATTTAGCATTTATTAAATATTAATTAACATATTAGATTAGAAAATATTTGAAGAGATATGAGTTTTTTAAGATAAAATAATAAATATTTATATTAATTATAATGTTTGACTGGAAATTTTATATATTTTTATATCCAGAATTAATAAAAAAATATAAAATTAGTAATAAAAATAATGCTTATGAACATTGGATAAATATTGGAAGATATGAGGGAAAAATAGGTTATCATATTGATAAGAATATATTTAATTGGAAAAATTATCTGAAAAACAATAGTTTTTTAATAAAAGAAGGTATAAAAGATAAAAGAAAAGCAATATTACATTGGTATAATATAGGAAAGAATTTAGGTTTACAAATATCTAAACATATAAATAATGAAAATGATAATATTAGAGATTTAATTAAATATGAAAATAATTATAATGATATAGAAAATTTAAAGGAGAATGATAAAAAATTTATAAAATTAATTGTTGATAATAATATTAATCTTAAAGATTATTCTATAAATAATAATAATGAAGTTTTATCTAATATTTTAGATAAAAGTATAACAAAAGATCTAAAAATATCTAAAAATATAAGAAATAATCCTATTATAACAACAAATAAAAAACTAATAAAAGAAAGTATTGAAGAAAATAAAAATAATTTATTAATAAATCATAATAATAAATTAGAAATAAAAAAAGATAAATTATTAACTAATAAAGATAATGATAGCAAATTTAATACTTTGAAAAGTGAAACAAATTTATTGAACATAGTTAATGTTCAAAAAAAAATTAATCCAAAAATATATTATTTTGAAAAAATAAATAATAGTGAAAGAATAAATAATATAAAACAAATAGATAATGATAAAACAAATAATAGTGAAAGAATAAATGATATAAAACAAATAGATAATGATAAAACAAATAATAGTGAAAGAATAAATGATATAAAACAAATAGATAATGATAAAACAAGTAATATAGAAATATATGAAAATTCAGAAAATATTTCAAAATTGATAAATGTTAATATATTAATTAAATATTATTATGATGATATTAATTTTTTATTAAATGTTTTTAATTATTATAGAAATTATATTAATATAATAATTTTAATAGAAAACATTGAAGATTATATTATAAACATAGGAAATTTTTATAATATAAAAGTATATAGTATTAATGAATATAATAATTTTGTTTTAAAAAAATCTGATATAACGTTTATAGGAGAATTATACAATAATATAGTTATTGATAAAAATTTTTTAAAAAATAATCAAGAAAATAAAATATATAAAAAAATAAAATCAGGAAAATGTAATTATTTATCTCCTATAGAATTTTTAAATAATATAGATAATTATAAAAAAATAGATGAAAATGATATATTCATAGAATTATATTTTGAAAATATATTTAATAACATAAATTTACAACATAAAGAATGTATTAGAAGTAAATTTTTTAAAAAAGAAATTATAAATGATACAATAGATGATAATTATTCTAAAGAAAATTATTTATACAATTTAGTTGATAATATCTATTTATTAAATTTATTTAGAAGAATAGATCGTTATAATAATTCAGTAGAAAGATTAAAAAATATAGAAATTTATAATTTTGAGCAATTTTATGGAATTGATGGAAATAATAAAATTATTAATATTTTATATAATTATTATTATTCAAAATTATTATTATTTTTAAAAGGAAAAAATTTAGGATATAAAAAATCTATTCCTTCGTCTGGTAGTTTAGCTATTTTATTTTCTATGAAAAATATGTTATTTGATGCAATAAGACAAGAATATTCTAAAATTTTAGTTTTACAAGATGATATATTTTTTATAGATAATTTTTATGATAGATTACAAGAACAATTAAAAATTATAAAAGATATAAAATGGAAATTATTATATTTAGGCGCAAATGACAGAAATCTTAAAAATAAAAGTAATGAAGATTTAATTAAAATAAAAAAAAATAAATATTATTTTGCTGAAGGAAATATTGATGGAGCATTTGGTGTTATAATTGATAATAGCATATTTACAGAATTAATAGAAGAAATTGATAAATTTAATTTACCTTTTGATTCTGGACCATTAAAGACTATTCAAAAAAAATATATTAAAGAATGTATTGTATTATATCCGAATTTAATAATAGCTGATGTAACAGAAAGTGATTGTAGACATAGTAGAAATCAACAAATATTTAGTAAAGATTTATTATGGAATTTAGAAGATTATAAACTAATATATTGTAATAAAAATAATTATTCAAAATTAACATTAATAATTTATGATAAAAGCAATAAATTTATGCAAGATATATTTAATAAAATCAATACATTATATAATAATTGTATATTTAATAATTTTAATATAAATATAATTATCTTAACCATTTTAACTAATAATAATAAGATTAATAACAATATATCTATTATTAAAATTGATAATATAAATGATGATTTTTATAATATAAATTTAGGAATTTGTATTAGTTCCACAAAATATATAAAAATAATATTATTAGATAATTTTTCTGAAGATTTTAGAATAAATTTTATTAAAAATAAAGATTTTATTGAACAAAATTATAGTTTATATTACGAAAAAAATAGTATGGATATATATGATTATATATTTTTAAAGTATGATTATTTTTACAATGATTGTAATAATTTACAAGAAAAATATAATAAATTAAAAAATATAGATAATAAATTGTTTGTATCTTATAGTGAAAATAATCTTAATAATATAAATATAATCTAATTATTATTATAAATGTATGATTATTATAAATTTAAATTAGAAAATAATATAGATGTAATTTATATTCCTAATAAAACTAATATTTCAGCCATACAGATATTTGTAAAAGTAGGTTCAGTCGATGAAAATAGTGCTGAAAAAGGTATATCTCATTTTTTAGAACATATATTATTTAAAGGAACAAAAAAACGTAAAATAGCGAAAGCTATTGCAATAGAATTAGATTCTTTAGGTGCATATTTCAATGCATACACAGATAAAGATGTAACTTGTTTTATTGTTAAAGTGAAAACGGACTATATTAAAGTAGCATTAGACATTCTAAGTGATATGATATTTAATTCATTATTTAATGAAAAAGCGGTAGAAATGGAACGTAATGTAGTTATAGAAGAGTTAAATAAATATAAAGATAGTCATATTACACAAGTTATAGAGAATTTAGATAAAATTATATATAAAAATCATCCTTTAATGTATCCTATAATAGGAGAACAAAAAGATATTAATAATCTTACAAAAGAGAACATAATAAAATTTTGGAAAAAATATTATTGTTCTAATAATATTTCTATATCTGTTTGCAGTAATAAAAGTAAAATAGAAATACAATTTTTATTAAATGCTTATTTTAATAATTATAATTTTTGCGAAAATATAAATGTTAATAAAGAATCTAAATTAAATATACAATCTGAGCCAAGATATAATATAATATATAATAAAAAGATAGAACAAGTTTATTTAGCTCTTGGATTTCCTTCATGTGATAGATATAATAATGATAAATATATATTAGAAATAATAGTAACAATATTAGCAGGAAATATGAGTTCAAGATTATTTACCTCTATGAGAGAAAAGAATGGTTTAAGTTATAACATTAGTTCGGATGTCAATTTATATAAAGATAATGGTTCTATTAATATTGTTACAAGTTTTGATAAAGATAGTTTAATTTTAAAAAATATAAATGAAATTAAATATATAAATAATTTTAATCAATTATATGAGAGTATTTTTAATGATGATAAATTTGGACCAGGAGCATTACCTATAATAATACATGAATTACATAAATTAAAAACAGAATTAGTTAAAGATGATGAATTATCAAAAATAATAGGATTTTTAGAAGGAACATTAACATTAGATGATGAAAGTTGTTTAAATTTATCTGAATGGTATGGCAGACAACTTATAGAACAACATTCTATAATAAATAAAAAACAACTATTCGAAAAATATAAAAGTGTGACACCCGAAGATATAATGAATATTTCAAAAAAATATTTTGATTTTAATAAATTAAATATTTCAATTATAGGGAATTATGACGTAAATTATGTTAAAAGTTTTATAAATTATTATATATTTAATGAAATATATTCTAACAAAGATACTAAAAAAAACAATTATATTTCATTTTTATCATCTCTATTTAAATAATTTATAAATTTTATTTTTATAATTACATTTAATTTTATTAACTTTATCAACAGATAAAGTTAATAAAGAAAGAAAATGGGGTTTTAACAAACAACTTAATATTAGGAGTTATCCTTGTTATTCTAATATAAATGATCCAACTACACTTGAATGGTGGTTAATTTATTATTAAATTATGAATTTACATGTGTAATATTGTAATAAAACTATTTTACTATATCTTATACTAATATAAATGATAACAATAAAATTAAGTTTGTTTATTTTTTTTTGAACTTGAGTTTCCTTGTGGTCCTTGTTCTCCTTGTTCTCCTTGTTCTCCTTTTTCTCCTTGTTCTCCTTGTTCTCCTTGTTCTCCTTTTTCTCCTTGTGGTCCTTGTTCTCCCAGCTTTCCTTGTGGTCCTTGTTCTCCTTTTTCTCCGTGTGGTCCTTGTTCTCCTAGCTTTCCTTGTAGTCCTTGCGTTCCTTGTAGTCCTTGTGCTCCTGGAGGTCCTTGTGGTCCTTGTGGTCCTTGTGGTCCTAGAGCACCTGTTTTAGGATGAGTTTCTAACGCAGTAATTCTTGTTTTAAGTAATTCAAATTCATTATTATCAGGAGTTTCATTTATATTTTTAATATGTGAAGCAATTTGTAATATTTTTTGATGTTGAACTCTTAATTGATATGACAGCTCATCTAATGTAGGCATTAAATAAATTAATTATAGATATTAATAAAAAAATATGAACGTATTATAAGTTTGTTTTAAAATATATTATATAATTAACTTTTTTACCATGTATATAAATATATAGATAATATCATAAAGACAAAAATCTATTTAATAAAAATACTTAATTTTGTATAAATAAATTTGTTCTATAAATATTTATATAAATATGCTTTAATAAATAAATGTTATGTAATTAATTTAGTAGCATTATTAATAGTTTCATTAATTATTTTTTCTTTAGTAGATAAAATAGATTCAATTGCTCCAATATAACTTTTTTTTTCATTAGTGTTTAATTCAGCTAATTGTAACATAGTGGAAATAAGTTTAATTTCTTGTTCATCCCATAATCCTTTAAAAAAATTATCAAGATTAAGTCGTGTTTTCTGACTTAATTGAAGTTTATCTTTAATATTATCTAATTCTTTAAATGTATCTACTTCCATATTATTAGATGTATTATTTTTAATACAATTATTAATAAGATTAATATAAAGATCTATAGCATGACATAATACAGATGATGTATTATTATAGCTATCTTTTAATAATCGTAATCCTTTTATAGAATATTCAAAAATTATTCTAATGTCTTTTATTTCGTGAATTAAAGGGCTATATATATTTAAAGCTCTAAATATAGGTTTTAATAAATAATGAATCTCTTCTCTATTATTACCAAATGTCCATCTTACAGCACCTTGAATTACGTTAGGTGGATGTAAATATATTTTATTATTACTAATAGCTATTTTTGTTCCTATATTTTTAAATGAAATAATAGATAACATAATCATAGTGCTTAAAGGTTCTAATATTTGATTGTCTTCTTGTGTATCATTTTTTGTAAAACTATTGATAAAAGCATATGCATTTTTTAAAATTTTAAAATTATTATAATTTAGATTTAATGAGGTCATATATATATAATATAATATTTCTTAAAGTAGTCATAGCTTTAAAATAAATATAAATAATTTGATTTAATATTATTTAAAATTATTTTATAATTATAAAATAATATGATTATTCCAATAAGATGTTTTACTTGTAATAATATGATATCATCAAAGTATGAAAGATATAAAATTTTAACAGAAGCTTATAGTATGTCAGATAAAGATGAAGATCTTTTATCTTGTATAACAGATACGGATAGTAATAAGATTTGTAAAAAAATAGATGCAAGCAATAAATTATTTAATTCATTAGGAATAAAAAGATATTGCTGTAAAAGACATCTATTAACGCATGTAGATTTAATTGAAAAAATATAAATACAATATATTTATAATGTAATAAATATTTTATATATATATATATATTATATGGAATTTTTAAAATTAGAAAATAGGACACATATATTATTAGTAGTAATTTGTATAATAATATCTATATATTATGTATTTAGTTCAGAATTTCAACGATATTACGAAAAAATTGCATATTATATAAAATACAATGTTAAATTAGGATTGTTAAGATTGTATGAAGGAGGTCAATATTAAATATTAATAAAATAGATTAATTAATAATAATTAATTTATAATAAAATAATAAATATGAATTTTAAAAATAAAAAAATAAAAAAATATTTAAATAATGATGAAAAAAAATTTTTAGAAGAATTAAATAAATCAACTAATGACATAAAAACTAAACAATTAGAGCAAAATAATATATTAAATTTACCTTTAAAAATTATTTTTAGTAGGTGGAAACAAGAAATGAGTAATATTATTTTAGATTTAACCAATTTTTTATCAGAAATAAAAGACAATAATAAAAAACATTTTAGTGATATAGATAATAGTAATGAAGTTTTTAAAGGAATTTTTAATATACTAATTAAATTAATTAATATATTTAGAAAAGATAATAGAAGTATTTATTTTGGAATAACATTGATAATATTATCAATTTTACTATATATTATACAAATTACAAGTTAATATATATTTTAATCTACAACTTTATAAAAATATATATATATATATGAAAATAAATTTTAATTATTTTTTTTATTTTATATTTTTTGTAATTTTATTAAAAAGATTATCTAAAATTTTAACGCACAAAAATATTATATATATAGGAATAAGTTTACTAATGGTTTATATAATATATATTTATAATGAAAAAAATAATTTGAAAAAATATAATTATTATGATAATAGTTTAAATATAATAGATAATTATGATCTAATTTATTTATTAAATAATGCAAAAATATTAAAATTATATATTGATATAATATGTTTTAAGAATGAGAATGTAATAGTTTTCAATAATTCAATGAGAGATATGAATTTATTTTTAAAAAATTATAATGATTTAATGAAAGATCCAAGCAATATGTCAAAATATTTATATGAAAATGCATTATATAGAAGAAATATGGCTATTAATAATTTATTATCATTGATAATAAATTCATCAATATATAATTCTAATACTTTGATATTAAAAAAAACTATTAATAAAATAAGAAAAATAAGTTTAATTTATTTACAAGAAATGGAAGTTGTTTTAAATAATAGTTGGAACAACGATAATATAAATATTTTTTCAAGTCCGATTAATAGCAATATATTAAATCCAAATCCTAATACAGATATTTTATACAATAAAAATTTTAACATATATTAATTAAAAATGTTAATAAATAGATTTAATATAAAATAGTATAGAAAGTAATATTATAATCATTTGTAAATGTTCCTATAAAAATTATTTTATAAAAATTATCAGTATTTTTAGGAACTTTATATGTGCATTTTGAAAAGAAAGGTTTTATAAGTTTATGTTGATTAATATGAATTATTCCAACTATAATAGATTGTTTATGAAATTTTTCAATTAATGAATCTAAGATAGAACCATGAATATCATTCGGAGATGTTTCATTAAATGTGCATAAAAATGGTAATTCATTACCTAAATAAATTAACCAAGTTAAATTAATTTTTTTAATTATATATACTTTTTCATAATTTTCATTTAAAATTTTTGAAAATTTCATTTTATATAAATAATTAAATTTACTAAATACAAATCTAATTATATTACTATGATAATTTTCTATATTATTATACTTATTATTATATTGTATAATATGTTGTATTCTATTAGTATAAGGATAATAAATAATAAAATTATATTCTTTAATTAAATCATAAATATAACCTATATATGTTTCGGTTATTTGAAATTCTAAGCCATAAAATTCTATTTTATTTTTATTAGATAATAATGATTCCATAAAATGTAAATATGTAGAATAATAATGTATAATAGGTATTTGTATTTTGAATTTATTCATAAATTTATAATTATTTTATAATTTTAAATAAGAATATTTATTTATATTTAACATTAGTAATTGTGCCAATTCCTTTTGTATTTCCATCTCTAAAAATAAGTTTGCTTCCAATTTCAATAAATTCAGGATGAAATAGAAATTCGAAGTCAATGGTTGCTTTATCACCTGTTCTTAATAAATTATTACTCATTAGATTAATTTTTGCGGTTTGTCTTACGGAACCACAATGAATAACAGGTTGATATTTACTTGTTATTGTAGTAGGATGTTTTAATATTATAACATCTGCTTTAAATTCCTTAATACATTGTGGATTTAAAATAATGACCATACCTCTTTTAATATCATTTTTTGATACATAATCTTTTTTATTATTAATAAACTTTATATTAATACATCCACTTGATCCAGACTCAATTTTTTCAATTGAATTTTTAAAATTATCATGTAATGATTTAATAATAACAGGTTTAAATTTTCCATGAAAAGGTCCTAAATATATTTGATCACCAATTTTAATAGTTCCTTCGCGAGTTATACCAGATAATACAATACCAACTCCTTTAACTTTAAAAACATCATCTATTACAAAAACTTTATTATTACTATTTAAATTCAATTTATATTTAGAAGGTAAATTATACACAAAATTTTTAAGATTTGTAAGATTTAAATCTTTAGTATTTGATGTTAAAAATATAGGACAAATATTTTTTTTTTGCCAGTTATTTAATAAATCAATATTATCATTATTATTTATAATTATTATTTCTTTTGAACCTGCTGCTTTGCATCTCATTAAATTAGTTGTATTTTGAATAATTTTTTCTAATTTGTCAGGAGGACTTATATCAATTTTAGTTATAACAATAAATATAGGTATGTTTAATGCAATTGCTATTCCAATGTGTTCTTTAGTCATTCCTATAATACCTCTGTCACCGCCAATAGTTACCATTGCATAATCAATAAAACAACCACTTAATCCAGACATTGTAGTTTTAAGATATTTTTCATGTCCAGCAAGATCTATAAAATTTATTAACCTATTATTTTTATATATATAATGTTGTGTTATTGATGAAGTTCTTCCGGATACTTCTTCATGACGATGTTGTAATATTTTTTTTCTAGCTTCACCTCTTCCATTATCTAATATATCGTATGCTATACAACTAATTGTAGTAGATTTAGCAGAATCTACATTACCAATAGATGCTATTCTAAGTTCATTATTAAACATTTAAAGATTTTTAATATATATTAATTAAAAATCTTTAAATAATTATTTGTTTTACGATAATATTTACAAGAAAAATTTTAAATTTGTATTTAATTTATTCAATATTATAAGTTATAGATGGATATTTTTCAAGGTAATGATTAATGTTTGAATAATGCAAGCAATAATATTTTAATTTATCATTAGAAAATGAATTATTAAGTAACCATAATTCTCCAATTGCTTTATCTTCAATAGTTTCATCTAATGAATCTAAATTTTTAAGATAATCTGAATTACTCCACCAAAAATTTCCACTATAATGTTTAGCATTATTATTAAGATTATGATAATTAACACCTATTGTATTATAGTTATTTAATAAATTTATACAATATTCATTTTTATCTATTAAAAAGTATAACATATAATTTATCCAATCATTAATAAAATAATTGTTATGATCATAACTTATACCTTTATTATGCATATATAGAATGTTTACATCTGGATAATTTTCGGAGAAATCTTTAATTTTATTTAACGTGCATTTTTCATATAGATTGGTATTATTAGAATAATTAGTAATTTCAATTTTAGGACCATAATCTTTATCAATAGCTAATCCAATATTGTTAATAAATATTTTTTCTATACTATTAATAAAGTTTGGTTTATTATTTATATAATTAATTATATTATCAAGACGTTTTGTTCCTTTATTTTCAATAGTGCAGCTATGTATAAAACAATAATTTTTTTTTTGATTGTTATTATAACAATTATTCATTTTATAAAGTGGATTATTGATATCATTTGAAAAATTATTATATATATCATTTATAATATCTTGATTTTTACTTAATATACCTAAACCGGCAGTATGTTCAGAATAAATTTTATAAAATCCTTGAATATCCGCAAAAAATTTTCCTATTGTATGTTTTTTAGATATTATGTTATGAATTAAAATAATAGAATTATTATGAATTTTATTTTTTTCTCCTAAAAAGATGGAACAAATTTTTTCAAATCGTTTATAATCAGTGATATTATTAAAATGTAAAATATCAATTTTTTTATCAAATTCTTCGGAATATTTAGTATTTAAATTTTCATTAATGAAAATGATATTATCTTTATTAAGTAAATTATATTGTAATAATTTAGATTTTTGTGTTAATATTTCATTATATTTATCATTGTTAAACATATCCAGAGAATAGATTATCCCGTTAGTTATAGGGCTTATAATGTAAGGAAAATGTCCCCAATCAGTGCCAATTTCAAATATAATATTTGGTTTTAATTTACCAACTAAATATTGTATAATAGATAAATGATGAATGCAATTATTAGATTTTGTAAATTGACTAATATCTTGATTTTTATATAAATTTAAGAAATTAAATAATTGCATTTTTTGTTTTTGATCATTACTTATTATATTTCTTATAACTGGAAAAAATTGTAATTCATTAAGTATTTTTTGTTTTTCTCTTTTAATAGTGCTTATTCTTTGTGTCCACCAGTCTTCCGAAATAGCCCTTTTGATAATATTATATGATTTTTCAAAATCATTTATGTCTAATAATACATAAGCATCTTCATCTATATATTCACTAACATTTGGACATCCATAATAAAAAACTAGTGTTTCAGATAATATCGGTTCCCATAATTTTTCAGTAATAAAATTTGTTTCAAAATTATTTTCTATCATAAAATAATATTTATAAGGTACATAGCCTTTAGATTTATCAATATAATGATACAAAGGACCTTTATAATTTTTAAAATTATGTTTATTATCATAACTATAAATATCTATATCAATATCGCCTTTTGTTTCTAAAAATTTCAAAAAATCTATTCTTGCAATGTGTCCTGGATCAAAATAAAAAGAACTACATATACTACTTAGTTTATCTTGTTTATTATTATATTTTAAATTTTGCAATTCATTATAATTTAATTCTAATTGCCAGAATGCATTATTGTGATATTTAGTTTTTCTACCTCTAACCTGTAAAAATTTATCAACAGAAGGTTCTGCCCATTCCCCCCATGTTTTAACGCCCCATTGCTTTGAATTATCTACAATCCATGGTTCCATTTGAAACACAATTGTTTTTTCAGGAATATAAAAAGCATCTTTAGGTGGATAATTTATAATAACATAATAATCAATAAAATTATCTTCCCAGGTAATTTCTATATTTTTCCATGTAAACTTATTTTCACACATATTTGACCATTCTTTACATAGTTGTTCTGATGTGCACCAATTACATAACATTTTAACTCTTATAATATTATTTTTTATTTTTTCATAATATTTTTTTTTTATATAAATACCATCATTTGCATTAAAATAGATCGAATGTTTTAGATTATAAATATCTATATAATCTTTAAAAAATCCTAATGTATTAAAACCTACACATTTTTCATCATCAATTCCCATTTTCATTAATTTTGATAAAGAATTATATTCATAATGACAATCATTATTACTCCAATCAACTAATGGAAAAAATATATATTGATCTTTATAAATATTATTATTTTTTTCTTTTTCTTTTTCATAAGATTGAAATGTTTCTTCATTTTTTTCATAAATATGTTTTTTAATATAAATACCATCTCCATCTTTAAAATATATAGATTTTTCTAAATATGATATTGTATCTTTAAAATATCCTGCTGTATTAAATGCTATACATTTATCATTTTCTATTGCAATATCAGCAAAGTCATATTTATCACCTGCTTTATGAAATAAATCATGACCTATTATATCTTTATCTGGAATAAAAATAAATTTATCTAAATTTTTTGTAATTTCACTAAAATCAATTGATTCGAAGTTATTTTGAATATCAGAATCAATTGTTTTCCCTTCTTCATTCCATTCTGTAAAACCCATAGATGGTATAGTTTCAAAACATTCCAAACCAACTTGTTTTTTTTTTACCATTACATAATCTATACCATGTTTAATACCATTTTTTTTGATGTATTTTAATAATTTTTTAGCACCTATTTTGTTTATACTATATATAAATGTGCCACCTACATATAAATTTGTATTTAAATTTTGTATAATAGGATTTTTATTATCATTGTTATATAATTCTTTTACTTTTTCTCTTTCTTTTTGATACATAGAATATCCTAAAAATACAATGTCTTTTTCTTCCATTTGTTTCCTAAGTTTGTCTAATTTTTGTCCAAAATTTTTACATAAATCAATATCATCTTCTAATATTATATAATAATTATAATCATCATCTTCTACTAATTGTTGCCATAATTTATAATGTGACAATGCACATCCTATTACTCCTCTTCTACTGCCAAAATCATTATTTCTAAATAATTTTTCTAAATTTTTATTTGCTTCCAATTTTTCTCCATCAACTGCTTCTATAAAATCATATACTGATATATCAGCTTCTATTAATTTTTTTTTCATATTTTCTTTTCTATCATCTCTACGTTTTAAATTTACTATTTTAATATTTGCTTTTATATCTTTAATATCCATAGTTATATTTTCTTTCGCTGTGAATTGACATACATTATTTAAATTATAAGCGTTTGGTTTATCGTTATTTGTTTCATTTGTTAATTTACCAGTATGATAACAACTTAGTGATTCAAAAAAAGCTGATTTATATCCTTTTTCATAAAATCTTTTAGAATAATCCATTTCAAAATGTCCATTAGTAGTTCTGTATTTACCAATTTTTTTAAATATATTACAATCAATAATAGATGGTCTGAATGAAAAATGAGGCCAATAAGCACATGAACTTTTTCCTTGAATTTTATTATAAAATTCAAATAACTCAGCGGAACCTTCTTCATAATATTCATGTTCTATGTATGACCTAGTTCCTATATTTTTACGTATACCTCCAGCTATATTAATAGAATGTTCATCATATAATTCAGCATAATTTTTATTAAATAATACTTGTTTAATATTAATAGTATTATCTATAATTAGTAATGAATCTATTATATATTTTCTTTCAGCATAAAAATTCCAATCATCCTCTAAATGAATTAAATATTTAACATTATAAATATTTATCAAATCTAATATTTTATTCATACTTATACAATGTCCTTTTTCAGAATTATCTTTATATATAAAATCAAAAAAAGGATATTTTTCTTTCATTATTTTTCTATCTATACTTGATGAATTATCATCTATACATATAAATTTATCAATTAAATCTATATCTTTACAACAATTAATAAATGAATTTATAGTATTAATAAATAAATCTATTCTTTTACAAGTAGTTATTGTAAATAAAATTTTTATAGAAAATTTTTCTTTTATATATTTATTTAAATTATTAATCTTTTCTTCAGGATATTCTACTAATTTGTCAATAATATGAGGAATACAAAATCCTCTATTTTTTTCGTATCTAGATAATTGATCTAAAGGATATTTTTGACGTTCTAATATTAAATTTATACATTTTAGTGATTTATCAAATTCTTTATTATAAAAATAGGCTAATGAGGCTAAATCTAAAAATTTATGTTGATATAAATACATTGATACAAATAGAACATCTTCAGTTATAGGAACATTATTTAATGCTAAGTTAGCATATTCTGCAGCTTTAGCAATATCTTTATTTTCTTGATCATAAAATAAATAATTTACTAATTCATATAATGCTTCTAATCTACTTGGTCTAAATTTATGAGCACGTAATAAAGATTCAATAATTATATCTTTATTTTTTCTCATTTTAATATTATTTTCACCTATTTTAAATAATGAAAAATATTGCTCTTCTACCCAACCTCCCATATTAAAACGTTTTAAATAATATATATTAGAATTTTCATATTCATGATTATCCATATAGCTTTGTGCTAAATAAAAATAATATCTATCATTATTAGGCTCATCTTCTAATCCTTTTAATAATGTTTCTACATCTTTCTTATATTTATCAGGATTTTTATTTCTATCTCCTAATCTTCTTGAATCTATATAATAATCTCCTTCTAAATTAGCTTCAGTTTTTGCTGTATCAGAAGCAGGATATTCATGTAATACACCTACATAACGCCAATTTTTATCTGTTTTGAAAATTTGTTTTCTTCTATAACAAAAATCTTTACCATATATTACATTATATGAATCTTTATCCATAATTTCAGGTAAAAATATATCTCCTACTATTAAATCATCCGCATCAATTACCCAACAATATTCTACTTTTCCAACACAATGTTCTAAAGCTTTTGATCTATTATATCCAAAATTTTTCCATTCATCGTCATATATTTCTCCTTCTATATTTATTTTATCAAAATAATCCTTTATTATTTTTTTTGTATCATCTGTAGAACCTGTATCTGATATTATATAATAATCTATATATTTGGACATACATTCTAATACTGATTGTATAACGTGAGCTTCATTTTTTACAATCATATTTAAACAAATTTTTTTTATAGTCATTTATTTTTATTTAATTTATTTTTAAAAATATATAAACTTACTTATATAAAAATATTTTATACTTTTATATTAAATTATATGAATGTTAATAGTAAAAACATTTTAAAATATATAAATAAAATTAATTATAAATATAATTTTATTTTAAATGAATCTCAATTTTTATCATATATATATCATCTTAATTTACTTATTTTCAAATTATTTAAAATTTACAATAATAAAAAACTAAGCAAACAAGAAAAAATTAATATGATTTATAATTTAAAAGACATTGATGGTAATATTTTTCTAACTGAAATTCAAGCAATATATATATATAATAATTATGCAAAAAAAATTAGTAATTTTTACAAAAAAATTTATAAATTAAGAAAAAATAAAAATAAAAGTTTACCTTATAATGGATATGGAGGTAGTATAGAAAATAATATAAAAGAATATTCGTCTACAATAACTAACTATATAAATAAAAATAGTGTATTATTTAATTGGATTTTTTTTCCTTTATGGTCTATAGAAAATTTGCCTGGTGTCGGTCAAAATATTGAAATACCTTTAGATATCTTGGGAATAATCCTTGATATTAGCGATGTAATTTTAAAACCATTATCTCAATTAATTGGTCCTGTAACTGGTTCACTAATTGATGTGGCACAAGCTATACCTGGCGTAGGCACCGCAGTATCTATTGTAGCACCTGTAGCTCATTTAATAGAAGAACCTCTTGAATATTTATTAGAAAATTTTACCGAAATTATTTCAATGTATATCAATTTATCTAGAAAACAATGGGGATTAGCATATATGTCAGCATTAGAATGTATTCCATTGTTTGCTGATACTGTAGATTTGTATTTACAATTTGTTATTACATCTAGAAAATATTTAATTAATATCAATGAACAAGATGAATATATTAGAGACATACTTTCATTTATTAACCAACGAATTTCGTCATATATACCTATGGTTTATCAAGTCTTAGAAAATCCAAAAATTATAATTGATCCACATTTAATGTTCAATAATATTTTATTACCTAATATTAATAATATTCCTGAATTAAATAAAATATCCAAACGTGAATTAAATAATATAAATCAAAAATTAAAACAAATTAGTCCTTATATTAAACAACCTTTTTTTTATTTTAAAAATCCAGAAAATTTTTTTATTGATATTATTTTTCCAATGCGAAAAAATTTTCCATTTGTTCATGATTCTATTTTAAATATAAGCAGTAGAATATTAAATAAAATCAATCGTAGTCTTATAAAATATAATAATTCTTAGTATAATATATAAAGAATTAATAAATTATATATATTATATATTAAAACTTTCAGTAAGTTAATTACTTAAAGTTTTAATATATAATTCTTATATAAATGATTAGCAATAATAATGATGATGAATTATCATCAATTGATATTTCTTTTAATTCTTTAAAAAATCAATTTTATAGTGTTAATAGTAATTTTGTTAAATCAATAGATAATTTTTTTACAGAATTAAATATTCTTAAAAATAATTACATAGAAAAAAATTTAGAAGTCGATAAAATTCTATATGAAATTAATTTAGAAAAACAGGAATTAAACAAAAAAAATAATGAGTTAGAAGAATTTAAAAAAGTATCATTTATTTCATCAATACATAAACGTTTAGATGAAAAAGAATATCAATTTGCTAATTTACAGAAGAAATATAATATTTTAGAAAAACAACATAATAAAAATTCAATAATTTCTTCTAAAAATAGTTCAGAAGAAACTAATATTTTAAAAATTAATCATTCACATTTATCTAATAATGACAATTTAGATAAAATAGAACAACATTTATCTAATAATGACAATTTAGATAAAATAGAACAACATTTATCTAATAATGACAATTTAGATAAAATAGAACAACATTTATCTAATAATGACAATTTAGATAAAATAGAACAACATTTATATAAAAATGACAATTTAGATAAAATAGAACAACATTTATCTAATAATGACAATTTAGATAAAATAGAACAACATTTATATAAAAATGACAATTTAGATAAAATAGATGAGATACAATTAATTAATAATATAGAAAAATCTATAAATGATAAAGAACAATTCATTAAAAATCAAGACAAATTTAATGATTTTGAAGCTGAAATTGATGGCAAAATATATATATTTTCAATAGATAATTATGGTAAGGGAGTATATTTTAAAAAATTAAAAAATGGGACTATTAGTAAAAAAATAAGTGGTAACTGGAAAGAAGATTCAAATGGAGAATTAATTATAGACTAAATTGTTTATAAATTAAATTAAATAATCGTATTATAATATATATATGAATAATCTAATTTCATCTTTTCAAAATAAAAATAATAATGAAATGGGAAATAAACAGTTAGAAAGAAATCTTGAAAATATATTTCATATTTCAAATATAAAAGATAATTCATTCAATCAAAATCATAATTTTCAATTTTTTGATAGACCTAAATGTAATTATCATGAACAAAAAGATTCTAAAATAAACAGTTTTTATAATTATACAATACCTCAAAAAGTGTCATTAGGTTATAATACTTTATTTGAAAAAAAACAAGAAAATTTACACAATAAAAAGATTAACAATGAAAATAATATAGATTTATTTAAATTTAATAATTCATTACCTAATAATATATATCATAATTTTTCTGAAAATACTAGATATACAAAAAAAAAAAATTTATCTACAAATTTTAATATTAATGATAGAAATAATCAAGAAAAAAAAATATCAGTAGGAGCAATAAATGGAATAAAAACACAATGTTCAAATGCATTTCTTTCATATTCTTCTACCCGTTAATAAGATAAACACTTAAATATAAAAATAGTTTTTAGTTATAAACTTTAAATTCATTAAATTAAATATATTAATTTTGCAATTTAATATTATAAGTAGATATTACATAACTATCTATTATAGATAATATTATATTTAGTATATAAATAGGAAATACAAAAATTTTGCTATTATGTAAATTTTTATGTTTAATTGTATATATATTCATTTTCATTAATTTGTTTACTGATAATGGAAATATTATTATAAAAAATAAAAAAAAATTTATAAAATTAAAATATATATTTAAAAAAGTATATAAGATACCAAATCCTATAAAAATAAAAGGTTTTTCTTCTATTATTGTTATTTTTTCAATATTTTCAATGTTTTTATATGAACAAGTATATTCAAAACAAAAATAACCATATGAATTACTTATAAATAAAAATGATAATATTTTTAGAAAAACAAAATTATTACTTATATAATTTAATATACTTATAAATAAATAAAATACACTGCTCAATAACATAAAATATATATTTTTTTCTAAACTTTCCTTTTTTTTTTTATTATCATCATCTAAATAATTTAATAAATCACCTAACTTATCCATAGATATAACATAACAACAAATATATACAGGTATATTCCATAAAAATTTAAAAATATTAATAATATAATTTGATATTAAATTACTATTATATATATAATTAAATAGAATATTAGGAATTATTAATAAAAATATATTAAATAAAATTAATTTTAAATATTTAATTAAAATTTTTTTTTTTATAATATTTACTATTTCAAATATACAAAGAATTGATGATATTAAACCATATAGAAAATCTGTAAAAAATATTTTCAATATCATAAATTTATATAATTAATATTTAAATATAATGAATCTTTAAATTATATTGCAGGGGTGAAATATTCAGATTTATTCTTTAAATTTAAATTTGTTTCACTATTATCTGAACTAACACTATTATCTGAACTAACACTATTATCTGAACTAACACTATTAATATCTGAACTATTACTATTATTATCTAAGAAAGGCTCAGCATAATCTATAAGTAGTTGTGTGTCAATAGAATCTAGATCAAGTTGATTTTTATTCATTTGATTATTATTTATTCTATCTTCTGACATTGTATCAAAATCACCTCCTTTCATTAAATAAGAATTAGTATCTAAAAAAGGCTTAGCGTAATTTATAAGTTTTTGTGTGTCAATAGACGTTGTATCAATTCCACCTCCTGCCATTGAATCACTTATTTTAATTTTATCAGACCATGCTTGTATGTTTTGAGGATGAGTTTGTTGATAACCTACCGACTCATTTGTAGAAGCCATACTTGCAAAGGATGTATCATTTGAACTTACTGGTTCCGTGGGATTTTTGTTATTATTACTTCCAATACTTAATTCATGAGTTGTATTAGCTATTACATGTGGTAAATCTAAACCTGTAAGTTGAAAACCGTTAACATCTACCGGATATTTTTGAATTAAGTTTTCTGAAGAATTAAATTGATGTTCAGGCATAAATAATTGCATATCATTATTATGATAATTTGTGGATCGAGATGCCCCATAACCATGTATACCATCCTTAAAATTAGGTTTACCATCTATTACTGAACCTAAATCTTGAACAATATTATTTGGAATACTTTGACCTGTTATATATCTACCTCCTCCAACTTTTTTTTTTTTATTATTATTACTATACAAATAGTATATAGACATTAATATTCCTAAAGGAATTAATGTAGAAATAGATAAATTTAGTGCTGATAGACCAGTAATTTTTAAATAACTTCCTATTAATTCATCGTCTAATATAGGTATTTTATTTTTCAAAAATTTACCTCCTCCTTTTTGATTATCACTTTTAATTATAAAATTAATAGCTTTAATAAACATATCTTTACCCATAATTAATCCTAAAGGAACTAATGTTGATGTATTTAACAATTTTATACCCATATATTTTAAATAAACATCTAATATTCTATTGTCTGAGACTTTTTTTAAAAATTTGTGTATATCATCTTTTAAAAAACCTCCACCAGTTGTTTTATTTGATATTCCATAATTATTTACAATATCCTTAGCAGTTATATTTTCTACTTTTAATTTAGGAAATTCATACTTATTATTATAAGTTATATTATTATGTGTTTTAGAACAACAATTATCCTGTGTATTTATAACATTTAAATAAGATTGAGATCCTGCTATCATATTTTTTTTCATTATTATAATATATATATATATATTTATTATTTTTTTAAATTTTGTAATTTGCTTGTAATAATAATCTTGGATAAAATACTCCAATTAAATTATTTAATTTTAATATAGTATCTAATATAATAACATTTTTCGAACAAAAAAATTTATTTTTAAAAGCATCTAAATTTATATTAGATTTAATTTCTGAATGTAAAATAGTCACACTTTCATTAACAACAATTTTCCATAAATTATTATCATTTATTTTTAAATAACAATTTTTGTATGATAGAAAATTTGAATTAACAATTTTGTTAATATTAAAAGAAGAGTCAATATTTTTTATATTATTACAATTTTCAATATTTAATAAGCTACCTATAAATTTACAATTATTAAAAATAATGTCAAAACAATTAATTTTAATAAATGATGAATTTATCATCGTAAAATAAACATTTTTAAAAATAATATTTGATTTTTTTACATTAAAATAGTTATTAGAATTTAAAGAACTTTCTATAGATAAATTTTTAAATGTTATATTGCTTTTTTCAATATCGAATGAAATATTTATACTTCCTTTAATTATAATCTTTTCATATTTACCTATTAAATTTATATTATTATAATTAATATAAATATTTTCTATATATTCTTTATTTGGATAAATTTCAATGTATATAGGTCCTTTATTATAGAATTCATTTTCAACTATATAATTAATACAATCCTGAATATTATTATATTTATAATTTAATCCTACACTATATTTAAATAAATTAGAAATATGGTAATTATCTAATATAATGTCATTTTGCACTTCTATAAAACCTTTATTATTTAATTTAATTGTATTATTAATATTAAGATCTTTATTTATAGTAATTGAACCTTGTGTATATATATCACAATTATTATTAATATAAAATTTATCTGAAATATTCACATAATTTTCATTATTATTATTAAATAAATTAATAGATTTACATGCTATATTCAAAAAATTTTCTTTTATCTTAAAATCGAATCTATTATATTTATCATTATAAAATATTCCATTATTATTATCATCTTTAATACTCCAATTTTTATTTGGATTATTAATTATTTTAAAAATAAAATCATTATTAGTAATTATATTAGAAATATTTTTACATTCAATAATTTTTTTTATAAACATATTTCCATTTAAATAAAAATCTCCATTTATATTTAAATCTCCATTTATACAAATTTTATTATTATCACAATCAACACTTAAAGTATTATTATATATGTTTCCTATATTAATTAATTTATTTGATCTTAAATTATATGATTTTTCATTTATTGTTAAAGAATTATATTTATTAATAATTGAAAAATAATTAGTATCTAATTTAATATATGAATTTTTTTTATCATTAAAAATAAAATCTAAACTAGAATTTTGTTTATTAAGGAGTATATTAGAATTATAATCTCCTATTTCAATTATATTTTTTGAATTTATTTTTAGATAATTAAATGAATTTAAATCAAGTGTATTTAAACTTTCTATATTAAAATCATTTGAATTACAAAATATTCCTCCATTAGGACAATTAAATAACATTGAATCTTTATTATCTCCATGACAATTAAGTGATAATTTTGAATCATCCGGTAATTTGAAATTTTTAAAAACATCTATACTAATATTACCATTTAATGATACAATTTGTTCTAATTTAGTAGAAATAGTTTTATTCATAAAATATAATTTTGTGATAACTTTAAATATCTTTTAAATTTTCAATAAGTTCATGATTAATATATGCTATTGATAAATTTTAATGTATTTATATAATATTTACTATAAATAAATTTAAATTTATAAGTATTATAGATACTTATTACGTTAACTAAGTAAATATAAACTAAAATATATATTTATTTAAATTATTTAGATAAATATATATGTATAATATATGGAATATTGTTCACCTTATTCTAAAATAAATTCAGATAATAATATATCATGTTATTCTAAATCTATATTAAAAAAAATTGCTATACAATATAATAAATATAATAAAGACAAAATAATAATACCAAAAAATTTAGATAATGATGAACAACTAAAAACTGTATGGGACCAAATTTTGAATAAAATTAATAAAAAATACAAATATATATGTAAGGAAGAATATTGCTGGAAAAATTTAAATTTTTTGAATAAAAAAATAAAAAAAAAACTTATTAAAAATATAAGACCAGAACAACCTATAAGTTGGAAAAAAAATAATTTCGAATGGCTAAGCACTACTGATTTAAATAATGCATTAAATCCATATAAACAATTACATCAAGCATATTTATATATAGGTGCTATACCTCTTGATTATGATTATGAATTAATACCCGGTATATGTATATCGGATGAATTATGTAAATTAAATTTAAAAAAATTATATTTTAATAAAGGTATCCGATATATAGGAGTTGTTTTTAATCTTGATAAACATAATCAATCTGGAAGTCATTGGGTATCTTTTTTAGCAAACTTAAATAATGGAGGTATATATTATTTTGATTCAATTGGTATTATGCCTAAAAATGAAGTTCAAAAATTAATGGAAACAATTCGTATACAAGGAAATAATTTAATTAAAGATCAATTAATAGATTTTTCAAATATAAGTGATGAACATAAAATAGAAGCATCATATAATTTTATATCAAATAATAAAATTTCAGTATCTAAAAATATTAATATTCAATTAGATACACCTACAATAATATTAAATAAACCTGAATTAATATTTCATATAATAAAGATAAGTGAAAATCCTAATAATAAAAAAGAAAATATACTTTTATTGAATAAAGAGATTCAAAATAATCAAGAAAATAATATAATTTTACAAAAAGGTTTTAGAAAATTTTATAATAATATAAGATTTCAATTTAAAAATAGTGAATGTGGGATTTATTCTATTTTTTTCCAAACAGAACTATTAGAAGGAAAAAAATTTGTTGATTTTTGCACAAATGTTATTGATGATAATACTATAAATAAATTAAGACAATTTTACTTTAGTCCTACTATAATAAAAAAAAAAAAAAAAAAAAAATTTTTAATTTCTTATATAATAATAATGAAAATTAATCCTTTTACATCAAAGGTTGTAATATTAGGAAATACATGTGTAGGTAAATCTTGTATAGTTCAAAGACAAATAAAAAATCAATTTTCTATATATTCTGAACCAACAATCGGAGCAGCTTATTCTACAATATCAATAAAATTAAATGATAATACCATAAATCTTCAAGTATGGGATACAGCTGGTCAAGAAAGATATAAAAGTTTAACACCATTTTATTACCGAGGAGCATCAGTTGCAATTATTGTTTATGATATAACTTCCAGAGAATCATTTGAAGGTGCTAAATTTTGGGTGTCTGAAATAAAAACATCTAATACTAATATCATTTTTTTAGTAGGAAATAAATCAGATTTGTATAATTACAGATCTGTTTCTTTTGAAGAAGCTCAGCTATATAGCAATACGAATAATATTTTATTCATAGAAACTTCAGCAAGATCAGGATATAATATTAATAATTTATTTAAAATAGTTGCTGAAAAAACTTATGAATATTTTGACAAAAATAAACAAAATATAGAATTAGAAGAATTTATATTAAAAGATATTAGGAATAAAAATAAAGCTAATAACAAATTTAAATATTGTTATATGGATTTTTGCTCAATTATTTAATATATTGTCTAAACCTACTTCTATATTGGTCTCAATATTCCATCCTAATAATTTAAGTTTTTCATTACTTATATAATATCTTCTATCATTAAATGGTCTATCTTTTATATATTCTATCCAATCTGAAAAATTATCAGTATTTTTAATCTTTTTTATTAATAATTTTGCTAAATCTATAATACTATATTCCATATTATTATCACAACCTATATTATAAATTTCTCCTATTTCTCCTTTATCTAATATACATTCAAAAGCTTTTGCAGTATCTACAGAGTATAAGAATGCTCTTATTGAACTTCCATCTCCCTGTATTGTTATTTTTTTGTTTTCTTTTAGTAATTTTATAAATTTTGGAATAACTTTTTCTGGATATTGATTAGGTCCATATACATTGTTTCCTCTAGTTATTATTATAGGCATATTATATGAATGAGAATAGGATTGAACTAATAATTCAGCACCTGCTTTTGTAGCAGCATATGGATTTGTGGGAACTAACACACTATGTTCGGTTTTAGACTTTTCATTAATATCATTCATAGATTCTCCATAAACTTCATCAGTAGAAACATGTATAAATTTTTTGATTTTTCCATATTTTCTACAAGATTCCAATAATGAATGAGTTCCAAAAATATTATCCTTTGTAAATTGTAATGAATCGTCAAATGAATTTTGCACATGTGATTGTGCTGCAAAATGAATTATTGTATCTATATTGTTTTCAACTAAGATATAATCTATTAATTCTGAATTATTTATATCACATTGAATAAACTTATATTTACAAGATTCTCTTATATCTTTATCTACATTATTAACATTAGCACAATAATATAATTTATCAACATTTATAATATTAATTAAAGGATATTTTCTCAAAAAATAATTAATAAAACTAGAACCAATAAATCCGGCACCTCCAGTAATTAATAAATTTTTTATATTACTAATATAATTATTATTTTTAATAATTATATTTCTTATATATGTTTCACGATACTTAATTAGACAATCTTTCACAGATTCTTTAATATTTTTTACATTAGGAAATAGTTCTTTTAATTTAGTTGTATCTAAATAATTATTAGATCTATCGCTTTCTAAAATTTTAGATTGTTCTTCTAGTGAAAAGTTTTTCCAAGTAAACTTTTCATCTACTATATCTCTAAACATAGTTAAAATTTCATTATGTGATATTAAACCAGGATTCGCTAAATTAATAGTTCCAGTGACTTTATTTTTCATCATCTCTAAAACTTTAGGAAGTAATTCAGGAAGAACAGTCATTGAATTTGGAATAGAACATATATATTCATATGTAGTAATTTTAGTTATAAAATTTCTAGAATTCACAGTATCTGTTATTGGCATTCTTATTCTAAGATTTAAAACATTATCTTCATATAATGACATTAATTGATCAGTAAATCCTTTCACTGTAGAATAAGAAGAACCAAAGAAATTAGGTAATGAACTTTCAACAAAACCATTCATTTCTTTACCTAAAGGATGATTTTTATCATATTTAAAAATACATCCTGTTCCAATGTATGTATAATGTATATTTCTTACTTTTGATAAAACTGCTAATATTAAAGGTGCATATAAATTATCTCTTACATTTTCTAATAACTTATTTTTTTGTTCTAAATAATCTATTGTGCTATAATAAATATTATCAATAGTACCATGTGTTCTTCCAATAAACGAAATAATATTACTTGGATTAATATTATCTATTTCATTTGACACTTCATTAATATTATTTGCTCTTGCTATACCTTCAATATATTTAATATTGTTTTCATTTAAAATTTTTAAAAATTGCTGACCAATCCAACCCTTAGAACCATAAATTAAAATATTCATTAATTTCATATATATATATTTTTTTTTTTTTTTTTTTATTACGCAGATTTACTTGTAATTATTATATGTTTTAAATTATTTACAACATATAATAATATTTGTTTTTCTTTACATTTATAATTCTGTAAAATTAGAATATTCTCCTCCATTTGGAGCATTTACTTCTAATCCTTGAATACAGTGCTGATTATTGAAAGTGCGTGTGCACGAATATTGATTAGATCCAGGAACAAAATTGTTTTGATCATCTACATTAACAGCATTTTTAATAGAAGACGGATAAATTCCATCCCATCCCTCAACAACATTATTTAATTGTTTTGATGGTGTGCTTACATTTGCGGTACTTTGATCATCTATAGGTAATAAACTACCTCCTATATCAGATACATTATTTAATAAATTACTACCTGTATCTGCTATATCATCTAAAAGATCTGATCCTGTTTCAACAACATCTTCCATTAATTCTTCACCTGTATTAATAACATTTCCTAATAAATCAGAACTTGTATTATAAATATTTGATGTTAATTCAGTTCCTGTATCTATTGCATTTATAGCTAAATTTTGACCTGTATTAATAACATCTCCTACTAAATCAGAAGACGTTTCATACATATTATCTATAATACCATTATTATTATTATCATTATACCCATTTACATTATTTTCTAAATTATTAACATTTTCTTCATCTATCATATTATCTTCAGATTCTACATAATTTTTCGCAGAAGGTAACCAAGATGTTTGACCAGGTTGAGATACACTTAAATTAGTATTATATAATCTCATTTTATTAGCAGTTTGTAATGTTATTATAAATCCAACTGCTACTAAAATTGCAATACCCGGATCTCTTGTAGCCATATAAACAATTATAAAAGCAAATCCAATTCTTGAAAATGTATTATCAATTAAATTTGCTAATGATGGTGGTAATTTAGGAGCAGCTAAAGCCGCATATAAGCCTAATAAAATTTTTATTGTTATATTTATATTTTGATTATCCAATGTTCTATTTAAAACTTTCTCAAAATTTCCAAATACTTCTTTAAATAAATCTGACATTTTCTATATATATCATAGATTTAGAAATTTATTTTAAATTAAATTTAAACTTTTACTTTAAATAATTATATTTTTATTAAAAAAAAATATAATTATTTAAAATTATAATATATATTTAATTATTATGAAAAAATCTGGTATATATTGTAATTTATATATAAAACTTTTTAGAAAAAATAGTATAAAATTAGAATCTGATAAAGAAAATAAATATTGGAATAAATCATTTACACTAGCTTCTGGAGATTTATTTTTATGGAATACAGAAAAACAATGTTGGTTCGGTCCTAGAAATTCTATTAATGAACTTATTAAAGGAGAAGCAAAATGGTATTCAGTAAAAAGAAATAATGAAATATCTATAAAACAGATATTTAATAATATGGTTTTTGAAAAGTATGGTAAAGGATATTTATTGAAAAATTATGATAATAATCTAAAAATAAATAATAAAAAATATTTTGAAGGAGGTTGGTTAATACATACTAAAACAGGTAAAGTTGGTTGGTTTTTTAAATCATCTTATTATGATAAATTGATAATTGGTGGTGCCGAATTTATAGTAAATGATTTTAAATATAGTCCTTCTATTTGTAACAAAAATAATAACGAAAATAATAAATCTAAAAAATATGTTTTATCTTCTTATAAAAAAGGTTTTCACCTTAAACATACTTCAGGTCAACAAATACCTAATCAAAAATACTGGTTAGGTGGTTGGTGGCAACCCAAACATAATGCATGGTTTTTTAAAAAAGAAATGGAAAATATTATTTTACAAAATCTATTTGATATAGAAAATCAATATTCTATTTCAAAATATGGTAAAGGATTTCATGTTAAACATATTTCAAATAAAAAAATTCCAATATGTAATTATTGGTTAGGGGGGTTCTGGCAACCCAAACACAATGCATGGTTTTTTAGTAAAGAACACGAACAAAGGTTAAAAAACTTGTTATGTAATTCTAATGATGATTATGAAAATTTATCTGTATTAAGTGATGAATATAACGAAATATCTGAATCATATTTTGAAAATATGATTCTTTCTAATTATAAAAATGGTCTACTTTTAAAACCGCCTTTAAATCATAAAGATTATGGACAAAAATACTATAATAATGGTTATTGGTCTAATAATCTAAAAGGTTGGGTATTTCATAAATCGGATGAAGATAAACTCCAATTAATTACTGGTATATCTTTATCAAAATTATAGATTTTTAATTAAAATAAATTATAATATATCAATATATTAAAAATGTATAAAGTAATTGTTAATCCCTATAATAATAAAAAATATAGTATATTTTCTAAAAAAGGATTGGATACATTAAATATGTATATAAATATAAATATAAATGTTAATAAAAAATCTAATGTTAAAAAATATTTACCTATAAATAAACTTGTTGGAATAAATTCACATCCTTTTGTTCTTTTTTATTTTAAAAATTTAAAAAATTTTAATACAAAAAATACAATCTCAAGTGTAGTATTAATTGGTGAAGACCATAATTTTTCAAAATATAAATGTAATAATGAAAAAAATTGTTACAATATAAATGATTTTCAAAAAACATTATTTAAATATATTTATAATATGGGTTGCACTCTTGATGTATTTATTGAAAATTATACAAAAAGATTGAAAATTGATAATTATGATATTTATCATTCATTTGTTAAAACCGAAAATTCAATGCTAAAATCTTGGAAAAATAGATTTATATATACTGATGATCATAATTTTGAAAATTTATTAGAAAATAAAAATGGAGAAGAAATTAAAGAATATAATAATGTATATTTTCATTTAATAGATTTAAGATATATGTTCAATGAAAAATTAAATATATTTGTGACATTAAAAATTTTGAATATAGATATTACTAAAATTTATCCTAATTTTGATTATGAAAATGATCTGATATGTATTTTAACATATATATTATATAAAGAAAATACTGAAAATAATTTAAATTTTCAAAAAGGAAAATTTATTATCAATACAATAAGTAATGAAATTGATCAACTAATAGCAAATAAAATTAATACATATAAATTTATAGAATTTATTAATCTATATAAAAATTTAATCTCTATAATTATTAAATTTTATAAAAATGATAAAAATTTTATAGATAGTTATATCAAAAGTGTTAGTGTAATAACATCTGCAATAGACAAAACTAATATTTTTGAAACATTAGATAGTTTATTGATGGATATTTATACTATTAATAAAATGTTTAATAATATACGCAAAAATATATTATTTTATGGAGGTGGTTGGCATACTATGGTATATTGTGAATTTATAAATCAATATTATAAAAAATCTCCTGATATAAAAAGTAAAAATAAAATTTTTAATAAATTAGTTCTAGATAATTTTAATTATGAATGCGGAACTTAGTTTTGTTTAATGTAAGTTAAATTAATAATTTAATTTAATTTTTTCTATTATCTCAGATGTTGATATATGACTAGTATATAACATTTTTTCATAAATATTATTTTTAATCGGTATTTCATACCAATAATTTTCACTTTCTTTTGAAATATCATTACCTCGTATAACTAAATTAATATCATATTTTTTAATAAATTCATCTGTAATTGGCATAGTAGCATTTTTTATTACGCTATCAACATATTTTATAGATTGTATAATTATTAAACGATCTTCTATATTATAAACTGGTTCTCTTTTATATATTTTACAATCATTATCAGACATTAAACCTACATATAATTGTGAATCTGGATATTTATTCTTTATATTTTTAAATAGTAAAACATGTCCACTATGAAATAAATCACAAACTACGTCTGTATAGATAATCATATAATATATATAATATATATAATTATATATTATATTAACATATTATATAATTATAAAATCTTATTTATATCTATAATGAAATTTAATTTAAAAAATTTAATAGATAAAGGTATATTCAAAAAAATAAATTACTACATAAATCAAAATAGTATAATTGGTGGTGGCAAATATAGAGCGTCTATGTGTAATTATATACCAGAATCAATTGTGCTTGATTATAAAAAAAGAATAATTGTTATAGGAGATATACATGGAGATTTTAATTCATTACTTAAATGCCTTTATATAGCTAAAGTTATAGATAAAAATTGTAAATGGATAGGTAATAATACTATTGTAATTCAATTAGGTGATCAACTTGATAAGGGGGGTAGAGTTAATTTATCTGTTGATACTATTAATGATGAACTTGAAGAATTAAAAGTCATAGAATTTATGCATTATTTACATTTTGAAGCTAAAAAAAAAAATGGAGCTGTATATAATTTATTAGGAAATCATGAATTAATGAATATACTTGGTGATTTTAGATATGCTACTTCAAATCATATTAAAGGTTTTGGAGGAGATAAAACAAGAAAAGAATTATTTAAACCAGGAGGTGCTATCGCTATAAAATTAGCTTGTAATACTAATGGTATAATGCAAATAGGTAATTGGATATTTGTTCATGCTGGATTACTTCCCCATCATGTGAAAAAATTTAGTATAACAGACATTAATAATAAAATAAGAAATATATTATTAGGAAATATAACAAAAGATAATGCAGGACCAGAAATGGATGATATTTTATATGGTCCAGATGGAATTTTATGGAATAGATTTTATACAAAAAATAAAAATAATTGTAAAATTTTAAACGAAACTTTTCAAATATTAAAATTACATAAAGGTCATATGGTTGTTGGTCATACTATTCAAGATAAAATTAATAGTATTTGTAATGATAAACTATGGTTCGCGGATATTGGAATGTCTAGCGCATTTGGTGATAATACTAACAGTAACGTTGAAATATTAGAAATTAAGAATAATAAAGATGTAAAAATATTAAGATATTAGTTGCTATAGATTAACATATATTATTTTAACTTCTACTAAATCTATAGAATTATTTAATTTATATAAAACAACTTTAAAATTATGATTTTTCTCTATAATATTATTATTATAATTATCTATACTTAAATTTAAACCATTAACACTTAGATTATCTAAATCTAAACTATTAACACTTAGATTATCTAAATCTAAACTATTAACACTTAGATTATCTAAATCTAAACTATTAACATTTAAATTATCAAAACTTATATTTTCTATATTTATATTTTCTATATTATTTATTTTTTCATAATTATTATATGGATTATATTTCAAAAATTTATTTTCTATAACAAAATTTACTTTATAATGTTTTAAAATATTTATATATTTTTGTAGTAATCCACTACAATTACTACGTGTTATGATCCCAAAATTATATGATAATTTATTTCCATAATAATTTGTCAAACATTCTTTATAATCAGATCTAATAAAAATATTTAATGGTCCAAAAGATTCTTCTTTCAGTGTAAAATTTGTATTTTTTTCATTAATCCACATAATTTTTACAAAATATCTTGAATTGATTTTATGTAATATTATTTCATTGTTTTCTGAAATTTGATTTAGTTCTAACATATTGATAGATTTAATAAACTCCTTGCTATATAGTTTATGTATATCTTTTTCAAAAATACATAAATTTATATTATCGTCCCAAGGTATAATTGACTTATTTCTTATGCAACCTAAAAGTGTCCCTTTTATTGCCCAATATGCAATTTTATAATTTTCAAATAGATAAATTATTTCTGATAATAAATTATATAATTTTATAAATTTATTTTTGTCTCTCCTTATTATATAACATATTAATAATTCTCTTTTTTGTAATAATTTTTTATAATTAAAGCTCATATATTATTTGATTTAAAATAAATTTATATATTTATTTATTTTTATTATAAATTTCTATGTCGTCTTGATATATTTCTCTTGCTTTTAAGTGTTTTTCATAAAAAGGTTTCTTTTCATCTTCGGATGCTTCTCTCCATTTTATACCTAATTCTTTCATTAAATCTCCTATCTTTATACTAGGATTTTTATTTTTTATATCTGGTCTATTACATTCACAAAAATGTAAATAAGCAGATTTAGGTCTTTTAGGTTTTAATGGATCTACTATCTTTTTTAATTTTTGTTTATTTCCTAAAAATTTAGTTGTTAATTCATCTATTTTATTTATTTGATCTAACTCTATTGCTATTTTTTCAATTAATATTTTGTGTGAATTAAACCATAATGCATTTATACCTACTGTATCATTATGAAAATTTATATGATTCATTTATATATATATATTCATATCTTATGTATAAGTTATTATAACTACTAATTGAATTTAATTAATAATACTTAAAGTATTTATCTATTAATATTATAATGTATAATTGGCATTATTTATTTTCTTTTTGGATTTATATCTGTTTTCTTTTATATATAAATAAATTTATCCCATTTAATCCTATGCCAGTATTTCTAATAATTTTTGTTACTGATATATATTTGCTTTATAATCTATTTTCAATAAAGATAAAAACAAATACTATGTTATTACGATTATTTTTCATACTTTCAATCCATTATTTTCCATTATATAATCTATTAAAATATGATAAATTTAATTTTGATTTAAAAAGTATAATTTTTTATAGTATTTTGTTTCTTATATATTTGCTTTATATCCATGTTAATAATTTAAAAATAGACCAATTGTATTCTAATAAAATAAATAAAGAATCAATTAAAAATTTTATTAAATATCGTTTTAATAATAATTATCAATTTTATGGATGGATTATATATTTAATATATATGAATATTAGATTACTATAATAAATATTTATATAAATAAAATATATACTAATTATTATATTAATGAATCAATTGTAAATTATAATATAATAATTATATTTAGATTAATTTGTGTAAACAAAAAATCAAAATAGACTAAGAATGATATTCAATAAATTATTTTATCCATAAACAAGTTCCCTCTATACTTCCTTTATAAGGTATTTGTATTACTCCAGTTTCTGAATTTACAAATGAGTTTACTTCATTTGGTTTAACATTTTCGGGTAAATATGCAGATAAATGAACTGTATCTTTAGTTTCAATCTTATTATTAGTAGACAATTCTAAAATAGAATCTATTTTAAAGCAACAAGCTCTATCATTCATCCTTATAATAAAATCACTTATATTAAGTATTACTTTAGTAAATTCATTACATCTTGAATCAGGTATAACACTTTTCTTATTTTTACCAAAATAATATTGTGTGACATGAGAACAATAGGTTTTGAAATTTTGTTGCTCTCCTAAATTTTTATATACAAATTTCATTAAGCTTGTGATATCATACTGATTTAGAAAAAATCCTATATATTCTGGAACTTTGTTATATACAGCCATATTATTACTAATACCATAGTAATTAATATTTTTTATCTCATTTATAATATTAAATATTTCATTTTCTATACTAACTCTTAGATTATTTAATTTATCTACATTATTTAGAATAAATAACTTAAATACATTTAATGACTCATTATATGCTGTAATAGAATAATTATATAGTCTTAGATCTTTTTTAGTATAAAAAACGGGATAATTTATACTATTTTCTGGAGATATGAAATTTTTAAAATTTTCATTTACATATACCATAGCTTCATTTATATCTGACTCAAATCTACCTACTATTAATCTATCACCTTTATTTGATCTATTTATAATACCAGCAATTGATACTGCCAAATATAATGGTTCAAAATAATTAAGAGGAGTTGCAAAGAATATTTTACAATTAAACATCTGAAATAAATCTAAATATTTTTCATATTGCTTCGCATTAGTATTACATCTTGTTAAAATTATTACTTCGGAACCATTTGAATTTCGTATATCATGATATAATGCTCCTTGACAAGATAATGTGCATCCCCAATATTCATCTTGTTCATAGTATTTAACATTCTTTTCTAATTTTAGATTTTCACATATAGCATTTCCTAATGTTGATTTTCCACTACCCTGTAATCCTTGAATCATACATACTATAGGACTATTTAGCTTATCTCTTATATGATATATATTACCTAAAATTTTATAATATTCTTTCTCGTTAAATTCTCCAATATCATCAAAGCTTAGTTTAATTTCATCATTATTTGTTTCTTTAAGAAATTCTTTCCATCTGATATTAAATCCATTATCAAGTTGTCCTTTAACTGATTGAATTGACGTATGACCAATTATTTTACATGGATAACATTTATTCATCATCCAAAACCCAAAGTCAAATAATAATTTAGTAAATTTTGCTGCTGAAATGGTTGATAATCTATGATAATCTTTTGTTTCACATACTCTCCTGGAAATATCTTCTATGTATCTATACCCTCGTAATATACATTGTCTTGCTATTCTCTTAAAAATATACCCTATAGCCTTATTTTTTACTAGGATTACCCTATTTGTAATTTTATTCCTACAATATAATACTCCTCCTTCACCATTGTCTGTTCTACCTATATCAAAAACCTTTTCTAAATACTCTACATTATTTCCTTCCTGTAATGAATCAAAAACTGTTTTATAATTAACTATATTATAACCTTCTTTTTGTAAACTTTTTAATGAATTAATTGGATTTTCACAGACACCTCTTTTTGAAATTGAAAACCATTTTATTTTATTATCTCCATCACAAAAATGTTGTCCATCACAATATTCTCCTACAATAGAAAATCTTTTTATAGCAAATTCATTATTACTGAAACAATTCAAATGAGTTGATATATTTTTAATTATATCTTCAAATATACCTAATGAAAGTTCACCTAATTTATACTTTGTTTTAAATTCGGAGAACTTTTCTTTATCAAGTAAAGTTTTGATATTAATAGGAATATGAACATTCTTAGAACCTGCAACTATAAATTTTTCACCATCATCGCTTATGAATTGGGTGCATACACAATTCTTACCATTCTCCTTTTCTGTATATATAATTTCTAATACACTATCTTTTGCCCATTTTATTATTTCACTATGATCATAAATTTCGGTATCTCTTAATTTACTATAATCATCCTCTGGATCTTCATCTATTGGTGTCTTTCCTGAAAATTTTTTATTTCCTTCCAATATTGTTTGAAATTTACCATTAATAAATATAATAGAACAAGCTCTGGGTAAAATATCTATCAAAATTTTACTTTTTTCATATTCTTTATCGTCATCTAGCTTATCTTTTAATTTATATGTATATACTACTACACCGTTATAAATTGATTGTTTTACTGATATTTTTGAAATAATTTCTTCTATTTCTGTTTTACTATATAAATTTATTAAATCTTCTTTTTGCTCAAGAAATTTATCCATTTTATTATAAAAATTATTATTTTTTCATCTTAATCAAATTTATTTTCTAAATTATTTTAAATTCTTAATAATATAATATAATGAAATCAGAATTTATTATATCTTCATTACAATTTATTAAATTAACTATTATTATAAGTATTTTACTTTTAGTTTATGATTATATTTGGTTAAAATATTTTTTTATTAAACCTTTCCGAAATATGATAACTAAAATACAAATATCACCTTTTTCACCAAAAATTATATATAGTATTCCTGTTTATATATTAATAGTTTTAGCAATTATTGTTTATGTATTACCAAAAATTAATAATAAAACCATTTTAAAAGATAGCATATTATATGGTGGATTATTAGGCTTAATAATATTTGGAGTTTTTGAATTTACCAATATTATTCTTTTTGAAAAATATTCATTAAATTTAGCATTAATTGATATAATATGGGGAATATTTTTATTTAGCATAGTGACATATTCTACAAAAAAATTTTTGATAAATTCAAAATATATTATATAAACATTTAAATAAATAACAAATATAATTAATATTATGATTTGTCCTATAATTATTTATCATATTTCAACAAAAATTAATGAAAATAATATATATAACTTATATATTTCAAAAAAAAATATACTTAATGATGAAATATCTGGTATTATTATTGTTCCTGATACAAATTGCAAACGATCTATATTAGATGGAAATAATATTGAATATACAAAAAATTTAATTAGATATAAAGGCGAAGAATATTGTTTTGATGAATTAGCTATAGGAATCGAAAATAACATATGTTATCTTATTACTAAAACTGAAAAAAAAAAATTATGGCATTTACCAAATCAAATTATTTCATTTTTAGATTTAGATGAATATATGTCATATTCTTCAAAACAAATAGATAATTTTAACTAATTATATCTTAACAAATTAAAAACAATACTAATCCTATAATATCAAAATTATAATTAGAAAACAATATAATAGCATCCTTTAAAAACAAAATCTTATACTTTACTTATATACATGTATATATTTGAATATACTTCTATATTCAAATATATCATTTTAAAATTAAAAATACTTAAAAAAATATAAAATATTATATTATATATAATAATGACAATAGAAAATTCTTATATGTTTCCTACTTGTAACTATATGTTAGGTTTAGGAGGTAAAAAACCTGATAATGAAAATAATATTATAGCATTTGAAAATGTTTTGAAAGAAGAAAATAAAGATTTAATAAGAGGTTTATTATTAATTAAAATAAACAATGAATCTACTGATCAAGAAGCTATGCTTATTACACCACAACCTTTCAATGATGATCGAGAAGGACTTCAATTAGGTAATAAAAAAGTATCTTTTGAAGATACCCATATGAATTTAGAAAATCAAATATTTGAATATAAAAATATGGAAATAGCTTATACCATTGATGAAAATACTAAAGAACACAAAAGTATATTGCTTACTAAAAATAAAAAAGAAGAAATTATACAATTAAATACTAAAGTTATTGAATTTTTTCAAATGAATTATGTAGCAAAAACTATTAAAATTGTTATTGTTAATAATGAACTTGCTTTATCTCAAGTAAATATTCAAAATGTCACCCCTATATTATCTTCTGTTGATTGGACAAAAAAAATTATTTACGAAGATAGTGTCAATTTTGAAAATGCCGATATTAAAAACTATAGTGAAACTAATAATGATACAGAAAGTAATGAAAAATCAAAATGGATATCTGAAAATTCATTCTTATTTAAAGATAATATTAAACATAAATTAGCTGATTGCCAATTAGCACAATCTGATAATAAATTATATATAGTGATAAGACAACAAAATAAAGATGATATTTTATTAGGCTATGTTATACACTCTTCTGCTATTCCTAAAAATACTCAACAAAATCAAAATTTACAACCTATTAACGAAAACATTGTAAATGAGCTTTAATCGTCATTTATAAAACCATAATCATTTATTATTATATTTTCTTTACTTTTACTTTTACTTTTTTTTTCTCCTTTTATATCTATTTTAGGAATTATATCTAATTGACTTGTTAAAAATTCTAAATTTTCTTTAATATTATCATTAATATCATAAATATTAATAGGATAATCCATTTTACGATAATAAGCTTTTCGTTTATTATATTGATTTGGAAATACTGAAAAATTATCTACTATATCCCAACAAATAGGATGTGATTCGTGTTTCTTTCTCAGAATTCTACCTATAGATTGAATTATATCTGAACGTGGAGAAGCAAAAATTACTGCGTCTAAATCTGGTATATCCATACCTTCACTACTCATCGTATATGTTCCTAATAATATTTCGTTATCTTCACTTTTTTTTAGATCTTTTTCTTTCATTCCTCCTACATAATAACCTATTGTTGCTATATTTCTTGATTTTATTTTTTCAAATATTTCTGTTAAATGAGAACGTCTATCACTTAATATTAATATTTTTTTGCCTTGATTATGTAATCTTTTCACTATTTCTATTACTAATTCTGTTCTTCTTTCATAATCGCATATATTATTTATCATTCTAGCCATACATATTTTTCCAAACCCTGTAAGTTCCATTTTACTATATTTTTGGTCTGAGCAATTATAAATAGCAATATTTACATGAATCGGTAATAATCCTTCTCGTTTTTTATTATCAAAAAGCGTTGGTCCTAAAAACCAATGAAAAACTTTAGACAATCCGTCCTTTCTTTTTGGAGTTGCTGATAATCCTAAACTGTATTCACTATTTATTTTAGGGAGTGCTCTTGAAAAAACTTCTGCCCCTATATGATGACAATTAGATACTACTGGACCTTCAAAGTATTGTATTTTATTGTTTTTTTTCTCTCCTATCACAAAATTATGATTATCTGTAACTTCAATGTCATATACAAAAGCATCTTTCTCTTTACCATATCCTTTATTTTTGGTATATTCTAGTTTGTTAATTCTTAAAGTTCCGTATTCTAAAAATTTATTATTCCATATACTTTTATATTCAAAATTTTCATTATCTACTAATTCTATATCTTTAAAACTATTATGTAAATATTTATCTATTAATACTAAAAATTCATGACTGTCTTTCAAATTAAATTTAATATAATAAGTATTTTTACTAAGACTTTTCATTTTGGGATATAAATGATAAGCATTAAAAAGTTGTATTAATCTAAGAAAACTATCATGATCAAATCTACCGTGTAAAGATACTTTACAATTTATTAATTTACCTTTATCCATATACCAAATTGCTATTCCCATCAGGTCTATTTTCTCAATTAACCATTGAGAAACTGATATATTATTTATAAATTCTTCTTTTATATCAAAGATATCTGTGCTAAATTTATGATAATTTCCTACATATTCATTGCCTTTGATATAATTAAATTTTTTTACTCCTAATATTTCACCTTTCCAATAGCAATAATCTTTTTGTTTTTCTGAGTGTATTATTTCCATTTTTGTTCTATATTTTTTATATTTAATCTTACCATTGCCTAAATATGTTCCATAAATTATTTGTAATTGGTCATAGTTTAATCCTTTAGCAATGGTACTATTTTTGTTATTAATATCATATTTAGATAGAATTATTTCTCCAATATTAAGATTTTTGGCTTCTTTGTATCCATTTATACTTAGAATTTTATGTTCAGGAGTACAGGTAATTGTTTTATTGGACATTGTAATTTTTATCAAATCTTTTCTTAATTTTCTCCAACAATAAGTAAGATTTTTATATTCAAAAATTTTTAATTTTTCATTATAGCTTAATATTTTTGGTAGATCTTCTTTATTTTCCCATTTATCGTATAAATCTCCTATATATTTTATACCTTGGTCTGTAATGATACCTGTTTTGTATGGAAAGCATTCATCAACAATAGTAAATCCAAAATCATCAAAAGTTTCCCAGGGATATTCACGCATCGAGATACTTTGCAACATTCCTATAACTATATCTTTGTTTCTTATTTCTACTTTTGATGATTGAATTACTCCTACTCTTGCGTCTGGTAAAAATTGTTCTATTCGCTCCTTCCATTGATTAATCAAAAATTCTTTATGGACTATGACGAGAGCTTTCTTTTTTAATGAGGCTATTAGATATAAAGCAAGAGCCGTATTATGAGTAACTGTGGTGTCACCTAATAAGAATCGGTGATTACCATCTATTTCAAAACCATAGTAGTCATCAACTTCTTTTTTTTCTAATCTTATTCTCGTAGCTAAAACATCTTTAATTTGCTTTCTTGGTACAGCTTTTTTCCTTTCACATTTAACTGGAATTTCATTAAGTCCTGGTCCATTAATATTTATCCTATAATAAGTGCCTTCCCTTTTGCTTCCTTTATACATACACGATTTTTTACATTCACTTTTATATGCAGCAAAACCTAATGATCTTGCAATATAAATAATATCATCTAATAATATTTGATTTTTCTGAATAATATCATAACCATTGTTATGAAGATAACCATCTGAATCTATAATTCCTGCTAATACTTCTAGCTGGATTTTTCTTGTATTACACTTATATTTATATGGAATATGTTTATTATTTATTAAGTTATTTGATTTTAACATAATTCTAAATTTATTTTCTAATTTTTTACCATTATCATCGGTTTTAATACTTAATGTATATCTATATGTTCCTTTATTATGTTCGGTATCTCTTCCTTGGACTAAAGTTTGATTTAATCTATCACAATATTCTCTAAAATAATCTATTACGGGTTCTTCTATAGTGGTTATAACAGGACCGGATGAATTACCATCTCCCAACCAATAACCCAAGGCATATGGTTCTATATCAATTTCTTTTTCGGGAAATACTACAGGAACTCTATAACCTAATAATGGACCAGCTCTACCATGGTACGATGGAGGTAAATTAAGATAATCTTTTACAGATATATCAACAATAGTTCCTTTTTTTTTATCTTTAGCTTTAGTAGTAGAGTATTTGAGTGATAATATATGAGATTCATTAACTGTATAAGAATCCCCTTTTGTAGGAATTACTTCATACATCATTTCTCTACCTCTTGCTAATGATAAAACATTTCTTGGAGTAGAATCATCACCCATTAGTTGATCTCCTACTACTATATTTTGAACCAGTTTCATTTCACCATTAAACATCATAATTTTAGTATCTTTAGAAACACATTTTCCGAATCCACATGGGAGAGCTAAAATCCCCCCTTTACTTTTAGACGATAAACTTCCTGGCTCACAAGATTTCAGAAATGCCTCGACCACTGGTATTTGTTTATCACGCAATTCACCAGCAAATTCGAGGTCAATATCAAGACCTTTAGCGGTATCTTTAATTTTGTCAGGATCACCGAATGTTTCAAATCCATAATGTTTAGGTAAAAATAATTTCTTTTCACTTTCTAAATAAACAGGAAATGGGGCAGCTTTAGCAGCATAATTTTCATTAACATACGGGGAAACAGTTAATTCTTTTTTTGTTCTATTAATATCTCTAAATCCAAAATGTTGCTTTACAATCGCATAACCTCTATGTGTAACAATAGTTTTTATAACTTTTTTATCTTTCTTTGGAAAAACTAAATTTTTTTTTTTTTTACTTTCAGAATTACAAAATTTAGAATCATTTAATTTTAAATCAGTTTTATTTAAATCTTCTGTTTCTAATAAATTATCTTCTTCTAATGAATTCACTGGATTTTCTTCTATTAATATATTTTTAGTCTTTGTTTTCATTTTAATATACACGATTTTATATTAATAATTATCAATTTATTTATAATTATTAATTTATTGTTAAATAAAAATAAATTATGTTCTTTAAATACTTTTAAATAATGAAATTAAACACCATAATCACAAACTTTGTTCATACAATTAGGAGAACAAATTTTATGAAAACTTTTTTCATAAAAAATTACAGAAAAAACATTTTCTTTTATTTCCAAATCAATTCCACATACACCACAATTATTTAAACCACCTATATTATAAAAATATCTATTTATTAGTTGTTTATTATCTGTAGCTTCAAAAAGAAAATAAGTTTGCACTTTTTTTAAATTTTTAGCAATATTTTCAATTAGATCTACACTCATATTATCTAAATAATTTTTCATAAATTTTATATTTAAATATCTTTATATATATATATAAAAGAAATGTATAATAGAATTATTAACCCCAAAACAAATAGAAAAGTAAATATAAATAGTAAATTAGGTAAATATATTTTAAAAAAATATTTATTTTTTATAAATGGAGGAGCAACTAATGAAAATACTGGAGCAACTAATGAAAATACTGAATATAAATATATTGCAAATTCCAACCAACCAGCTGAAGCCGAAGCTCAAGCCAGAGCCATCGCTGTAGACAAAGCCGCTGCCAGACTAGCAGTTCAAGCCAGAGATGCTACCGACCCAGCAGCAATAGCTGACGCGGAAGCCAGAGCCTCTGCTGCCGCTGCTGCTGTCGCCAGAGCCACTGCCCACCAAGCAGCCAGAGCCAAAGACGCTGCCCGTCAAGCAGCTGAAGCTAACGCCGGAAATGTTCCCGGCCTATCAGCTGAAGCCAGAGCCGCTGCCACACTAGCAGTTGAAGCCGAGGCTGAAGCTAGAGCAGCTGCCGAGCGAGCAGTTAATTCCAAAGCCGCCCACAACGCCAGTATCGTGAAAGCGCTAGCTCAAGAATTAATAAAAAATAGACAAAGAAAAATAAAAATAAATTATTAATTAATCCTAATAAATGATACACACGTTAGAATGTAAATGCACACTATAAATAATTTAAAATTAAATTATAAAATAGACTTAAAGTTTAATTTTAATTTTAAACAAGTGCTATGAATAAAATTTGTAAATTTTACATGGAAAATAATTGTAAAAAAGGAGATAGTTGTGATTTTGTCCATGACAATAATATTTGTAAAGATTGGTGGTTTAATAAATGTAATATTGTAGGATGTAATTTTAAGCATGGTTTAGATAATAAAAAAGGATGGGGAACATCAACCAATATTTCGTATATAAATAATAAAGATAGAATATCAAGTGCTAAAATATTAAGTGATATTAGTAATAAAAGAAAAAAAAATACTGAAACATTTAAGCCAAATCATTCTTCAATGGATATGAAAATAATTTTAGATATTGCAAAAGACACTAAATATACAAGAGAAATTTATTCCAATGAAGTAATAATTTTAAAAAATCTATTTTGTAATGATAATGATCTAACAATGTATAATAATCTTCTATCAGAAATTAATAATTCAGGTATATGCGAAGATGAGTTATGGAAGTTATGGCATGGAGATACGCATTTAATTGCGGATGATAAAAAATGTTGGAAAGAAAAATGTCCACTATTTAGTATGGTAATTGAAAAAATCCAAAATTATTTTGATATGGATATTAAAGCTACACGATTTAATTGGTATAGGAATTCCGATGAATGGAAACCTTTTCATCACGACGCATCAGCAGTAAAAGCCGATAAAGCAGAAACACAAAATTTTACTGTAGCAGTTTCATTTGGATGCGACAGAGAAGCCGCGTTTGAACATACTAAAAATAAAACAAAAATATCAATACCAATATCAAATGGAACTATATATATTTTTTCAAAAGATATTAATATTGATTGGCGACACGGTATTCTACAAGTCCCACCAGATAAAAAACATAGCAGAGGAAGAATATCATTAATTATGTGGGGATGGGTGCGGATGAGTGATAAATGATTATATTACTTTATGTGTTTCACAGTTAAAATAATTAATTACCTTAAGTCTATTCATATTAAGTTTAGATAGTTTTTATTTAAATATCAAATGTCTAAATCAAATTTTGTATTGGTATTCTTAAGGAGTTCAATTAATAGGACTTGGGCTTCTACCTTTACGTCTATGAGGGGGACTTGGGCTTCTACCTTTACGTCTATGAGGGGGACTTGGGCTTCTACCTTTACGTCTATGAGGGGGACTTGGGCTTCTACCTTTACGTCTATGAGGAGGACTTGCGCTTCTACGTTTGTCACTTTCAACAGGACTTCTGCTTCTGACATTATCTCTACTTGGATCTTTAACTGGTTCAGAATCTGAAGTTGTTGTAATTCTATAAGGGGGAATATGAAAATAAATTTCAAACTGTTCTACAATACTTTTCCATTTATCATCTGAATTTGTGTCAATATCTAAAAATATATTAAATATATCTTTCCAAAATTTAAGTTCAGGATATTTAGTAAAAATATCTGTGTAATGTTTTACATAAACATAATATTTAGTAGACAATTTACATTCTTTTCTGTTTCCGGTATATATTTCGACAAAAATAACTAATAATAAAAGTATATATAATGATTTTATTTTAAAATCATCTTTAATATTATGTTTTTCATAAAACTTATCAATTTTAAAACCTGACTCTTCAATACCATCATATGGTATAATATGTTTTTCATAAAAGTTATCAATTTTAAAACCTGACTCTTCAATACCATCATATGGTATAATATGATAAAATTGTCTAAAATAAATAGGAACTGGAAAAATTTCGTGTTCTGAAGCAATAGTAGATTCATTATCAATAAATATCCATCTATTATTCCATTTATTATTTTCGTGAATATCGTCAATAACACCAATATTTTCTAATTTAATATCAAGATAAATAAGTTTTTGGTTATATAATAAATTCAATAAATCAGTATAAAGTCTTTTTATATTAAAGTGAATATATTCTAAATCTTCTGTTCTACCTTGTTTAACAACTTCATCAAGTGTATGATTTACTTCTTTAATATATATAATTTGTTCTTCAATACCAAATTTTTTGTATTCATCACTGCAAAAATCAACAGGTTCGGATTCTATTAAAATATCTCTCCATTTATTTATTAAATCTTTATCTTTAATCTGATCATATTCGTGTCTACTTAATTTTTTATAATACAATCTAATACGTTCGTCCTCCTTAGTATTTTCAAAAATTTGGGTCCCAACTTCACTTTGAGGTGGATTAGAAGAAATTATTTTAGCATTTTCGGTTGCTTTTAATCTTTTTTCTCCAAAATTTATTTCTACATCAATTTTTTTTCCACCATTTTGTAAATATTTCTTGATAATTTTTAAACCTTTATTAGAATGAATATTAAATTTTTTTTTAGTAATAGGATCAATAATATTTTTATACATATATAATATTTATAAAATAATTTGTTATAATTTTTGGTTTATTAAATCTTGTTTATTTTTTACAATAAATTTTTTAAGAATATAATTAAATGTAGTATCTTTTTTATCTGGATTATAAGTGTAATACCACATTAAATAATTAAAATCTTGTTTGGATATTTGATTTATTTTAAAACCTTTATATTTACCTTTTTTAAAAACATTTTCACCAAGATTGTCAGACATTTTAATAGATTTCATCATTCCTAAACGAGCAAGTTCATCTGCTTTTTCATTAGAAAGAGAATGAATATCTTGTTTTCCAGTATGAGCATCAATATGTAAGAATTTAATATTATTATAATGTGATTTATAAAAAAAGTAGCCTTGTTTTATTAATTCTAAATTAGGAATATGATTTTTAGATTTCCAATCTTTTTTATATAATTTATCTCCATAATTTGTAAAACATTTAATAGAATATTCAGAATCAGTATATATATTAACTAAATTACCTTTTTTAAGATAATCATTTATAATTTCAAAAACTTTTAAAATTGCTTTCAATTCAGCAATATTATTGGTGGATGGTCCAATTAAAGGTATTGATAAATTTCTATTATCATTTTGTGAAAAGTATATACCATAACCTGCATAAGATATTTGTTGACCATTACCATAACAACTACCATCAGTATATACATTTAATATAGAATTATCATTAATATTTGTTTGTATAATATTATTTGTAATATAATCAGGTGTTTTAATGTTATTAATAAAATTTTTAGCTTCCAAAATATTATCAAATTTTTTATATTTTGCTCCTTTGAATGATAAAACATTTTTTTTACAATCTTCCCAATTGTAATATATACCCGGTAAATAACCGATACGCACAGCATAATATTTCATTTAAATGATATATATTTATAAATCATTTAAATCAAATTTATTTAGAAAAAAAAGAAAAAATTTGATATAAATATATAAAGTATATATATTTATATTTAAATAACAACATAATGAATGAAATAGAAAATGGAAGTTTACTTGATATAAAATATATAGATTTGGATGATTCAGAAACGTATCATTCTTACGATTGTTATGATAAAATAGTTGAAAATATTATAGAAGGAAATATTAAACAAGATGGGCCTATAATAGAAACACCAGAAAATATGTCAATAAATTTGAAATTACATCAAAAAAGAATGATTTTTGAAATGTTAAATAAAGAAAAAATAGAACATAGAGTATCATCAAGAATAAATGGGTTTATTTTAGCAGATAAAGTAGGTTCTGGAAAATCAATAGTAGTTTTAGGTTTAATATCGAAATCTAAATTAGTAAATATAGTTCAATCTAATAAATTAATATATAAAACACCTAAATATTCTAATTTTTTAGGATTTAGGATAAATGCTAATCCAGAATTTAAAACTAATTTAATAGTAATACCTCATGGTATTTATAATCAATGGTTAGATTATATAGTAAAATATACAAATTTAAGCTATTATGGAATATCATATTGTGCTGATTTAAAAAAAATTCCATACGAAAAAATGTTAAATGGAGAATGTGATGTTATTTTAGTTAAATCTACAAAATATAATGATTTTATGGAAGCAATTTATACTAAATACCCTTATTCAGTAAAAAAAGAGATAAGTGTAATAGATAATCAAAGTATGCATTTAGAACAAGAATTATATACAAAGATATATAATGTTCATAATTGTATTAGAGATCATAATTATAATGCAACATTTCTTTTAAAGTTGGCAGCATTAAAAAATAGTATAAACAAAATTGATATAGAGAAATTAAAAGAGGATATTGAAAAAGCAGGAAAATATAGATTAGATTTTATAAATCAATATTCTGGACCTATTTTTCAACGTGTTTTTATAGATGAGGCAAATTCAATAAGAATTGCAAAATGTGCTCAAGCATATGGAAAAGTTAATTGGTTTATTACATCATCTGTAAAAGATTTATTATATCCTAATGGTAAAAGAGTTTATGATATGAGTCTAAGTAAAATATTTGTCAATGGTATAAAAGGTTCTGGATTTATTAAAGATACATTTATACATAATAGTGGTAAAAATTTGTGTAATTTTATTCAAGAATTATATTTAAAAAATAATAATGAATTTGTAGAAAATTCTTTTAATTTACCGGAACCAATAGAAAATAAAATAAGTTGTTTTACACCAGCAGAGTTAAAAATATTACAAGATTTAGCATTACCTGAAGTTATTCAAGCTTTAAATGCAGGAGATACAGCTTCTGCTATAAGTAAAGTAGGTTGTTCAGTTTCTAATGAAGAATCGATTGTTAATGCAGTATTAAAAAATTTAAATACTGAATTTGAAACTAAAAGCAATCAATTAAAAGTTAAAAATACTCTTTACAATGAAATATTGATAGAAATAAATGAAATTAAGAATAATATATTGTCAATTAAATCTAATTTACCGAATGAAGAAGAATATGAAGAAGAAATTGCAGACACAAATATATTAAATTTAATTGAAATGTTAAAAATTAATAAGGAGAATTTACAAATTCAAAATTCCACAAAAAGTAATTTACAAAAATCAATAAAAAATTTTACAGAACAAATAGCAAATTTACAATTTAAAATTGATTCTCTAAAATCTAGAATTACAAATATAAAAGATAAAGAATGTCCAATTTGTACTCTAACTGTTTGTGTTCCTATAATTACTCCCTGTTGTAGAAATATTTTCTGTTTTAGTTGTATAGCACAAGCATTACACGTAAGTCACAATACATGTCCTTTATGTCGTGATGCAAATCTTGATTTAAATAAACTTACTATTATATCTGCGGATAAACAAGTTAATGAAATTGAAGAAGATAAATTACCAACAAAACTGGAGAGCTTAATTAACCTAATAAATTCTAAACCAGATGGTAGATTTTTAGTATTTTCAGAATATGAAAATTCTTTTAATGAGATTGTAAATGAATTTAATAAGAGAGGAATTACTTATAGTAAACTTTGTGGTTCTACAGGACATATTACAAATTTAATCAAAAAATATACTTGTAATCAAATAAAAGTATTATTACTTAATGCAAAACATTATGGTTCTGGACTTAATTTACAAATGACAAGTGATATTGTTATTTATCATAGAATGACCAATGATTTGGAAAAACAAATTGTTGGAAGAGGTCAACGTGTAGGTCGTGAATCAGCACTTGTAGTAAATTATCTTTGTTATGAAAATGAAATCTAATAAATAATGCAATCTAATTTATAAAAATTAAATGTAATATTAGATTTTATTTAAGTTTTGTTAATTATTGCAATGATTTATGATATCAAACAAATAATTTTCTTTTAAAATTTTTAAAACATTAAATTTTGAATTAAATTTTTTATAAATTAAAAAATTTATATATTTTTTATTTTTAATAGCTCTAATAAAATCGTGTAAAGCAATAATTGCTTCTTCTTTTTGTTTATTTATTTTATTTTTATTTTCTAAATTTCTTTTTATTAATTTTTTCATTAGTTCTTGTTTAAAATTATTTTGTAAAAAATAATTTTTTGGATTGATAATATTTTTTGATTCATAAAACATATTATTGTTTCGACAATATTCTAAAGTTCCACAAATAGTATTGAAATTTACTTCATTTTTTTTTTTATTTATCATTATATAATAATAATAATATATTTTAAGCAGAACAACTTAAACATGTATTTTCTTTTTCTGGTTCAATTGTAAATTGTTGTGCTTTTGCTGCAGCTTTTGTTCTTAAATAATATATACCAGTTTTTAGACCTTTTGACCATGTATAAAAATGCATGCTTGTAAGTTTGCTAAAATCAGGATCTTTTAAAAATAAATTCAAACTTTGTGATTGGCATACATAAATACCTCTTTCTGCGGCTTGATCAATTAATGTTTTTTGTGATAAATCCCAAGATATTTTATACAATGATTTTAATTTATCTGGAATAGCATTTATATTTTGTATAGAACCACTATTTAATATTATTTCATCTTTAATGTCCTTAGACCAAATTCCAATATTTATCAAATCATTTAATAAATATTGATTAATTACAACAAATGAACCAGCAATAGTATTTCTTGAATATATATTAGATGTTAAAGGTTCAATACATTCATTATTACCTAATATTTGACTGGTAGATGCGGTGGGCATTGGCGCTATAAGTAAACTATTTCGAACACCAAATTTTAATACATTTTCTCTTAAAGATTCCCAATCTAATATAAAATCATCTATTTTTAGTATAGGATCTTGATTCCATAAATCAAATTGAAATTTTCCTTGAGATAATGGTGAACCTTCAAATGAAGAATAAGAACCTATATATTTTAAATTTTTAATAGAAATTATTTCATCATTTTCATTTATGATATATAATTCTTCATCAATAGGTAAATATTCATTTTCTAATTTTTCCATTTCTTTACAAAATAAATCTTTATTATTATCGCCTGTTTTCCATGTAAAAATATCATCTATACATTTTTCGTATTCATTTGCTCTAGTATATTTATGTTTATTAAAATCTCCTCGTAATTTTATTATTTTTTCTAAATGAATATTTCTTTCTTTTGCTATTTCCATAGAAGCTTCCATTGAACCATAGTAAATTGTTGCAAATATTTCTTTATTTAACTGGTGAGCTTCAGGACTATCAAAACTTACCCTCATTAATGAATATACATCTGCAAGACCTTGAACACCTATACCAATAGGTCTATGTAATTTATTAGAATATCTTGTTTCAGGAACTGGATAATAATTTATATCAATTACTTTATTTAAATTATATGTTATTATTTTAGCAACTTTATATAATTCCTTAAAGTTGTATTTAGGCTTAAAAAATGTTATTAATTCGCTAAAACCTCCAATATAATCTTTTGTGTTATCTCCATATGCTACAAATATTTGAGGTAATGTATTTTTAGTATTTTCAGGTTTTAACATATACATAAACTCTATATTCTTTTGATTTTCTTCTATATCAAGATATTGATATATTACATTTAAATTATTAAGATAATTTTTTGAATATTTACAAAATTTACAAGATTCTTTTCCAAATAATATTATTTCTGTTATATTATTATAATCATATGGTTCTACATATTTTGGAAGACCTATTGACGCTAAAGTGCAACATGCATATTGATTGTGATTAGAAAATTCTAGGATTTCACTGCATAAGTTTGATGAACATATAGTGCCAATATTTTGTTGATTTGTTTTATGATTGGCTGCATCTTTGTAGCAAATATATGGTGTTCCAGTTTCAATTTGTGAAATTAAAATTTTTTCCCATAAATGTTGTGCCTTAACTCGCTTAAAGACATGATCATCAAGTCTTTCATATTTACAATATAGTTTATTAAATTCTTCACCATATATTTTAGTAAGTCCTCTACATTTATCAGGACACATTAATGCCCACATACCATTATCCCTAACTCTTTGCATAAATAAATCAGATATCCATAGAGCATAAAATAAATCTCTTGCTCTAGCATTTTCATCTCCATGATTTTTCTTAGCTTCTAAAAATTCATATATATCAGAATGCCATGTTTCTAAATAAATAGCAAAACTTCCTTGACGTTTTCCACTTTGATTAATATGTCTAGCTGTTTCATTGAAAACACGTAACATAGGAACTAAACCATTACTTTTTCCATTAGTGCTTTTAATAACAGAATTTTCTGCTCTAATATCATGTGCCCAAACACCAATACCTCCAGCCCATTTAGAAATTTTAGCACAATCTCTCAAACATTTATAAATACCATCAACAGAATCTTCCATTCCAAGTAAAAAACAACTAAGCATTTGAGGACGATACGTGCTACTATGAAATAAAGTAGGAGTAGCATGAATAAAATATTTCTGAGACATATAATCATAAGTTTCTAATACTTTTGATATATCATCTTTATGTATACCTAGTGATACTCTTAAAAATAGATGTTGAATTCTCTCTATTGTCTTATCATTAATTTTTATAAGATATGCTTTTTCTAAAGTCTTAAAACCAAAATAATCAAAATCATAATCTCTATAGTAATTAATAGATGAATTTAATTTTTGTTTGTTATTCATCACTAAATTATATATTTCTTCAGATACAAGTGGATTATGTTTTTTATGTTTATCAATATTATTATACATCTGATAAATTGTTTCTGAAAATGAAGGTGATGTAAGTTTATGATTATTTGAAATTATAATACGTGATGCTAATTTTCCAAAATTAGGATGTGTTGTAATATTTCCAGTGCAAATTTCAGCAGATAATTCATCAAGTTTAGAAGTGCTGATACCAGAATAAATTTGTGATACAACTTTTTGAGAAATTTTAATATGATCAATATTTTTAATTTTAGGTTCCATATCACACAATGAACCTAATCTCCAAATAATTTTATCAAAAGATACATCTTGTTTTTCTCCATTGCGTTTTATAACAATCATTTTATTTTTATACATATTAATTATAAATACAAATATTTTTAAGTTAAAATATATTTGTATTTTATTTAAAAAAATACAATTATTACTGTGAAGAATTATCATTTATAATTTTATCTTTATTTTCATTAATAATTTCTTGATAAATTTTTTGTAAATCTTCTATATTTTCTTGTATAACATATTTTAGAAAATGATTCATATCTTTGTAATTAATTACAATGTTAGGTAATTTTAATTCAGAAACTAAATTTTTTACAAAATTCAGTTTATCTAATAAAACAAAAGTAGAAATATAATCTGCTTTTAATCTTTTTATATCTGATATTTTCCAATCTCTAACTGCTAAATATTTATTATAAATAGAAATTCTAAATAAATTTTCTTCTTCTAATTGTTTTTTTTGATTATCTATTTTAAACTTTTCACTTACCGAATTTGGATTTAATTTATTATATAAATAAATATCACAATCATCTAACATAAAAATATTATATTTATTTGATAATGTAGATTCTTCAAATATTTGAATAAAAACTATAAAATCATCATACCATTTTAAATTTTCATCATAATATAAATTAATACCAAGAGCTTTTCTTGACAATAATATTAATCTTCCTGGAGTATTACAATTATTAATATTATATTTAAAAGGTGAGATTTTTTTTTCATTCCAAGTTTTCACAATATCCTTTACAATATTATTATAGCTTAGATAACATTTATTAAATATCGGAAAAGATACATTACCATCTGGATGTTCATTTGTTAAAATATCATTATAAGGTAGCATCAATACATCTGGATTATATTTTAAATAAATTTCTATACGAGCAAGCGCATTAGGATATAAAAAATCATCACCATCAATAGGTATTAAATAATCATAACTTTTATATTGATAAAATAAATTTACAACACTATTATGTCCTTTACCAGGTTTACCATTACTACTTGTTCTAATAATTGCTACATCTTTAAAATACTCTAAAATTTTATTGTAATAATTATCATCTAAAGTATTTACAACAATAAGTATATCATAGTCAAGTTTAGTATTTTTTTGATTTTTTATACTATTGTAACTACTTTTTAATAAATCAATATCACTACTTGTTAAAATTGTAATTAAAAATTTAAGCATTTTAATTATATATATTAGAAAAATTTTATTCACTTTCTATTTTTTTAAAAAAAAGAAAAAACTATTTAAAATTGCTTTATATAAATATATAAATATCCGCTAAAATTTCTAAGATAAATAATTATGAATATTCTTTATTATATATTTAGCAAATATAGTAATATTATTAAATTTAATTAATATAAAATCGTATATTTTCTAAAATTTTTTTTACTATTTTATAAATATCTTTACTATAATTAATATGTAAATTATTTACTGTTTTACCAAATTTAGTTGCTTTAATAATTTTATTTACTTGATTATTTGAAATATCATTTAACCATTCATTTATTATACATGAAAACATATCAATAAAATTATTAGGATAATGTAAATAAATTTCTTTTAATCTTAATTCAACATTTTCATAATTAGTAATAGTATATATTTCATTTAAATCTCCAATTAATATATTATAATAATTGCATTTATTTGGATAAAAATCAATATTTATTATTGATGAATTAATATATAGATAATGAATAAAAAAATTTTCAATTATATAATCAAAATTACATGTATTGTATAATAATTTATTTATATACATAGCATTATTTAACAAATATTTTTTCATATTTATAAATGATTCAATACATATATTCAAATATATTCTTCCTACTGTAATATATAAACTATTATTTTTATAATTTATAAATAAGATGCTATTATCTTTAGATTCATTATTATTTTTTTTTAATAAAATTGAATTTTTATTTTTAATTAAAAAATTATTAGTATATATATTAATTTCATCTTTTTTTATATACAAATTAAATTTATCTAATTTCCATTGTATATCAATAATATTTAAATTTCTAAAATTTATTATTACATTATCTATTGAAACTTTTAAATATTTTAAAATAACATTTTCGTCATTTAAATAAGAATTACAAATATTAATTATAGAATTAGAATTATTTATTATGAAACTTGATTTTAGATCGTTATTTAAACTAAATGACTCTAATTTAGTTTTATTTTCAATAATTGTTAATTTTTTTTTTTTATAGTTTTCTTTTTGTATATAACTATTTTCTAAATTATTAAATAGATTATCAAAAACAACTTTATTAGGAATTTTAATATTATATTTTTTTATATATTTATTGAATGAAATATATATTTTATAAGTTAGACTATTATATATATTTAATATTACTAAATCATTAAATATATCTTTAGTTAGTATATTATAAGAAAAATTACGCACATTTAAAATTTCTTTTCGAAAACTATAAATTTGTAAATCATCTACTTTAAAACTTGAATTTACATTAATTTTTATATTATTACTATATATTTTATATAAATTAATATTATTATATGTGCAATAAACTTTGTTAATATTAATTTTAATATCAAAATTCACTTTAGGATTATTATTATCTATTTTTATATTATTCAATAATTCAAATATATTAATAAGTTTATCAATTGAATCATTTAGTGTTATTTTAATTCTATTAATATTTATAATTATAGAATTACTATTATATGTAATTATAATATCATTAGCTAGTAATAATGTTTTATTTTGTTTAATAATATATAATTTTTTAATATATATATTAAATAAATTTGATATTTTATAAATTTTAATATCATTTATATTAATTTGTAAAAAATGAAATTTAATAAATATATTTTTTATAATATACGTTTGTTTGTGTAAAAAAAATGATAATATTCTCGATAGTTTTTTATATCCTACACGTATATGATGATCTATATTATTAATTACAACACTTGCTATTAAATTATTATTATTTTCATTTAACTCAAATTCTATAAAATTTTTTAAATCAATTTTAATTAATTGAATAATAAATAATATGTATGGACGATTGTCAATATTATTGTAAAATAATAATTTAATTTTATATATTTCTATTTTATTAAATATATTTTTTAAGATTTTGTTAATTGGTAAAAAATCTATTTTAAATAAAAATTTTGTCAAATATAAATGCTGTTCTATAATACTTTCTCTATATTTTGTGCAGTATTTTTTTAAATTTCGATGATAGAAATAATTTAATATAGTGCCAATAAGAATGTTAATACTTTTTTTTATAAATTTAGTAAAATAATTAATAATCATATGTAAGATTTATTAACTTACCTTTAGATTTTCATTTTATTTTGTTTTTAAATAAAATTTTTCATTTATTTTATTTAATAAATTATTTTAGTTAATTTCTTTATTTTCCAAATTAATAATATAGATATGAATGATATTCAATTATATTGGATAAGAAATGAACATTCAGTATGGGAAAAAGTCAATTTAATTGATACTGATAATAACTATATGATATTTAAACAAGAAAATAATGAAATTATTAAAATTCTAAAAAAAGATAAAAAAAAATATTTATTACGTAATTCAGATGAAGATGATAATTGCAATAATTTAACAAATTTAATTAATCTAAATGCAGCCAGTATTTTAAATAATTTAAATTTAAGATATAATAATAATAATATATATACTTTTAATGATAATATATTATTAGCAATAAATCCTTTTAAAACATTAGATATTTATAATAAAAATGTAATAAATATATATAATTCTAATGATATAAAAAAAAAAATTCCACATCCTTATTTTATAGGACAATTATCTTATGAAAACCTAAAAAAAAATATAAAGATGAATCAATCTATATTAGTAAGCGGAGAATCAGGCGCGGGTAAAACTCAAACAACTAAATATATTATGAATTATATATCATCTATAACTAATAGTAATCTAAAAATTGAAAAAAAAATATTCGCAGCAAATCCAATATTAGAAGCTTTTGGAAATGCAAAAACACTTAGAAATGATAATTCAAGTAGATTTGGTAAGTTTATAAAACTATTATTTGATGAAAATTATAATTTAGTAGGCGGTTTAATAAATAATTATTTATTAGAAAAAATAAGATTAACATCATTATGTTCAAATGAAAGAAATTTTCATATATTTTATATATTACTAAAATCTTTAGATAATACAGAAAAAAAAAAATTATATTTACAAAATATAAATAATTATAATTATTTAAATAAATCATTAAAAATAGATAGAGATGATGGTATAAATGATAATGATTTATATGTAGAATTATTAAACTCTTTTAATATTTTAGATTTTAATAAAGATGAAATAGATGATATATTCAAAATTATTTCTTTTATATTAAATTTGGGAAATATAGAAAATAATGAAGAAATAAATAACAATATATATATAAATAATTGTTGTAATTTAATTGATATAGATAAAATTAAACTGATTGATATCCTTAAATATAGATATTTAACAATTAATAATGAAACTATTCAAATAGAAAATAATAATAATGAATTATATATTATAAGAGATAGTATAACACAAATTTTATATGATTTATTATTTAATTTCATAGTTAAAAAAATAAATCATACTATTTATAATGATTTTAAATATTATATAGGAATACTTGATATATTTGGTTTTGAAGTTTTTGAAAATAATGGTTTTGAACAACTTGCTATTAATTACACAAATGAGAAACTACAAAATATATTTAATAAATATATTTTTGAACTAGAACAAATAGAATATAGTAATGAAAATATTGAATGGAAAAATATTGATTATCCAAATAATAATAAAATTATTAATTTGATAGAAAATAACAAACAGGGTATATATGCTCATTTAACGGAACAATGTATTTTGAAATCTGGCACTAATAATTTATTTTATAATAGTTTACTAAATATAAATAATAATTTTTTAAATATATCAAATAGTGATATTGTAAAACAAAAAATAAATATAGATCATTATGCGGGAACAGTATCATATACAATTAATAATTTTATAGATAAAAATAAAAATATATGTGACAAAAGAATATATGAATTATTTAATAAAACATCTAGTTCTATTATAAAACAATTTGATTTTTCTTTACATACAAATGATCTAAAGACAAATAATAAAAATAATTTTGTTATAAATCAATTTAAACTACAGTTAAATGAATTAATTAATGAAATAAATAATACAGAAAAACATTTTATAAGATGTATTAAACCTAATGATAAAAATTTATCTAATTTATTTGACAGAATAAGAGTATATGAACAGTTGAAATATTGTGGAGTTTTAGAAGCTGTGAAAATAGCTCGTGCAGGTTATCCTATAAGAATAAAAAAAAATTTATTTATTTCAGAATTTTATAGTCTAATGAATTATTTTAAAATTAAATTAGATATTAACAACATTAATATATTTATTTCAAAATATTATCCTGATTTAGAAAAAAAAAAAAATTTTTTTCAAATAGGTAAAACAAAAATATTTATGAAAAGAGAAGTATATGAAGAAATTTTAAATGAAAAAAATAAAATATTAACTTTTTATACAATTCAAATTCAAAAAAACTTTAAAAAATATGTTTATCAAAAAAAATATAAAAATTTTAGAAAAATACTTATAAATTTACAGATAAAATGGAAACATTATTTACTTATAAAATATAGTGTATTAAAAATTCAATCAGTTTATAAAAAATTTAAATTAAAAAAATATCAAAAAAAATTAAAATTATCTTCAATTTTAATTAAAAATAAAATATATTCGTTTTATACAAGAAATAATTATATTAATTTAAGAAATAATATAATTAAAATCCAAAGTTATTTAAGATTAACTATTCAAAAAAATAAATTTATTAATGAACGTAATAGAAATATTGCTATTTTAAAAATTGAAAGACAATATATTTCATATAAAAATAAAAAACTTATATTAAAAAATTTAAAAAAAATTTTATTCCTAAATAAAAAAAATCAACTATTAGAATTAGAGCTAAAAGAATTGAATGATAAATCTAATAGTATTGCAATAAAAAAAGATTTTCAAATTGAGCTACAAAATTTAAGAAATGAAAATTTACAAAATCAAGAAATATTAAAAGAAGAATTAGAACAAATTGAAATTAAAAATGGATTATTAGAATTACAATTAAAAAATGTTAATAAAAATAACGAAATAAACTTTGAAAATCTTAAAAATATACAAGATAAATTAGACTACGAAGAAATTAATAATAAATGTATAATTTATGAAAGGGATAAAATTATAGAAAATTTGATATTTGAAAATAATAATTTAAAAAATAATACATCTGATAAAGTTAATGATATTCAGGCTAATTATGAATTAGCTCAAAAAATGGAAGATTTATATCTTAAATTAAGTATAGCTGAAGAACAATTAAAACAAACTCATATATTAAAATATAATAAAAACAAAGGATTTTTTGATTACCTTAGAGATATATTTGGATAATTATAATTAATTTGTAAGTCAACTATAAATGTTTTTAATAATATCATCAATATTATCTATATTTACTAACTTTTTTATTGAATCACTAATTAACTTATAAAATATATACTGTAATGCTAAAACATCACTCATTGCTCTATGTGCATTTTTATTTTTATAATTATAAATAGTGGTTAATGTATTTAAACTATGAGAGCTTAAATTTGGTAAAACTAATTGTGCTAATCTAAAAGTATCAATACATCTAAATTTATCAAAATTATATCTGATATTATATTTAGAAAATTGATATTTAAGAAATAATATATCAAAACCATCGTTATTATGTGCTACTAAATATCTATTATTTTTATATTTTTTATCTTCTAAATTTAGAAAATTTTTAAATTCCTCAAAAGCATCAGTAGTATTTATACCTTCTTTTTCTAACATATTATCAGTAATATTTGTTATTTGAATTATTTTTTTTGGTAATGGTTTTTGAATATTAATTAATACATTAAAATTATTTCCAAGATTATCTTTAGCAGCAATTTCTATTATATTATTATGATATGGATTAAAACCAGTAGTTTCTAAATCATACCAAATTATTCTATTACTTATATCATTTTCTATTTTTTCCAATGTCATTTATTAAATATACTTAAAATAAATTAATTATAATTTTAAATCAAATTATTTATTTAAAATTATAATATATTTTCTAATACCACTTTAAATGATTCTTTTAATTCCAACGGAATATTACATAAATCTATTATCATTTTATTTATAGCATATCTATTTAAAGATTGAGGATTTTCTCTTAATTTATTCAATAATAGATTATTATCTTTTATTAATTTTAAAGCAGTTTTTTTTCCACATTTTTTAAAACAACTTGGTATATTATCTGACTTATCACCGCAAATAATTTTTAAAGATAAATCTATTTCTGGAGAACCATCCGATTTTTCATTAAGTATTTTTTCTTTTAAATTGATTAATATAGTCGTATCATCTATTATTTGTAACAGATCATAATCATTTGTTATAATAATAATATTTTTATAGTTTAAATTTTTTTCCTGTATATGTTTTTTTGTAAGATATATAATATCGTCACCTTCTAATTTATCATGATTTAATATTTTAAAGTTTCTTTCTTTAATTAAATTTGGTAGTATTTCATCATAGACAATTCTAAAAAATTTACCAATATTATTATTATCTTGATTTATTCTATCTGATTTATAATCTTCATAATATTTATTTCTCCATATGTTTATTCGGGGACAATCCCGGCAAAATATAATTGCTTCATCTTTTATGTTATATTTTTTTATTATTTTAGATATTGTATCAAAAAATTTTGTCTTAAATTTATTTAAAAAAATTTCATTATTACTCCAATCATAATCTTTGTCAAATTTTTCATCTTTATAAGCATATTCATACCATCTTAGTGTAGCATAATATCTAAAAAATATTACATAGCTTGTGTCAATCAAAAGATAATTCATTTATTATTATACATATATGTATATAATATTTAAATCAAATTATATTTATTACTAAATAAAATATTAAATATTAATATATTATTAAATATTAAATGTCTAATTATATTTACAAAAAAAAACATATTACAGATAATCCTAAAACAATTCAAATAAATAAAACAGATTTTTTTAATCAATCATTTTCATTTTTAGATACTGATAATATTGACAAAACTAAAATTCATACTGTAATGACTAATTCATTTTTTAAAAATAAAAATCCTTCTATACTCAATCAAACTATTATGACTATATGTTCTAATTCTCTTTATTCATTTTTAGAATTAGATGATAAAAATAAAGTTATTATTCAACCTAATAAATATATTGTATTAATATCATATAGAACAAAATGTCATTATAAAGTATATATAAAAAATTTAATAAATAAAGGAAGTTATAATAACATATTTAATTTCAGTTCAGATAAAAATTCTATTCCAGATACTAAATTAATTTTAAGAGTTTCTAATAATAAATCAAGTGTTGATAGTATAAATTCTGAATTAAGAGGAATAAAAATACAATATGAATTATGCACAAAATCTGATAATATAGGTGCAGTTATTGATTTTGGAAAAATATTCAATAATACAAAATGTAATAAATATGAAATACAAGAATATTCTATTAATCAACGTTATGGTATTAATTTAGAAATAGTTTTATGTAAATCTTTATTTATACCATCATATAATAATATTGTTATTTTTATGAAAACATTTTTATTGACTTTAAAAATTATACATGATAATAATTATGCTCATTTAGATTTAAAGCCAGAAAATATATTATTAAAAAATATTTATAATACAGAGAGAAAAATCGAGAAAATTGATTTTGTTATTGTTGATTTCGGTGGTTCTAAAAAAATTAAGGATGATATATCCAGAGAAGTAAATGGACAAATGGCATCACCCGCATTTTCTCCTCCTGAAATTTTAAATTATCTTTTTGGAAAAAAAAGTGATATTTGGGCATACGGTTTAATATGTTATTTAGTTTGTATAAATAAAGAATTTACAACTTCAAAATTATCTAAAATATTTTTAGGAACAAATATTAAAAGTATTCAAAAAAATATATGCTATGAAATTAAAAATAATTTTGAAAATAAAGTAAAAAAATTTATAATTCAAGATAATCAAATAAAAAGTCTTAAAAGTTTTTTTATAAGTATTTTTAATTGCGATAGTAATAAACGACCTAATTCACAAGAATTATTAGAACATAAAATATTTTATTGACATTTATAACATTTTTCATGATAATATTTTCCTAAACTTTTTATTCTTTCTTGATAACTTAATACATTCTTAGAACAAATTGGACATACTCCTCTTATTGATCCTCCTAATTGATTAACTTCTGTTTTACCACTTTTTTTTTCCTTAATCACATCTAATGATTCTTTTTGATTATTATCAGTTGACTTTGATGAAGCTTTTTTTTTATAATACATTTGAGTTGAAACTATTTTTTTAGAATCTGCACCATATTTTATTGCATTTAAATAATTTTTAATTATTTGTTTTCCATGTGCTGTTTTTGTATTTATAGCTTTTTGAGTTTCTGGATCAGTTATATAACCAAATTCTTGTGATTTATTATTATCCATTTAATATATTATTATCTTGTTTTTTTTTTTAAATTTAAACGATATAATTTATTTATTTTTTGATTTAAAGAATATTAATAGGTATGTATATATTTTTATTTTCTGAAGCTTTATTTATTTTATCCCATAACGTTTTACTATAACAATTTGATATTATACTAAAATTATATATAAATATTTTATCACAACTTAAATTATTTAATTGATGAAATACATTATATAAATTAAACATAGCTTCTTTAAAATCTCCATTCTTACTAAGATCTACATATCCCAAAAATTTATTTTGATATTTAACGCAAATAGAGTTAAAATCTATTAAAATCGAATTTTTCAAATAATTTTCTGTTAATTTTTTTATTTCTTCATATCTATTTAAGAAATAATCATTTGGATAATTAATCAAATTTAATATATATAAAGGTTTATCAGGACAATAATGTGATAAGAATTGACCAGGAGAAATATTTTTTTCTAAATTTGGTTTATCTAATAAATTCAAATTTTTATATTTATTACAAAACATTTCTAAATCTGAATAACATATAAAACCTTCGCGTAATATTGTTAAATTTAAATTTTCTAACTTAATTACAGTACTTTCTATTCCTATGTCACATATATAGTTATTATCATTAATAATATTTATATTATATGATTCAAAATATTTTTTTACATGTTCTATACAAGTTGAACTAACTTTTCCTGATAAATTAGCACTGGGAGCTGCTATTGGAACTTGTGCATATTGTATTAATGTTCTTATACAATTATGTTTAGGTGCTCTTATACCTACATAATTAGTATTACAAGTCACATTCTTTGGTATAATTTCGGAGGCTTTTAATACTATTGTTAATGGACCTGGCCAAAATTCTTCTGTTAAATTTTTAAAAACAATATCATCTTCATTAGATATATTAATTAATGATTTAGCATCATAATAACCTAAACAATGAACTATTAAAGGATTGTTTAATGGCCTATTTTTAATTTTATAAATTTTATTAATAGAATTTTCATCTAAAGCATTACTACCTATTCCATATACTGTCTCGGTTGGAAATATAACTAAATCTCCTTCTAATATTTTATTTGCTAAAAATTTCATATTATCATCTGTATTTTCAAAAATATTACAATTACTTTTTTCGATTTCAGAATCAATTGACATAATTAAATATTATTTATTTAAATATTATACTTTCAAATCAATTTTTATTTTAAATAATTATTTAAAAAAAAGAATTATATCTATAATATATGGAATGATAAAACGAGCAAATAAAGATATTAAAGATTTACAAAATGTTGCTGATTATACAAATGTTGATAATACCAACGGTCATATAATTATTAAAACAAAAATTAAAGGACCTATTGAGTCTATATATCAAAATGGCGAATGGGAACTTCGTATTGAATTACCTAAAGAATATCCATACAAATCTCCTTCTGTTGGATTTTCAACAAAAATTTATCATCCTAATGTAGATTTTAATTCTGGATCTATATGTTTAAATGTATTAAATCAAAATTGGACTCCTATTTATAATTTATGTCACATATATAACACTTTTATACCACAACTTTTATTATATCCAAACCCAGAAGATCCATTAAATTGTGAAGCATCTAAATTATATTTAGAAAATATTGATGAATTTAATAATAAAGTTTTAAATACTATTAATAATAATAAATTAAATTAATTCTCTTATTTAATTACTTAAATATAATTAAAAAAATATAAAGATAAATTTATATATATTTATATGTCATTTTATAAAGAACCTCCTAAATTTAGAAATTTTTCTTTTAATGAAGATTATTTAAAAAAAGAACCTACTAAATTTAGAAATTTTTCTTTTAATGAAGATTATTTAAAAAAAGAACCTACTAAATTTAGAAATTTTTCTTTTAGTGATGATAAATTAAAAAAAGAACCTACTAAATTTAGAAATTTTTCTTTTAGTGATGATAAATTCAATATTAAAAAAGAACCTATTAAATTTAGAAATTTATCAGAACTAGAAAACAAAAATGAACCTATTAAATTTAAAAATTTTTCAAAACAAGAAAACATTAAACAATCTATAAAAATTAAAAATTTTTCAAAACAAGAAAACATTAAAAATTCTTTTAAAAAAAATAATCTAGAGTCAAATAATTCAATTTTTAATGATAACAATAATTGTTATATTATTGGAAATATTATTTATAAAATTAATAATATGGATTATGATTCTATAAATAAATTTTGTAGCAATAGAAACAACGATATTGATATAGAAAAACAAAAAAATAAAATACAAATTCATACCCAAATTGAAAAAGATTTAGATAATTTATGGTTAAATTATACAATAGATTTAGATTTTTGGAATGAAATATGTAATGAATATTTAACTGAAAAATATTTTTATGAGGAATTTTTAGAAATTGTCACTATTAATAATTTATCTAAAAAAAATTTAAAATTAGAAGTTAATAAATTAAAACAAAATCTAAAAAATGTTAAAAAAATCAATAATTTTAATATTTTAAAAAAAAAAATTATATTATTTTATTTAAATCATCCATAAATTTTTTCAAATATATATAAATTATTATATTCATAATTTGCTAATGTTAAATCAATTATTTTTGTTAATTTAAAACCATATTTTTTTAATAATTTAATATATTCATTTACTTTTAATATATTAAATTTATGCACATTTTTTACTATATTTGAATTATTTTTTAATATAAAATTTTCTATAAATTCAACATTATTACTTTTAAAGTTCCAATCAGAAATATATTTAAATGTTTTAAAATGTAATTTTGTTTTTGTCACTCTTTTATCAGTATTTTTTTGAGGATTAAATAATGGAATTAATGAAGACGCTTTTTCTAAAACTGGATCAAACTTATTCCGATGTATTAAATGTAATATTAAATAACCCTTTGGCTTTAACCAATAATTAAAATTTTTAAACACTTTTTCAATATTATTACTATAATAAATTGTAAAAAATAAACACATTATATGACTAAATGTTCTCCTTTTAAATGTTGATCTTATATGAAAATCACCTTTTTTAAAAATTATACCTGGATTTAATTTTCTTGCTTTATCTAACATAAAATTAGATTTATCTAAACCTGTACATTTATATCCATGTTTATCTAATGTTTTTATATGCTTTCCAGTTCCACATCCAGCATCTAATATATATATTTTATTTTTTCCATTTTTTTTTTTATATTTATCAAGACTATATATTTTAATATTTTGTATTTCATATTCTGTCTTTAATGTAGAATTAAATAATTCATCATATATATTAGCATAAAAATTATTATATATATCAGTATAATTATCATTTATCTTCATTATTTCAAAAGTTTCTATCCTTTCTTCATTTTTTTTTAAATAATGTCCACTTACTGCAAATATCATTATTATCAATAATAAAAAAAAAATTTTATAATTCATATTATATTATAAGCATTTTAAAAAAAATTTTAAAAGAATTAAAATTTTTCATTTATTTTAAAAATCTAGAAATTCAGTTTATCCTTATATATTCTTAATTTATTAATTTTTATCATAATTGTTTTGTAATAATATGTTTTAACAAAGTTTATAAATTAATTTTCAATAATTTTTTATTCTAATAATATAGAAAATGTTAAATTGGATATTAAATTCTATTATATATAATAAAGATGAAATAAATATTAATGAACATAATGATATTAAAAAATCTTATAATATAAAAAAAAAAGCTGTTAGAACAATCGAAAATTACTATCTTTATTATAAAAAAAAATTAGAATTAAATATAAAAAGAGCTGAAAAACGTAAATTATATAGAATTTTAAATAGAACTAATAATTCTTTACTAAAATATTTAAAATCACAAAAAAAATCCACTTTATCTAATAATTTTCAAAAAAAATACTAATTTAACTAAAAATATATATATATATATATTATATATATATGCAAAATTTAATTTCAAATTGGCTTGTCAATAAATATCATAATGAAAATTTTACTGATAATATTGAAAAAGAAAATATTCAAAATAATTATAAATTAATTGTTGCTTTGTTTTTTATTGTTTTATCACAAATTTTTTTATTATTTTTTGGAAAATTTTTATGGAATAATTATTTAATAAAATCAGTTAATATTGTTAATCCTATTAACTCTGTATGGGAATTATTAGCAATATCTATATTAGTTAAATTAATTATATATTAAATATCTTCATTAATATTATACCAATTATATAAATGATTTATAATACAATTATTCTAATAATGATTTTATTAGTTATTTTCATTGAATATAAAACATATGAAAATATAGAAAATTATAAAATTAAAAATGATTTAATTCTTAATAATAATGAACAAAAAAATAATATAGAAGAAGTATTAAATTTAATTAATTTAAATAATGGTTTTTATAAATTTAATAATCCTATTTATCATTATGTTTATCGTCCTGGTTCTATTTCTGAAAATTATAAAAATAAATTAAATTATTTGTTATCTCCTATTATTAAATATATTAATCAAAAGACAAAATCTTATTTCTATATATCAGATTTTAATAAAATTATTGAACAAATTGATACAAATAAAAATAAAAAAATATTAATAGATTTTCATATAGTTAATACTGTTTATTTTTATCGTAATATACGATTAAATATTGAAATTATTATTCTTAACAACGGTAAAAACAATATTAATTCTATTAAAATTTCTAATAATCAAAATATAGAAAATAATCTTATTAACTCTGATATAGATGTTATAAATAAATATCCCAAAAAATATTCTATTCCTTGTAGAAATAATCGAATTTGTGTTTTTTAAAAAAAACACAAATATATATTAAAAATTATAGGGAAAACTATTATTATTTTTCCTATAACATTTTTATCATTAATTATTTCATCAAAAATACTTATTTCAAGTTTAATTACTACAACCAGTTTAAGGACTGTAATATATTTTATACAATTTAAATATAATTAATAATTTATATAAATTGATTAACAACATTAAATATATATTTCTTTAAAAATGAATTAATTATCTATTAAAGATAATAATAAATAATATTATATATGATTCAAGCAATTTTGGCAAAATGTATTCATGATTGGATTGAAAAAAAAAAAAAAAAAAAATATATATATTATGGGAGGACTATGTTTTAAAAGTAAAGATAAATATAATGATGTTTTTGATGATAAGGATTTTCCTAATTATGAAAGATTAGATAAATATAAAACAAGCATTCAAAATACAAGTGAAAACTATAGAGAAAATATAGCAATTAGTATAATTAATTTACATTCTTCAGTAGATAATTTAAATGAAGATATTATAAAATTACAACAAACTAATGCTATACTTATTAGAGAAAATAATAAATTAAAAAATCAAATTTTAATTTAATTTATGTATTTAATAGTTCTATTAAATTTTTATATGGAACTTTTAAATTATTAATGTAATAAGGTATATTATCATTAATATCAGGTAAAAATATTGAATTTTGATATAATTGGAATTCATTTGATTCTAAAATTTTAGAATATATGTCTTTTTGTGTAGGAATTTCTCTATTGTTTAATCTATAAAAATCTAATTGTGTATGCCAACAATATTCTTTATTATCAATAAAAATATTTAATTTTTCATTTAAAATCACAACATAATTATGCACTTTCTCATATGTGCTATAAAATTTTATATTATTTATGTTTTTTTTTTTTATAGAATATTTTTCTTCTAATAATTTTCTAATATATCTTTTATATTTAAAATCTTGTGATAAAATTTCTTCATTTAATTCAAATAATGGAAAATATTTTTGTTTTTTAATAAATATACTTGTATTATTTAAATATATTTTATCATTTTTATTATCACTATTAAACCAATTCATTTTATGAAATTCATTCATACTTATTGAATATATAATTATTAATCCTATATAATGATTTCCAAAAATTAAATCATTTTTTGTTTCATTAACATCTTTATTATAAACTATATCTGTATCCAAAATTGGTAAATCTTTCAATATGTTTGATACTTCAGTTAATTTAGAATTAGATGATAAATCTATTTCTAAATTAATATTCATATTTAAACTATAATTATTAATAACAGTGTCTTGTTTTTTTTTTTTAAATCTATATTTTTTTGATATTAACATACTTATTTTAATATAATTATTATATTTATTTAATCAATTTTTATGTAATTATTTAATTTATATAATATTTAAAACTATTTATCAATTTATAGTATTTTAAGATTTTATTTATTTATTATAAAGATATATTAATGAAATAAATTTTTATAAATATTATTTTTTATATTTTCATCAGAATTATTCTTTAGATAAAGAGCCATATAATGTCCTTCATTTTTTTTTTTTTTCCATAAAAGAAATATAGGTTGTTTTTCAATTAGATATTTTTTACCTATTATTTGCATTACTTTAAATATAACTCCTTTTTCTGCCTTATTATTTGTAATTTTTCCTGTAATTATCTTATTATTTAATAAATTTTGAGAGCTTAGTATTATTATAGTAATTTTATATGTTTCACTTAATGCTATTTGTTCCACTGTGCTTCCCCATCTATCTTCTAATTCTTTTGTCACAAATATTGTTTCACCTTTATTTTTACCATTTTTATATATTTTTCCTGAATCAAATTTATTAATAATTGTATCACCCGCAAAATATTTATATCTTTCTAAATATATATATATATCTATCTCATGTGTTAATTCAATCATTGTTTCTAAATTCATACCATATTCTTCTAAATATAAATGATAATTATTTTTAATCCATTTACAACTTGTTTGTTGAAAAAATTTTGCTAGTTTATCTTGATTTTCTAATGAATAATTCAAATCTTTATTTCCATATATTCTTTTTAAATTTTTAAAACAATCATAATTTTTTAAATTGTCTAATGTAGACAAATAATTATTAATAACATTACTAAATGCTCTATAAAAACAAGCATTATCATTCGCTACATCTTCTATTATAAATAAATTAGGATTAATAGAATTAGTTAAAAAATCTAATTTTTTATCTTCCAATATAGATAACATCAGTTTGTATTTGTTTTAAAATTTAAATTAACCTTTAAATAATATTTTCTGTAATAATTATTTCTTGTTTACATATAGGACACGTTGCGGACTCTTCTGTAACCCATTTTTTTAGACAATTAGTATGAAAATTATGTTTGCATTGTAATATAACATTAATAGAATTTTGTTTGAATTTTTCAGTGCATATAGCACAATTACTTGACGGTTCTATAGAAGTATTTTGATAAAAATTATTACAATTTTTGTATAATACTTTTGATAATTTATTAAATTGTTTAGATGTTAATAATAAATTTTTATTTTCATCTGAGCTAGAATTATATAAATTTTTTATATGACAATAAAAATCTATAATATTTTTAGGTTGAATAAAATCACTATATCTAAATGATTCATAAATAATAACATGATATAATATATTATTTTCATCTATTGGTATATCTACATTAGATATAAATTCATTACATCTATTAACTATTTCTTCTAGACTATCTTTTGCTTCCAATACTTCATTTAATGTATATTCCTCTCCTTCATGAGTTTTTATAATTTCATAACCCATAGGTTTTGGAAAATTAACATGTTCCATTATTATATTTAAACAAACTAACTTTTATCTTCATATTAAAATTAATACTATTTTTTTATAATAATAAATTTATATTATTAGGATATCTTCGTTTAAATATAAATTTTATTTTTATATTTTTTTTTTTCTAGAAATTAAAAAAACATATATATTTATATTTCTCTCCTTCATATTTTATAATTTAATAATCCACAGTCAAATTAACATATTCCATTGTTATATTTTAATAAACTAATTTATTAAATATTAAAATTATACTTTTTATTATAAAATTTATATTATTAGCATATCTAAAATTTTATTTTTATATTTTATGAAATTTAAAAAACAAAAAAAATATATTAAATTTATTAAAGAAAATCTAAAAAATAGTTTGTGCAATTATTAACTTAGCATTTTGACTATCATTAAAATTATCTAATAAAATTTTATTTAATTGAGCTGGAGTTATATTATTTTTTATTTCTTCATCATTTAATTGTAAATCTTCATTATAGAAAAATTTATACATTTCCTCTATCATCGAAATTCCACAGTAACCTACTTCTAAATTAATATCTATTCTACCTGGTCTTATCAATGCTTTATCTAATTTTTCTGGATAATTTGTTGTCATTATTAAAATTCTTCCAGGTGTTTCTAGAATACCATCTAATATATTTAAGATATATGATAATGTTAATTGTTCTGTTGTATCTTCCTGTATTTCATTATCATTGCTTACTAATTTATCATTATGATTTGTCTTTAAATTATCATTATTTATAAAATCTGCATAATGCATTTTATATAAATCATATTGTTCGAATCTTGCCTCAAATGTATTTTCATAATTATTAGATTTTATAATTTTATTATCTTTTATTGTTTTAAAATTTCTATCTAATAATAATTCATTATCACAATCTACGTCTTCTAAAACATAAATTCTATCATTAAGAGGTATTGTAAAAGTTTCAGTTTGACCATTTTTTATTACTTTTACATTTTCATTAAAAAATAAATTATGAATTTGTGATTTAGTAGTATCTTGATATAATTTTATGTTAAAAATATGTCTATTAGTATCTTTCGCAATTGCTTTTATAATTGATGTTTTTCCTGTTCCAGGAGGACCGTGTAATAATATACCTAATGTATATGGTATTCCTTTATCTACATACCATTTTGGATTATTTATAAATAAATCCATTCTTTCTTTTATCAATTTTAAATGATTACCAAATACATTTTTTAGTGATTTATTTGTATCAAATTTAGTCATTTTGAAAATTATTTCATTAGGTGCTGTTGAAAATTTTATACTTTCATTTCTATTTTTCATTACTGTCACATGATGTTCATCAAAATAGTATTTTAAATTATCTAATTTATTGTTTTTCTCATAAATATATCTTCTTTTTAAATCATTAATAAAGGATTTAAGCTCACTTAATTCCAATTCATTTGAATATAATTCCAAAGAATAGGAATTAACATTTTCATTATTTATTTCCAATTTATGTAGTTTACAAAATATTTTATCTGTAATTTCAAAAGGTTTTTCATTATTTATATAATAATAATTATTGAATCTTAGTTCTCTACAGCTATTTAGATTACATATAAAACTATTAATCGCATCAAATGTAATATCTTCATCATTTTTAGATTTTATAAACAATATTTTACTTTTTATATTATCAATCATATTTTAAGTATTTAATAAATATTAAATATAAAAAATATATATTTTTATAACGTAATTCTTCATATCTATTTCTTCTATGAGTCAGGTCTAATTTAGAATTAATATTTACTTTTCTTACAAATTTTGCATAAATAATTTATTTATTATAAGCACCACCCTGAACCTGACATCCACTAAGTAAATCCCTAGCATTTATTATTAATCTATTGAAAGAACTTGTAGCATATTGTGCGTCGTTTTCTACTCTCAGCAAACACACTGGGCATAAATAAAATTCTGGCCCCTGACTCAATGCCTTTCTATACCTCCACCCTGTGAGGGACCATTCCTTTCCATCAATAGGTTTATCAATAGATATTTCACATATTTCGCATTGTTCATATCTTCCTCCATTTTGTTTATTTATAACTTTATTCATTTTATCTTTTGTTATTGATTTAAAAGGATGATTCATAATTAATTCAAACTTAAAAAATTCTGAATGCGTTGATAATATTATGGGCAGGCTTAGTGACTTAGGCCTACACGGAGAATCATCCGGCAATTCTTTTAATTTCTCAAGTTTACTGATCCAGCTTGGGTGGTGTTTTGGCCAAGACATTCTATCATTTGAGATACTTATTTGTTCTGTGCCTGATGTTTTTCTTGGTATACATTTAGTCCCTTTACATATCTTAATATTATAACATATTATATTACTTCCATATTGACAATGATTTCTTCCTGTTTCATTAAAATCTGGGTCAAAAATACCATCAAAAGAAACAGTATGTGTAATAGTTTTTGGATTCGTAAAATGAAACACTTTTATTTCATCGTTTAGCACATGTAATATCATAGATCTTAATTCATTTACATCTGCATATACATACCCACCAATATCATCATCAATTACTATACCTCCATACAAAATATCACCATATTTAGTAAATGGAATTATCTTCCCATACACCGCCCCAAACCATGGTTTATCATATTTAATTGGTTTCTGCCAACCTTTTTCTTCTCTGACTCTTTTCTCTCCAGGCCCTTCTTCAATTAATTTTTCTTCACCAGTGCATTCATATAACCAATAGTAGTAATCTCTAGTTATATCTAAAATTTCACTTATACTATAACAAATTGATTGTCTCCCTTCTATAATAATTACAAATCGTTCATTTACATCTAACCAAGAATTAATATTGCGATTTTTAGGATTTATATTATCTTTATCTGGTTCTTTTTTTTCTTGTAATTGTTCTCTTATTTTTTTACTTAAATCCATATATTTATTAATATTATCCAAATTCACAGGCCTGACAAGCATTGCTGCTGCTCTTTTTTCATTAACATTAATTAGTTCTTCTTCTAAGTCAATTATTTCTTGAGATTTTTCTAATTCTATGTCATCTTCTATATTCAAAAAATCTAGACATGTTTTATGAACTGATTCATCGATATTTATAAAATCTAATGATTCTATTTTTGTTTGTTTTTTCCAATATTTAACAAGATTTGAATCACCATAAAAATTATTAAATGGATGATCAAAAAATATATTTATTTTTCTCAAATAACTGATATATTGTTCATATTTTTCATCATTTACAAATGAAAATCCATTTATAATTAATTCAAATTTAGGCTTAAATTTTCCTGAATTATTATAAAATAGCCTTAATACATTTTCTTTATTATTCCACAAAATATTAGTATGTTTAGCTATTACTTTTTTATATTCTGAAGGTAATATTTTTTGAAATATTTCGTTATCTTCTAATACTCTACGATCTTTTAAATTTATAGGTACTAATGTTTGATATGGATATGGTAAAATTATATTTGTTTCGCGTACGCACCCATATTTTGAATTTGTTGCGTGTGTGCAAGAAATATGAGAATAAATTTTGTCGGATTGATCTTTCGTTCTCTTTTTATGTTGATGTGAATTAAAATGTAGTAATATAAACCAATATTTTTGAATAGATGAAAGTATTGTTCTTTTATTGTAAAAATAATTGTTTAATAGATCTTTATTAACATTATCATCATATAATTTAGCTATTGTATTAATTTCATTAGTTTTTTCATTAATTTTTTCACAAATTTCAACAAGATTATTTATTGTGCGTTTTTGAAGTGGATTCTCTACCATCCATAGCCAACTTATTAAATCATTTTTTTTTTTTAAAATAACAGGATCATCGATTAATGTTATTTTAGTTTTTGTATTATTTTTATATAATTTAAAATTCCATCTATTTCTTGTGCAAATTAAAGCTTTATATACTTGTGTAACAAACCATGCCTCATATGATTCTACTTTAGGATATCTATATCCATTTGATTTATTTAAATTAACAATCTCCTCAGTATTAATATTATAAGAATCTTTATTAGTATTAATTGTTATATTAAAACCTCTATTACTATATCTTTTTATACGATCTATTAAAAATTTGTTAAATTTTGTTAGTAAAGAATCAGTATATTCCTTTCTTAAAAATCCTTTTTTATTTAAAACACCATCTATATCAGTAGCATCTACTGTTTTTCCATCAAACCATATTTCACAAAAACTTAAATCAAAATTTTGAACTACTTTTTTTGGTTGAATAAAATCTGGGATAATCATTAAATCACAAGTAATATCTATTAAAGGAAAAATATCATTACTATAAACAATAGAATCTTGAAAATTTCCGTCGTCAAGCCATGAAACTTTATAAAATTCGCGTGCCTCATTTGTTTGAGGATCTAAACCTTCAGTTTTTATTTTTATAATTGCTTTTGACTTTTTGCACTCACCAGTATTCCAATTAAAATCATGATCTGTTCTGACTAAGCTTTTCCATATTGATTTCACTTGAACTATATCTCCTTCATTCCACGTTTGATTATAGCTATGTTCATAATAATTTTTTTTCAAATATGTTCTTGACATAATATTATTCTTTCTGAAAAAAGATTCATCATATGGTGGAGCCATATGCCAATATTTCATATTAAAACCAACTAAATTTAAATATAATAACATACTTACAGCATGTTTGTTTTGAACATATATATCTAAATCACCCATATCTGAATCAAAATCTGTATAAGATCTTACCAAAAAGCCTCCAGCTAATAATGAATTTGTTGAATATAATATACTTTTAAATTGGTCAACATTTTCTTTAGTATCTAAAGCTTGTAACAAATTTTTTTCAAAATTTAGCCTACCGTTTGTTAATTTTTCATAATTATTAGATACTGAACTACCTCCGTATAAATCTTTGCTATAAGAATTAATTAGACTAATTCCGTCTTCACTATAAGAATTCACAAATTTTTTACTTTCAGGTTCAAATATTTTATCATACATATTTATAATATATAATATATGTTTAAATCTAAAAAAAAATAATTAACATAATTATTTTTTTTTATGTTAATTATACGCCATTATATTTCTAGTTCCAGACTTAATAAACTTTAATTATTCGCTAAATTTTTGAGTATTCCTTAATATGTTCCTTCATAACTTAGACGTCGGCAGGACTTAATTCACCTTGACGAGCTAAAATATATGGACCATCGCCAAAAAGCCTGGCTTTATATTGTTGTAGATTACTTATACCTGTTTCTGATAAAAGATTAAGAATTCGTCTTGCTTCATTGTTTGCTATTTTATTAGAGCTGCTTGGTTTTGATGCCCTCTAAAACTTAGTCGTTGGATTTCTGGTAAACCCTTTTCAGCCATAAATATCGTCAAATAATCCATAAATGGTTCTTCATTTTCTAAACGTTCGCATCTGGTTCGATTTACCACCTGTGTTATACCTAAGTACGCAGCTTGATGCAACGGATATGCCTTCGATGCTGCTGCCGCAGCAGCTTCGAAGTATTTTTGTAGTGTAAATTCTGGCCGTCTTTCAAGATATAATTCTAGATCCTTCGGCCCACCGGGTACCCAAACGGGGGGGGTGGCCCCGGCCCCAAGGGAAAGTCGCCGCGGAGTGCCTTCCTTCCATCGTGTTTCATTGATGATTGTTTATCTAAATATGATCTAAGAACAATTTTACCCTGTTTGAAAAATATACTAACTTTTATGTCTGTATAAGGATTTACAATTTTTGTATACATAGTTTTATATTATTAAATATATATTTTTTTATTTTATAAATTTTTAGTAATGTAAAGCATGAATGTATATTTATAACGTAATTCTATTTTCTTTACACTTTAAGATGGTCTTTAGATATTCTTCAATAATTATTGTAAATTTTATGAACCAGGACTATAAAGGTGGGGCAGCCCACGTCAGCTCAAAATGGGTCCGCATAATTGGGATGCTGTCAGTAGGTAATGGACCTTGACGAGCTAAAATATGTGGACCATCGCCAAAAAGCCAGGCTTTATATTGTTGTAGATTACTTATACCTGTTTCTGATAAAAGATTAAAAATTCGTCTTGCTTCATTGTTTGCTATTTTTCTTAGTGTTGCTTGGTTTTCAGCCCCTTGTAAATTTAATCGTTGGAATTCTGGTAAACCCTTTTCAGCCATAAATGTCGTCAAATAATTCATAAATGGTTCTTCATTTTTTAAACGTTCGCATCTGGTTCGATTTACCACCTGTTTTATACCTAAGTACGCAGCTTGATGCAACGGATCTGCCGCCGATGCTGCGGACGCAGCAGCTTTGAAGGATTCTTCTAGTTCACTTTCTGGCTGTATTTCATCATATAATTTTTGATCATTCGGCCCACCGCTTACCGAAGCGGTGGGCCCCAAGGGAAAGCCGCCGCGGAGTGCCTTCCTTCCACCGTGTTTCATTGATGATTGTTTATCTAAATATGATCTAAGAACAATTTTACCCTGTTTGGAAAATATACTAACTTTTCTGTTTGTATAAGGATTTACAATTTTTGTATACATTATTAATATTATATATATTTATTTTTAATTATAAATTTTCAATAATATTTTTAATAATACTTTTGATATTATTTTCAAATAGATCAAAAAATGAAAAATTTTTATTATTAGTATTTTGGCTTATCCATTCATTATAATTTTTAAAATTTCTAAGATTTCCTGTAGTATTAGAGTTATGATTTAAAGCAGTCATTATGAATTGGTAAGGTATTGATTTTATCTTACTTTGTCTATATAATAAAAAATGTTTATATTCACCATAATAATCTAAATTATGATAATTTCTATCTATCCAAAATTTTTTTGTATGGGCTATTGATGCTTCTGATAGATACATTAATTTATTAGATCCTAATACTGATTGTCCATTTAAAATATTAAAACAACCTACTTGGGTGCATCCTACACATTCTATTCCTTCTGATTTATATTTTATTAATGATTTAACTCTTGCTAATATAGATTCTGGTCTATAAATATCATCATCATCCATATAACATATTATATCATTTGAACTATTTTCTATACATTTATTTCTCATAAATCCGATAGAGTAATTTACTGTATTATCTATTTTTATATATTTTATTCTATAATCTGTTGGTAATATATCATCTAAATATTCATTTCCATTATCTACAATTATCCATTCTAATTTTTCTTTAGGATAAATATAATTATTGAAATTAGTAATAGCTAATTCAAAAAATATTTTTCTATTTTTAGTTGGAGTTATAATTGATACTTTTGGTAAATCATTATCTTTTATATCTGGTAATTTTAAAGTGCAATATCCTTCCTCTGATACTATAAATTCAATTGATTCAATATTTGTTGGTTGGTAATACTTTATTTTACCCTTTTTCTTTAAAAATCCTTTTTCCAGTCCTTCATTTTCAAAACATTCTATTGGAATTGAATTATCAAACGATGTCTTCCTCCAATTTTCTATAAATTCCTTCTTTTTTCTATTTCTTTCTTCAGGATTTTCTAAATATTTTTTTAATAAAATTTCTAATGAATTATATTTACCTAATATCATATATTTCCTCATTTCTTCTATTAATTTATCTTCTCTTCCATTTTCGGAAATAATAAATGTATTTCCTGATAATAAATATGATAATCTTACTAATTCTAATATTCCATTATCATAAAATTGTATATTTAAAACAATTTTACTTCTTGATATTAAATGTTCTCTTTCTTCATTCCATAAATTATTAGATGCTATATGTAATTTATATTTTTTTTCTAATTTATCTAATATATTTCTCCTTCTTTCATTTATACTACCCATAAATAGTATATCAATATCTTTATTGCTTTCCTTTATTTTGGGAAGATTATCTAAAACAACTGAATAACGAATAGGAACATAAAAAGTATTCTTTATATTAAAATTATTTCTAAGATAATTTATATTATCATTTGAATAATCCCATACATAATCCGCATTTTTTAGTAATTTAATATACTTATCAGTAAACCATATATCTTTATTATTATTATAACTAATATTTGTCTGTTCAAACTGAAATACAATATATCTTTTAGGAACTATATCAATAAATTCTGCCGCACCTATTAATATATATATATCCTCATTATTACTAATAATATTATCTGTTATAGATACTTTATATCCTAAATTTTTTATTGAATAATACAAACTATTTACGATATCTTTAAAAACAATATGTCTGGAATATATTTTTATCATCTGTAATTATTTCCAACTGTTATTTTTAAATGTATTTAAAGCTATAATTATCACAAATAATATTTAATGACTATTAATAAATCTATAATTATCTTAGCAATTACAGCTTTTTTTTTTAATATATTAGATTATATTACTACCTGTTTTTGTATTTTTTTAAATAATAATAGTTATGAAAATATAGTTAATCCTTTAATAATAAAATATTCAAACTATAGATATGGTCAATATTATTATTCTTCACTAATTGAATTTAAATTTATTATTTTTACTTTTTTTATGATTTATTCATTTAATAGAAATTTAATTGAATTTCGATTATTGATATATAACTTATCAATGATAATTTTACTACTAAATAATTTTTATATGATTTATTATTTAAAATCCTTAAAAATTGAAAAAAAAAAATAGAAATTTTTTTTAAAGAACTTATTACAACTTCCTTTGAATTAATCACTATCATCTAAAAAATCTAGTTCATCTTCATTATAAGAAACGGGACTATTTGTCTCTTTTTTAGAACTTTTTTGAACAGTATTTGTTATATTAATATTATTAATACTATTAATATTATTAATATTATCTATTTCTAATTCAGTATCACTTTCTTCTATATTTAAAGTTTTAGTGCATTCTTTAAGTTTTTTTTTCAATTCAGCTGAATTTACTTGTTTTACTGTCCAACCTTTAATAGAAGGTGTCCACCAACCTTTACACGATTTTATGATAGATTTTTTATCAAAAGTTTCTCCCGTAACTGTGGAGCCATTCGGATGATTTGTAATTTTAATTACACCAGTTTTAATTATATTTGGCTTAGAATCTTTTTTATTAATTACTATTTTTTTTCCAGTAGCTGTTCCGCTATTACTAATGGAACCTAAGGTATCTGAGCTATTATTGGATTCAATAGTATCAAGTTTATTTTCTATAGATGTTAATTTTTCAAGAATTAACTTTAGAGTAGCAGAATCATCTGTGTTATTAACCATTTTTTAATTATATATATAAATAATATATAAATATGAATCAAATTTTTTTAATATTTATATTGTTTAAGTAAAAAATCAGATACTTCATAAAATGTTTTTTTTTGATTTATATATTTTGTGCATATTTTTCGGTTATTTTCATTATTATTAATATTACTATCCTTACATAAATTATCTAAAGAAGTAGGTTTACTTAAAGTATCTATTTTATTTTTCATAATTTTATATTTTTTTGAATATTTTTTCTTTATATATACATAAGATATTCCAAGAGCAATAACTATAATTAATATTGATGTTCCACTTATTATATTTTCTTTAATTATTCCATGTAAATAGGCAATACTTGCAGCAATTAATACTAATATTATTATAAGTTTAATTTTATTTGATTCTGAATCATAAAGTATAGTTCTAAAATATTTAGGTATAATATTTAATTTATTTTCGATTTTCATTAATATATAAATATAAATATATTTACAAATGACTTATTAAAACAAATTTACAATCTGAAGTATGTTAAAATCATTTTTAATAAATATTTATAATGTTTTATACAAAATTATGGTTTAATAATTTATATTTCTATATTAAAATATAAATTCAGGTGTTAAAATTTTAAATAAAACCAAGAATAGGAAGGTCGTATATTTCTTAAAAAAGTCTATGTGGTTTTTGGTTTTTGAAATCAAATTTAGATTTCAAAATTTGCGCGCGCGGAAAAAAAAAAAATCATAAATTCATAAATAAATTATTAATTTATGAATTTTATTTATGAATTTTAGTTTTTTTATTATTTAAAGAATTATATATAAATATATATATAAAATGAATTATATTTGTAAACGTTGTGCTTATTCGACAAATATAAAATGTAATTTAATAACTCATTTAATTAGGAAGAAACAATGTAAAGTTGTATGGTTAGATATACCTCGTCAGACCTTACTTAATGAACTTCAAGAAAAGATTACAAAAGTCAATACAAAAGTAAATAATATAGTCAATAATTCGGTCAATAAAGTAAATACTATTACAAATATATGTAAATATTGCGGAAAAACATTTAGTCATAAACAATCTAGACATCTTCATGAAAAAAAATTTTGTAAAGAAAAAAAACCAGATAATAGTTTAGAAAAGAAAGAAATAGCATTTATGAAACAAATAATAGTAAATGAAAAAGAAGAAAAGGATTTATTAAAAAAACAAATAGAAATTTTATTGACTAAAATTGGTAATATTAATACTAATAATTATTGTAATAATACTACTAATAATACTATTAATAATAATACAAATATAACAAATATACAAATAAATGGTTGGGGTGAAGAAGATCTATCTCATTTAACTGATAAATTTTATAGATTTTGTTATGATCGGCCGTTCACTTCTATACCAAGAGTTATTGAAGCTGTTTTTTTTAACCCAAACTGTCCTAAAAATTGGAATGTTATGATTAAAGATGATAAAAGTTCAAGAGCCCTTATTTATAACAAAGAAAAAGATGCATGGCTTAAAACGGAAACAAATGGAGTAGTAGAAGATTTAATGCATAGAGGTTATGGTATGTTAGATGCAAATTTTGATAAGCAAAAAGACGGAAATAAATTAACAAATAGACTTATTGAAAAATTTACTAAATTTCAGGATTTTTATTCTAAAGGTGACAAACAATATGAAAAAAGATTAGTTAATGAAATAAAAGAACTATTAATAAATTATAAAGCTTATCATATAAAATTTGATAATTAAATATAAATTATAATATTATTAAATATACTATGTCTAAAATTTTTCAACTAAATCATAATGATAACAATGTTTTTAAGTATTTAGAAAGATCAGAAATAAAATTAATAAATAATTTTAATAATATTGGTTTAAATCCTCATACAGATGGTATTCCAGAAGGAGATATAAATAGAAAAAATAGAATTCAATGTTTTATAGTTACAAGTAACAATAAAAACAGCGAATATTGGTCTAGAACAACAGCATTCATACCTGAAAGTCATAAACATATTAACCTGTTTCATACATATTGGATAATATATCATCCAAAATATCTTAAAGCATGTAAAGATGGTAAAAAAATAATTAAAGGTCTTTTATCAACAAGAAATTGTCCGGATTGTATAAGAAAAACCAATCAATCTTGTCCACAATGGTTATTGAAATTTAATATAAATGATTTTAATACTGAATTAGAAAAATTATATTTATACAGACCACAATTAAATTTAGAAACAGTAGATTCAAATATTAAAAGATGGTGGATTTTATTGGATGAAAATGAAAAAAATTCTATTATTACTGAAAAAACACCTAAATTATTCAAAACAATTATTACTAATTTTAATGGTGGAGAGTGTATATTATTTATGCCAGGACTTATACATTGGGTAATGTTTCCAAGTAAAGGAGAAAAACTTTATACTAAAATATTTCTTGAATGTTATACAGATAACATCTCCAAAATAGATGATAGTGGTTATACTATTGATGATGGTAATTTTAAACAAGACGCTCGAAATTTTGAAAAAGCAAAATATTTTGCTAATAAAGATAATTTAGATAAAATCGAAGTAAATATTAATACTAATGATTTTTTGGAAAAGCTAAATGAAGAAGATATAGATTTAGTTGTAAAATTATTAAAAAAAGATGGAATTGTCGGATTTCAATTTCTAAATCAAGATGGGAATAGTAATTTACAAAAAGATGTTTGTAATTATCTATCAGAATTATTAGAATTTCCCAATGATTGTCATTTAGAAAAAGTTAATGTTATGAAAGCTATTGTTAATAAAGGTTTATTAGCAAAAGATTTAAAAATACTTGATAAACATCTATACAGACATCCAGATTCATCACAAATCAGAAAAAATTTATCTTCCATATTTCCTTCATCAAGTGGAAATACAGGTTTAGGTGGGTATAGTAATGTTCTAGCAAAAAATAAATTATTTTATAATAAAATAGTAGAACAACTTAATCCAATATTTTTAGAATATTATAATAAAAATGTAAAATTAGATTGTCCTGTAATAGGGTATCAAGGCTGTAAATAGTTTGCTATTATAAATATTTAAGTGATATCTGATTCTTTTTTTTTTTTTGATTTCGAGGCTAAAAACGACCCATTGCTGTATCTATCTATAAATATTCTCAAAGCATTTTCGTGAATCCTAGATATATCTCCTATCATTGCGGGATCAAATTCTTCACGATATTCAAAACCATATTTCATATATATATTATTCGGTTCCCTAATATTTCCCGTGTTGTCGTCTAAAAGAATTTTGCTTATAGGAAGAATAAAATCTTCTAATTTAATTTGTTGATGCTTCTCTATTGCTTCTCTAAAACCATTTTTTTTTTTTAAAAGAAATTGAATTAGATTGTATTTGCCTTTTTTTGTAGTTAAAGTTTCCAAAGGATAAGGACCGAAATCTTTTATAAAAGGATGAAAATTATCTTGAGAAAAATTACTAGATTCTAAAATTGTAATTATAGTATCATTATATATTTTACTTAAAGTGTAAGAAAATTCAATAAATAAAACTAAAAGTAATGAACCAATACCCTTTAAATTACTATATGACTTGAAGCTAATTATCTCCATACATAATAAACTATCACCCAAATCATATTCAGCCAATTCTATATTATCTTTTACGTCAGGACTGCTTGCAGATTTTTCAAGATTATCTATAAGGTTTTTTTTTTTTATTTTTTTATCTATATATTCAATAGTTGCTATAAAACCTATTATTTTTCCTAAAGAAATATCTTCTAATTTATTTTCTTTAAATTTGTATTTTGATTCAGGCTTTGTTCCTTTTACATTAATAACTTCTTCCATATAGAAAATAATATCGATATTTGATGTTCCGCCGCTACTTAACACATAAAAAATATGATAATCTTCTGGTAAATAACTATGTAGTCTTTTCAAAACCCCTTCAGCAAATAAAGAATCTAAATCAGAAATATGTCCTTGTTTACGCATTTAAAGATGATTATATATAATGTTAATATAAACTTAAATCAATTTAAATAAAAATTGATTTAAGTTTATATTAAATCAAAAAAAGTTAATAATGTCAGGTAAATTATTTGATAAAAAACAGCAAGTAGCATATAATTCATTTAAAAATGGATATAATTTATTAATAACAGGAGTAGCTGGTTCGGGTAAAAGTTTTTTAATTGATAGTTTTAAAAACTATATAAATAAAGAAACAGATAAAATTATAACAATCACTTCTACTACAGGAATATCTGCATTAAATATAGATGGAATAACTTTACATAGTTGGGCAGGTATAGAAGCCAATACAAATTTCGGAAATATTGATAATTTTATAAAAAAAATTCAAAATAATTATAATAAATTAAATAATTATCTTTTCACAGATACACTAATTATTGATGAAATTTCCATGTTAGATTCAGAAACTTTAGATTTTATTAATATAGCTTTGAAAATAATAAGAAACAATGTAGAACCATTTGGTGGAATACAACTTATAATGTTAGGAGATTTTGCCCAATTACCTCCCGTAAATAGTAATAATTTTGCATTTAAATGTAAGTGTTGGAATGAAATAATAGACCACACAATCGTATTAAAAAAAATATATAGACAAAATGAGGATCAAATGACTAAATTTTTATCATTTATTAGAAATGGTATAGTTAATAATTTTGTATTAGATATAGTTGAAAAATGTTCTAATGTAAATGAAAATAATAATTTAACACATTTATATCCTAATAGATTTAATGTAGATATAAAAAATCTGGTTGAATTAGAAAAATTAGATGGAAAAACAATAGAATTAGTAGCAAATATAATATCAAACAAGGAAGATTTCATAGATTTTCCAGATAATCTAAATGTAAAAGACATTATCACATTAAAACAAAATGCATTTATTATGCTTACAAAAAATATTAATATAGAACAAAAGTTAGTAAATGGGACACAAGGTTATTTTAAAGGTATAACAGATAATAATAAATTGATATTTGAAAATAATAATGGAACATACCAAATTTCAAAATATTTATGGGAATTTGATAATTATAGTATCGAGCAATTTCCAGTATGTCTTGCTTGGGCAATTACTATTCATAAATCACAGGGTATGGGTATAGATAATTTGAGTGTCGATATAGGAAATAATATTTTTGAAGACGGGCAAACATATGTGGCATTATCTCGTTCTAAATCTTTGAAAGGTCTTCACATAAAAAATTTTAGTAAAAAATCTGTAAGATCTAATTCGGATATAATAAAATTTTATAATGATTTAGATGTAATTTCAAAAAATTGGCTTCGAGATCAAAATGTATTTATTAATCAATTAGATGGCAGAAGACTTTTTGATATAAAAAAAATTCCTGAAAATAGTATAATAATTGATAAAGTTAAAGAAGAACCTATAAATACTAGTATAAATAATTGTAATTATAGTAATTATGATATAAAATGTTCTATATGTGATTCTCTTGGGTGTCGTAATGACCTATTAGTATGGTTTAAAGAAAAAATATGCACTGAATGTGTAATAAAAAATAAAGATTTTAAACAAATTTGTAAAACAGATATTTATAAATTATTTAATAATCATAGTAAAAAATTTATAAATGATAAATTGAAAAATGAACCTTGTAAAATAATAGTAAATAAAAATAGGTTCAGAACAAAAACAAAAATTTATCTAATTAAAAACCTAAAAAGTATTTTAGTTGAATCTGTGAAAAAACCCGTAGAAAAAAAGGAAAATTTAGAGATAAATATAGAAAATAATATAAATAATATTGATTTATATAATAAAATTAAAAATTATCGCAATAGTCAGGCAAAAAAATTAAAAATTCCCACATATTGTATTTTCTCCAATAAAACTATTGAAGAACTTTCAAAAAGAAAAATTTCATCATTAGAAGATTTAATAGTTATTAGTGGTATTGGAAAAAATAAAATTGAAAAATATGGCGAGGATATTTTGAAAATTTTAAGTGATGTTAATTAGCTTCTTTTAGCACAAGCTTCTGCCGCTTGTAATCTTAAATATCTTTCATAATTAATTCTTTCTTCCTTTAATTACACCACCTTTTAAACTAAAGAAAAATAAATAATTATTTAGAATTATTTATTTTTTTTTTTTTTTTTTCCTAAGTTAGAAGTTATATTAACTTTTTTATTGGTTTTGGGATTAATAATGTATTTGTGCATGCTATAATATATATATATTATAAAATGCATAAATATGTTGTTAGAAAATGTTTAAAAATTTCATCATTAGAAGATTTAATACTTATTAGTAGTATTGGAAAAAATAAATTGAAAAGTACGAGGGGGGGGGAGATAGGTCTATTGATTAATATTAAAACAATTTATTAAATTCAGAATTATATGATACTACTGTGTGCCAAGCTTTATCTGGTATACAAATATTTTCATGAACATATAATAAATCTTCTTTGGAAGGATCTTCTTTGGAAGGATCTTCCATTAAAGGTATCTTTAAAAATCTTGCAAATTTATTTATTTTTATTTTTTTTTTGCTTTTTGCTTTTTCTTGTTCGCTTTTTGCTTTTTCTTCTAAATAAGAATTCATTTTTTCTTTGATTTCAGTATTTTCTTCGTTTTTTAAATTAGAATATTCAATATTAGGAATAGTTATGATATTTGCTTCTTGTAAAATTTTGTGCATACTATTTAATGGGTCAGAAAAAATGTATCTGAATTTATCACCATATACTAGGTCAATAGCTCTAGAAGAAAATCCGTGTAACCGAAGAGATAATTTGGGAACACCTTTAGATATTTTTTTCCCTTTATTATAAAAATAGTCAACAGAACGATGAATACCTGCTTGATATTGATATGGTTTTTTTTGTGTAAAATCAACAGTAATAGTTAAGGCTAATAAAATAATTGGTTCAAGATTTTTATAATAATTTTCTTTATCATAAACAAAACCAATTTTAGTTTTATCAAAATTCTCAACTTTGTTGTGATAATCATCGTTTTCAATTACATATGCCACCCAAGTATCTTTTTTTTCATTTTGACATCTAGTTATACATCTATGAAACATTGTAATAGCATCAATAAGATCGCTTTTAATTTGTTGCTTATTTAGTAGTTCATAATATTTTTTAGTATTAGGATCTTTCAATATTGGATGATCAATCTTTTTATCAATTAAAATTTGAAAAATTTTACTAATATAAATTGATGAATACTTTAAATAATTTTTATCTAATATATGATGTTCCCATTCTTTAGAATTTAAATTCCAAATATTAATTAATGTTGTCCTATGTTCGTCCATAAACTTGTTTTCATTATTTTGAAATCGATAACATAATAACTCTTGTCTATTTAATATAAAATCTTCCCATATATGTGTAATAGGTAAAACATTAGTTCCATGACATACCTTTTCAAGTATAAATAATAATTTTTTACCACTTATTATTTTTTCACAAAATACTTTTTCACAAAATACTTTTTCACCATTTTCATCTTTTTCACTATTTTCCGTTTTAGAATAAACAAATTTATCTTCTTTAACAGAAGGAATTTTATCTAATTTATTTTGAAAAGAATTTAGATATAATTGTTTTTCTATTTTTTCTTCTTTCTCTCTTAATTCCAAATGTAGATTCTGCAAATCTATAGTTTTTTTTCTTGTGTCCCGAGCTTTTATTATTTGTTTTTCTAATGATAAGTCGTTTTCCCCCCACGCACCACCTATGATATAATACAAATATTTTTTTAATAAGTATTTACCTTTAATACTTTTTAATTTATAGATATTTCCATTTATAGGATTTTTAATTTTATTATACATATACATATATATATAGTATAATAAAATTTAAAATCAGGGCACGATAATTAATCTTCTGTACCTTTTTTACAAGAATGCATACCTCTATAGAGGTTTAGTAAATAATTTTATTATATAATAAATCTTTTTTTTCTTAAAATACATAATATTATATATTAAGAAAAAAATAAGGTTAGTATAAATTGTCCCATATTTTTTTAATAATAGTAGTTGATACTGAGATATTGTTATTTTTTTCCAGTAATTTTTTAGTAAGACTTATATTTTTTTTTTTTTTTTCATCGGGAAGATAACTCAATATAATTTTAATTTGTTCCTGGTTATATTTTTTTTTTTTATCCTTTTTTAATGCAGTTTCTAATTCATTAATTTTTCTAAATTTTATTTCTCTTCCTTGAGATGTTTGTTGATAACCGGTTATTTCAAGATCACCATTTTCAACAGATTGATGACATTCATGACAAAGAGGTATTAAATTATGTTCTATATTTTTATGGTGTGTATCAATCATATTATGTTCATCCGCAATTTTTTGTGGTTTAATATGATGTGTTTCAAGAGCATTTTTAATTCGACATATCCTACATTTATCCATAATGATAGAATTATTATAAATAGATGTTTTTTTTAATATAATTTTTTGATCAATATTTAACACTTCTTGTCGAATAGTATTTGCTAAATTAATAAAGTCTTTATCTAAATCCATTGCCTTAGCTACTTCTAAACCATATATTGCATTACCAGGTCCATCTTTTAATTTACGATTATATATAAGTTTATCATTTTCTTCATCATATATAGTTTCCATGTGATAATTTTTAACATTTTTTAATTCTTTTAATTGGTTGATAGAGGATAACTGATGTAAATGAGTAGCAAATATAAAACTAGATTGTTTTTGTTGTAATGTAATTACACCAGCAGCAACAATAGACAAACCTGAAACAGTTTCAGTTCCAGAACATAATTCATCACCAAGAACTAAAGTATTAGAATCAGCTCTTTTTATAATTGATCTTAGTTCACTCATTTCAACGGCAAATGTAGATTGACCTTTAAATATATTATCATTTCCTGATATTCTAGTAAATATTTTCTTATAAGGATAAAATTCAAAAGTATTAGCGGGAACATATAATCCAGCTTGTGCCATAATAATTGATAATCCTATGGATTTCATATATGAACTTTTTCCCACAGCATTTACTCCATATAGTAATATACCATTAATATTACTGCCTATATCAACATCATTAGGTATATATTCTAATTTTGTATTTATTTTTTCTATAATAGGATGTCTTAAATTATTTGATTTAATATAACTTTTATTATTAAATTGATTATTAATAGTAGGTTTAGTATATTTATATTCAAATGCTGTTCGTGCATTACTTTTAATAATGTCAATATATGCAATAAATTTTACTATATTTTTTAATGTATCACGATATTTTATATCATATTGATATAATAATTCTTGAAAATATTCTAAAGATAGTTTCATCATTTTATCTTGATAAAAGCTAAGTTTTTCAGAATATGATTTTATTTCAGATGAGAATATTTTGCTTACAGAAGTAGAATTTTTATACTCGATAGTATTAACATTAATATTAGAATTATTAGAATCATTAAGTTTAATTATAGATTCTGATTTAATAGAATTTTTAAATAATTCTATTCTTTTTTTTGTGCTAGAATAGTAATGTCCTTCTTTTTCTGAATATTTAATTTCAATGTTTGATTTATCAATACATAATTTATTAGTTATATATTCACTAAATTTATCAAAAAAATCATAACAATTATCTATTTTAATTTGTAATTCATCTATTTTAGAATAAAAACCCTTTTTAAATATAGACATTTTCATATTAGATAAGGTGCATCCATTTATAGCATTCATGTTAAATTTTTTATTATAATCATCTATAAATTCATAAAATTGATTAATTGTATTAATTTCAGGTAAAATAGAATTTAATTTTGTATTATTTATGTTTTTAATAAATTGAATTATATTTATAATATACGAATAAGATATATCTAAATTAATAAATGAACCAGGATTGAGGATACCTATTGTCATTTTTCGATGGATTCTTTCTATATCAAATATTTTTTCTAAATATTTTTCTAATTGTAAATATATTTTGTTTGTATCATTGTAATTATTTAACATTGTTTCAACCAAATCATATCTTTTTTCTAATTCTGATATACAAATTATAGGATTAAGTATATTTTCTTTTAATAATCGTTTACCTAAACAAGTTGATGTTTTATCCAATAGATTCCACAATGAATCAAATTTAGATTTTATTTGCAGATTTTTGTTAGGGACAACATTAATTTGATTAATAGAGTCATATGATAATATAAGATATTTATTAGAATCCCAAATTTTAGGTTTATTTAATTTTTTAATAATAGATTCATTATGTTCATACGCAAATTGTAATAAATATATATAACTAGCTAAACCCCAATACATTTTATCTAAATCAATATTTTCAATTGAATTAATCATATTTTGTTTAGGAAATAATTTATTAAGCAATTCCAATTTATAATTATTTTTTAATAAATGTTTATCATTTTTAAAATTATTATAATGAATATTTCTATTTTCAATTTCTAAATATTTTATAGTATCTTCTTTTGAAATTAAATAATTTTCAGTATTAATAATAATTTCATTGGGATTATATGTTTGAACTATTCTAAAAATTTCTTCTAATACATAATTATTATCATTTTTATCAGATTTTATTTCATATACACTATTATCACCGGTAGTAATATCAATAATTGAAATTCCTGCAAAAGTTAATTTTTTATTAATAGATTTATCAAGAATATCTTCTAAATATATAGACATTAGATTATTACTGAATGATGAACAATCTATATTTATACCAGGTGATATAATTTCAGTAACTTTTCTTTCGGGATCTTTAGTTCCATGACTATTTTGTTCTATTTTAATAACAGTATAATTATGTTTAAGTAAAATATCTTTCCATTTTTCAAATGAATGATTTGGAAATCCAGCCATTAATGGATTTTTTCTACTAACAGGTGCATATTTATCACTTCTTTTTGAAACTGATAGATTTGTTAATTCTGATATATCATATATTTTACCAAAATTTTCTTCCTCATTGACTACTCCATAAATTTCAAAAAATTGCCCACATTCATAAAGAACTATAGTTTTATCACCATATTTTTTTTCATATTTTTCTTGTAATTCTATATAATCTTCAATTAAAGGCATTTATTCTTAAATAATATGGAAAATAATTCTTAAATAGTTATAGTTTTTAATATGATTTATAATAATACTTAAAATTGATGTATTAAATATTATGAAACATAATGAATAAATGTTTTATCATATTATCAGGAATATTTTCGTTTTTAATGTAGTTATTTTTTAATAGATATTCTTTTGCTTTATTAATATCAATAAGATCATTATTGATATTATTTTTTGTAAAATAATTAATATTTGTGCGAACTTTAACATTATAATCATCAGAATCTTTAATTAAATTAAATGTAATTTTATTATTAACTTTTACATTATCATTAAAAAATTTAGGTATTAATTGTTGCTTACAATTATGTTTTTTATTTTTTTCATAATAAAAATTATTAGACATAATATCAGTTATGGTTTTCGATTTAACTTGTGATTTTTTTTTACTATAAATTTTATTTTTTAATGATTTTTTTTTTGATATATTTTTAATATAATTATGATTTACATTTTTTTTTTTTGATAGACTAGAATGATTATAATTTTTATTAAAATCAGATATGACTGTGGTATAATTATGAGAAATTTTATTATTATTTTCATTTGAATTTTGTTGTGTATGTGTATGTATAGAATTTTTTTGTGTATCTGAAACAAGATTAGGAGATATTTTATTATTATTTTGATTAGAATTTTTTTTTGTATCTGAAACAAGATTAGGAGATATTTTATTATTATTTTGATTAGAATTTTTTTTTGTATCTGAAACAAGATTAGGAGATATTTTATTATTATTTTGATTAGAATTTTTTTGTGTATGTAAAACAAGATTAGGAGATATTTTATTATTATTTTGATTAGAATTTTTTTGTGTATTTATAGGAAAATTTTTTTTTTTTTTGTTAGAATGATTTATAGATTGATTATCTAAATCAATTTTGTAATGAAATTTTTTTTTTTTTGATTTGGAAGGAGAAATTTTAATATTTAGATTATATTTTTTATTATTATCGATAATAATATTTTTATTAGATTTATTATCAATAGTATTAAGATTTATAGTTTTTTTATACATTAAATTAAATAAATATAAAAAAAAAAGAAGATATACTAAATATACATTGCATCAATATATTTTAAATATTTTTCATCAGTTTTTCTAGATTCAATAAATGATTGAAAACCTTTTTCTAGATCATCTTTATTTATAAATTTTTTATTTTTTGGATGTTCTTTAAGAACTCTGTAAGAATGTGCCATTTTACATTTTTGAAATAATGTTTCCATATCACCTCCATTAAATTTGAAATGTTCTATATTAGTTTCAAAAAAAGTAATAGATATGTCTTCATTAGATAATATATTCCAATTTTTTTCATTAATTTTTTTAATAAATATTTCTCTTAGTTCAGCAGGAGAATATTTTTCTAATTCATATATCCAATTAAATCTTCTTTCTAAACCAGTGTTATGAGAAAAAAAACAATTTTGTAAATCATTTTTGTAGCCAGCGATAATTACAATTAAATCTTCTTTTTCTTCTGTTAAAGCAGCATTAATTGTATCTATGCATTCTTTAGAGTATGAATCTTTACCTTCTTTATTACCTAAAGAATATGCTTCATCTATAAATAAAACTCCTCCAATAGCTTGATCTAATATTTTTTTAGTTTTCATAGCGGTTTGTCCAAGATATCCTCCAATTAAATCAGCTCTTTTTACTGATGTAAATGTGCCTTTAGATAAAATACCTAAAGCAGTATAGATTTTAGCTAAAATTTTAGCTAATTCAGTTTTACCAATACCTGGATCACCATATATAACAGTATGTAACATATCATAATTTTGATCATCCAAATTTTGCAAATAAAATATAATTTGTTCAAATATTTTTTTTTTAATTGTATCTAAGCCAACCATATTGTTTAAAAGTGTTAATGGTTCTACTAATTGATTTAATATTTTTATATCAAGAGGATATAATTTTTTTGTATTTTTATATTTTAAATGATATTCTTTACCTAATAAAATTAGGTCATTAATATTTTGAATATTATTATCAATTAATTGAAATTGATATTTAGAAATTTTTTCTCTTTGAAATTTTTTTAATTCTTTATTAGATTTAGTATTATTTTCATTATTATTTTCATTATTATTTTCTTGTTGAATATATATTTGAAACGGTGCTAACATTTTAATTAAATTTATATCAGTTAAATCTTTATTAATTAATTTAGATTCAATCATAGTTTCAGTAGTTTGTATATTTTTATTATTTTTATTATTTTTATTATTTTTATTAATAATATTTCTAGCATCATTATTAGAATTTTTAGAGATACTAGATTTAAAATTATTAAAAGGTAATATATTATTTAAATTTGGATTATAATTGTTAAGAGGGAATATATTATTTAAATTTGGATTATAATTTGAAGTAAAAGGTATATAATTAGATGAATTTTGATTACAATAATTTATATCTTGGTTATAGTTATAATAATTAATAAATTTTTCTCTATAATCTAAATATTTATTTTCATTTCCATAATATTTATATCTAAAAGATTTATCATTTATTGAATTCATTTTAATAATATTTATAAATATAATATTTATATATATTTAGGTGTTAACAGATTACTTAAAGAAAAATTATATATATAAATTAAAATTTGATTTAAAACAATAATAATAATGTAATTAAATAAATGTCAGATACTAATCAAGATTTTAAATGGGAAGAAAATACTTGGAAAGTTGTAAAAAATTTAATAACAAGAAAAAATTTTTTGGTAGAACATCAACTTAATTCATTTAACGAATTTTTAGAAACTAGTTTGCCAAGTATTATTAGTCAATTTAATTCTATAATTTTAAATTATGATTATGTAACTGATCAATTATTTTATAAAATATTACCGGAATCAAAATACATAGATTTATTAGAAAAGAAATATAAATTCTGGACCGAATTTAAAGATGATGATGAGTTGATAAAAATAATAATAGATATAGTTAATAATTTAGAAAATGATAAAACAGAAAATAAGATAATAGATTTAGGAGACAAATTAAATTCTAACAAATTAACAATAGAGCAATTAACTAAAAAAGCGAAAGATTTTATAAAAGAGAATATAGGAATTAAAAAAATCCCTGTATATAAACATAGATATGAATTAGAAATTATATTACAAGATCATCAATTAAGTCCTCCAACAATTCATGAAAATAATGGTAGACAAAAATTAATGTATCCAAATGAAGCTAGATTGCGCAACTTTACATATTCATCTAATCTATTTGTATCTGTTTTATATAAAACAAAAGTATATTCTGGAGAAGGTTTTTCAAAATTAACAGAATCAAAATATACTAAATTACATAGAATAAGTTTAGGAAAACTCCCTATTATGTTGCATTCAAAAGCATGTATTTTAACAATGAATACAACTAATAATAAATTAGATTATGAAGAATGTGAATATGACGAAGGAGGTTATTTTATAATAAATGGAAGTGAAAAAGTGATAGTAAGTCAAGAAAGAGTAGCAGAAAATAAAATGTATGTTTTTAAAAATACAAAACAACAATCTAAATATTCACATATATGTGAAATAAAATCTATACCAAATAAAAAAATATTAACTCCTAAAAATATACAAGTTAAATTAACTTCTAAAGAAACTGTAAATGGAAAAACAATTAAAGTTTCATTACCACATATAAAAGCGGATATTCCTTTATTTATAATGTTTAGAGTATTAGAAATTATATCAGATAAAGATATAATTGATTATATATTAATAAATGTAGATGAACAAAATAAAAAAAAATATACACAATTATTGAGAGGTTCTTTAGAAGAAACTAGTCTTATTATAGATTTTGAATCAGCAAGAGAATATTTATGTAGATATGTAAATATGATGGGATATAACAGAGATCAAAGTGAAAAACAAAGAAGAATAATATATTTAAATGATATACTTATAAATGATTTTATACCTCATGTAGGAACAAATCCTGTAAAAAAAGCATATTTTCTTGGATTAATGGTTAAAAATTTATTGGATGTATATTTGAAAATAAAACAATATGATGATAGAGATTCTTATGAAAATAAAAGAATTGATACAGCAGGACCATTAATGAGTAATTTATTTAGACAATATTATACAAAAATGGTAAAAGATATGAAAACACAAATTAATAAAGAATTTTTAAATGGTTCTTGGAGAGCAAATAATAATTTTAATAATATATTAAATAATGCTAATATTTATAAAATTATTAAATCTAGCACTATAACCACTGGATTAAAATATGCTTTAGCTACAGGTAATTGGGGATTAAAATCAATGTTAAATAAACAAGGTATTGCCCAAGTTTTAAGTAGACTTACTTATAATTCCACATTATCACATTTAAGAAGAGTTAATACACCTATGGAAAAAACTTCAAAATTGGTTGCTCCTAGAAAACTTCATTCAACACAATTTATGAGAATATGTCCATCTGAAACACCTGAAGGTGGTTCAGTAGGTGTTGTTAAAAATTTAGCATTATCTAATCATATTACAATATATAGTGATGTAGATCCTATTATAAATTTACTTGAAAGTGAAGATTGCATATTTATACAAAATATAAAACCTAATGAATTTAAAAAAAATGATACAAATATATTTATAAATGGAGATTGGTTAATGATAACTGATAAACCTCAAGAAATAGTTAACAAATTTAAAAAATTAAGAAGACAAGGTATTATAAATATATATGTATCTATATCTTGGAATATAAATCATAATACTATCAAAATATATACAGATTCTGGTAGATGTTCAAGACCTTTATATATTCTTAATGATAATAAATTTATAATAACAAAAAAAAATATAGAACAACTCAATAAAAATATAATTAATTGGAGAAATTTAATAATTTCAAATTTAAATAACAATAATTTTGATTTTAATGAAGATTTAAATAATAATGATAAAGCTGTTATAGAATATTTAGATGTTGAAGAGGAAAATAATTGTATGATAGCTATTACTGGTGATAAATTAAAAAATTTAGATAAAAAAGTTATTAAATTTCATTATACACATTGTGAAATACATCCCGCATTACAAACAGGTGTCCTTGCATCCATTATTCCTTTTTCTGATCATAATCAATCTCCCAGAAATACATATCAATCCGCGATGGGTAAACAAGCAATGGGTATTTATTCTACTAATTTTAGATATAGAATGGATACATTAGCACATGTTTTATCATATCCACAATTAGCTATTGTAAATAGTAGAATGATTAAATATTTACCCAGTAATAATTTACCATGTGGTATAAATTGTATAGTAGCAGTTGCTTCTTATTCAGGATATAATCAGGAAGATTCTGTTATTATGAATCAAAGTGCTATTGATCGTGGATTATTTCATTCAGTATTTTATAGAACATACAAAGATGAAGAAAAAAAATCACAAAGTGGAAACAGTCAAGTTCAAGAGCAATTTTGTATTCCAAATAAAATAAATACAGTAGGAATGAAAGGCAACAACTATTCACAACTTAATTCACAAGGATTTGCTGAAGAAAATGTTAAAGTTAATGAAAATGATATTATAATTGGTAAAATAACACCTGTTAAAAATAGTAAAGATTATTTTAGATGCTGTAGCACAGCATTACGTCCCAATGAATCTGGATTTATTGATAAAGTTATGATTTCAAGAAATGGTGATGGTTATAAATTTGTAAAAATTAGAGTTCGTTCTAATAGAAGACCAACTATTGGTGATAAACATTCAAGTAGACATGGACAAAAAGGAACTATTGGAATTGTATATTCACAAGAAGATATGCCTTTTACAAAAGATGGTATTGTTCCAGATATTATTATGAATCCACATGCTGTTCCTAGTAGAATGACTATAGGCCAAGTTGTTGAATGTATTACTGGTAAAGCTGCTTGCTTAGTTAATATGTTTGGAGATGCTACTAGTTTTACCGATAAAAATCTTGATAAAATAGGAGATACTTTAGAAAATGTAGGATTTCATCGTCATGGAGAAGAACTCTTATACAGTGGAAGAACTGGTGAACAGCTTAAGGTTAATATTTATATCGGTCCAACATATTATCAACGTCTCAAACATATGGTAGATGATAAAATTCATTCAAGAGCTACAGGTCCAAATGTTATATTAACTAGACAACCTGCAGAAGGTAGAGCTCGTGATGGAGGCCTTCGCTTTGGTGAAATGGAAAGAGATTGTATTTTATCACACGGAACTGCACAATTTTTGAAAGAAACATTGCAAGATAGATCTGATAATTATCGAATGTATATATGTAAAAAATGTGGCTTAGTTGGTGCTGTTAACTCTGATGAAAATATTTATACTTGTAAAAATTGTGAAAATTATTCTGAGTTTTCGGAAGTTAGAATTCCTTACGCTATGAAGCTATTTATACAAGAACTTGAAAGTATGTCTGTGGCTCCACGACTTCTTACAAATTAAATTTATATATTATAACTATAGTAGATTTAAATTTTATTAATCAAAACAATAACTATTTACAAAAAATTATAATTATTATTTAATCTACTAATTTTTTAATAATATTTGCTCATTTATTTTGTTATTTTGTAATTCTAAGTCTCTAATCTTCTCATCTTGTTTTTTTGTTATCTCATTAAACTTTATATTATATTTTTCTAATCTATCATTTGATTTAATTATATTTTTATTAAGTTCTTCTAATTTATTATATGTTTTTTCAATGATTTTATTACTACTTATACATAAATTATTATATGATTCATAAATATTTTTTATATCGTATAAATTTTCATCTAAATATTTTATCTTATCTGAATTTAATACATTTGATATTATTTCATCCTGTTGATTTAATTCTCTTAATTTATTAAATAATGTATGTATTATATCTATCTTTTTTTCTTGTTCTTGTATTTTATTATTTAAATTTTCTATATTATCTTCATTTTGTTTTTTTTTATAATCATCTATATCTTTTTCTAATTTATTAATACTAATTCTAAAATTTTTCAATTCATCAAAAATTGTTGTTAGTTCATTTATAAATTTTATATTTATACTTGGATAATTTAAATCCATTTAATTATATTTAATGTTTTTGACTTTAAGTAATATCAAATATATTTAATAGATATATACTTTAAACTAAATTAATATAATTTTCATACTGATTTCTAAGTAATCTAAAATAAAAATTTGTATTTTCATCATAATTTGGTTTACATATTATTTCATTATATTTTTCTCTTATTTCTCTAAAATGAACTTTTTTTGATACGTCCATACCAAAAAATACTAATGCTCTATTAAATTCTTCTTTATTATATTTTTCACTATCTAAATTTATATTATACTCTTTTCTAATTAAAATATTATTAATAGATTCTATAAATTTATTAAATAATTTTTTACCTGAATCTTTAAAATTATTATTTATAAAATTAATTATATCTGGTTTTAATACCATTTTATTCTCTAATTTTATAAAAAAATTTTCATATATAAAATTTTTGCCTAAACAATTTATTTGAGAATATCTTAATCCACCTGATTTATTTATATCTATTCTTTTTAAATCATTTATATAATCTGTAGATAATTCATCTATGAAATCAATAAATTTTATATAATCTATGTCAGAAATTTTTAATATTTTTTCATTAATATCTATTACGCACATACTTTTTTTTAAAGAATTTACACTTGAATTCTTTGTTATTCCTTTTCTTCTTATACTACCTTTACCACCTATTTGATTTGAGAAATTTAAAATTTTTTTATTCATATTTTATTATATATTACATAATGTAAACATTTTTTTTAAACCATTATAAATTAACATATTTATATATTTAGTGATTACATTGATCTAATCTATTTTTAATATATTACATTCAAATACCTATCTACTAATTAAAACAAAAGCTCTATGTTCAAATATAATAATCTTATACATTATATTACCTATCTACTAATTAAAACAAAAGCTCTATGTTCAAATATAATAATCTTATACATTATATTACTTTATATATTAAATCTAAATTATAAGTTTATTTATTTACTTATTATTAAACTGAAATATAATATATATATATATATATGAAAGATTCAATTATATACATAATAATTTTATTTTTTGTTATTATAATAACATTGTTTACATATAATAATAAAAATATAATTGAAAATTATGTTAGACTAAATACTTGGCAACGACATAGTCCAGCAAGATATGCTGCAATACGTAGGGATATTGCCAAACAAAAAGCATTAGAAGCCCAAAATAAAGCAAAAGAAGAAGAAGCAAAGAGACGCGATGAAAGACATAGACGTGAACAAGAACGAATAGCTAAGCTTAGCCCTAAGGAAAGATCGCAAAGAAAAATCCAACTTAATATAGAAAAACAACGTTTAGAATGGATACATAAAGTCCAAAGAGAACAAAAAGAACAAGAAAATAAACACATTGAAAAACGTAGACTTGAACAAGAACGTAAAGATAAATTATGGGAACAAGAACAAGAAAAAAAACGAATTAGATTAAAAAATTTTGAAATAGAAAAACAAAAAAGAATGGATGAAATTGAGCAAAGATTTATAAGAGAAAAACAAGAAAAAAAAGAAAAAGAAAAACAACAAGCCACAGCAGCAAAAGTACATGCTGCTGCAAAAGCAATTCGAAATATGCAATTAAAAAAAAAAAAAAAATCAGTATCTATAGGAAGGAAACTTTTAGAAAAAGAGCGCAAACACAAAGACAATATAAAATGGGGTAATACTGGTATACTTAATAAAGAAGCTCTACGATTATCAAGGAAATATCAAGCTAATACTGATACTTGGAGACAAGGCCCCAGAACTTATTGCACTAAAGAACAATTAAACAGATTTACAAGGGAAAAAACATGTCCCAAGTGGTGGAGATATTTAGATTGGTTAAAAAAAAATGAATACAGTAAGCAACAAGATATTGACATGTATAAAGATATAATTAAAAATTCCGCAAAAAATAGTAAAAAGACTCCTGAAGAATATATTAAACACACCAGAAAACATTATGGTTGTGTGGGCTGGGACGGTGATTGTGGTATTATATTTTCATCTCCTAAAAATACTGATACAGGAACACATGGCTGGAAATATAAAAATGGTAAACTAATATCTAAAAACGGGCTAGATCGTAATCGAGAACCACCGTCATTAGGATCACCAACGCCACTACGGCGATCATCGCCAAGTTTTACCAGATTTCCAGCTACACAACCAGCACAACGGCAACCTACACAATCTGCACAACGGCAACCTACACAACCAGCACAACGGCAACCTACACAATCAGCACAACGGCAACCTACACAACCAGCACAACGGCAACCTACACAATCAGCACAACGGCAACCTACGCCTAACTATGCGCGCACTCCAGTGAGAAATATAACAAGATATAATAAATCACCACCACAGCGACCACTAACACCATCACCACCACCACCACATAACCCATTATCAAATAATTGTTCTTCTATGTGTACGAATTATGGAAAAGAAAAAGGTGTAAAATATATACCAGGATATGTTTACAAAGGAACTTGCTATAAATATATTTCAGATTCCGGATGGTGTGGAGATAGTCACGCACATATAAAAAATGCTAAGCCCGGCGGAAATTGCACTCCATGCCCTGGACCACCTAAATAAACTTATAATAAATAAATTAATTTTGGAGTTAGTATTGGAACTCCACTATTATCAAAACTTGATAATTCCATTATTAAATATTCTGTTTTATTTTTAAAAAGATCGTTGTATATATTTAAAAATGTTTTATTTATGTTCACAGTATTAAAAGAATTATAAAGTATCATATTTTCACATACTAACATATTAATTTCAATATTGTATTTCTTAGTTAAATATACAATTAAATTAGAAATATTTTCTATATTATGTTTTCTTCTGTTAACATTTATAAAATCCCAATTAGTAAATGCTTCAGGATTTGCTTTTATTACACAACCCATTAAATTATTATAATTTCCCGTTATTATTTTTGTTGCTTTTTGTGATTCTGATTGTAGATATAAATTAATTGCTGTATTTATAAATGTATCTTTGTATTGTAATTTTGCTTTTTTATAATCTAAATAATAGTAATTATATATATATTTTATTATTTCCATCATAGATAATCCTGTAACTAACGAAGTAGTTGTAGATAACGCAGGGACTATTTTTCCAGCTATTAATTTGCAATCTAAATTTGTTATTTCTTTTATATTATATATATTAGCTCTTATATTTGCTATTATAGTTATGATATTAATATGATTATTAGTATCATCATCTTTATCAAAGATTTGTTCAGTATATTTATTATTTATATTAATTTTAAAAGTTAATAATTTATTTAGTAAATTATTATTTGCATTCTTTAGATCTTTATTTTTATCATAGTCTGTAGAAATGTTATCTATATATTCTTTGTTATATATTTTAATATAATTTAATAATTCTTCTTTATTAAATTCGATATTGATACATTTTGAAAAAATTTCTGTAAAAATTTCTATAAAATTATCTAATTTATAATTATCAATTAATAATGATGGCATTAATCTATTTCCTGTCCAAAATTTTGTCTCATCTTCATTTAGTTTATCTATAGGATATAATTCTAATAATTCTTTAACCGGAGATATAAATATTTTATTATAAACAATATTTGCAAATTTTACTATATTTTTATAATTATTTTCATTAAATGTATCTATAATATCTACTAAAATTTCTAACTTATTATTAATTATAATATCATTATCCAGTAAATTAATGTAATTTTTGAAATTATCACTTCCTTTATTTAATTCTTTAAAATCTTTAATAACTTCATTAAAATAATTATTAAAAATATCTAATGCCCATTCAATACAATGTTCTATTTTAAAAGGAAAATTCTTTATAGTGCACATAGGTATTAATTTTTCTACAGGATCTTGTGTTTCAGAATAACTTTTTGTTAATTTAGGAATTATAACTTGAATATTACATTTAGAACCTAATGTTCCGGATTCAAATAAAGGTTTGTTATATATTAAACATTTATTATCTATATATTGTCTACTTTCTACATTATCTAAAGCATTTACTATTAAATCTTGTTTTTCCCAAAAAGATCTATTAAATGTTTTTTCAGAATTTTTACCAACTGATTCTATTAAATCGTCAATATTCATTTTATTGTTAAATTCTAAAATTTTATTTTTTGCTATGGAAGACTTAAATTTTCCAATATCTTCTCCCCTAAATAAAAATTGTCTATTTAAATTTGAAAGTTCTATAGTGTCAAGATCTGTAACTGTAATTTTGGATTTTTTATTTATTCCCATATTTAACATACTAAATAATTTTAAATATTCACAACCAATTGCTCCACAGCCAACTAAAAATATATTTAATTTTTCTAATATTTTAATAATATTTTTAGGCAATAGGTTATTAATATCTTCTTTTTTTTTATCTGTTGGTGATTTGTATAAATTTTTTTTATCATATAATTCAGTATAATCTATCAATAATTCTTGACTTAATGGAATATATTTACCTGTAATTTTTACTACTTCTTGTGCAATTATAGCTCCCAAAATACAGGATATTATAGGAAATTCATATTTTCCTTTTACTAAATATTTAGGATAATAATTACTATTTAATAAATTGCTAGGTTTGGATATTATTTCATATATTTCTTTATGTATTCCTGTTATATCTTTGTTTTCTAAATTTATTAAAATATCTGGATAATTATTTTCATATAATAATTCTTTTAAACATTTATGTTTAATTATTAGAATTTCTTTTTCTTCATAAATACATATATTATTACATAAACTTAACATTTTATATATTTTATAATCATAATCAATCTTAAAAGTATTATTTTCTATATTTTTTATTTTAAAAATTCGTTCAATATTAGGTTCTTGAAATTTAAATAAATCACCTGATGTTAAATTATTATCTCCATCTGATAATGTTAGTAAAATACTATTATCTAATCTTTCAATTTTTGAAATATAAGATAATTTATGTTTTTCTCCATTTTGATCTGTGACTATATGTTTTTCTCCAAAATCATTATATATATATCCTGTCAAACCTATAACAGTTCCTAAAATATATTTTACATTTAAATTTCTACATCTTTCATTTAGATTAAATACATTACCGTTGGAATTTATTTTAGTTTGTATTACTACATCAACTTCTTTTAGAATTTCATCTGTTATTATTTCATATTTAATATCAACATAAATATTTAAACCTTTTAAATAACTTATTATACTTTCACCTATTATATCACCTTTATTAGATTTATTTAAACCATAATTTCTTCCTTTATTAACATCTGATATTTTTCTACAATCATAAACATATAATGTTTTTATTCCAAGTAGACATAAACATTTTGCTATTTCTATACCCAAAGTGTCTAAATATAATAAAAATACCTTTAAATTTGATAATTTTAACATAGTATCTTTTCCTATAACACCTATTTGTCTTGAATAAAGATTATCTTTTTCTGGGTTCATTTATTAAATATATTGTAAAAAAAAAAATAATCAAATTTATTCATTTAACTGATTAATTATATAAATCAGCATAATATTCTATTTAATTTAATTCTAATAATTAAATACTTTCTAATTATTTTTTAAATATTATGTATATGTATATGTATATGTATAATAAAATTAAAAATCCTATAAATGGAAACATCTATAAATTAAAAAGTATTAAAGGTAAATACTTATTAAAAAATTATTTATATTATATCATAGGTGGTGCGTCGGGGGAAAACAACTTATCATTAGAAGAACAAATAATAAAAGCTCGGGACACAAGAAAAAAAACTATAGATTTACAGTATCAACATTCTAAATTAAGAGAGAATGAAAAAGTAGAGGCAAAGGCAAAGGCTGAAAAAGAAGCGGAAGAGGCAAAGGTAAAGGCAGAAAATAATAATAGTGACGAATACCATAAATGGGAAAAACATATTTTACAACATGTTGAATCTCATCTGACGCTGCGAGGCAATTCCAACTTAAGTTTTTATAAAAATATTATCCCTAAGAATGACAAGCCTACAATTGTGTGTCGTCAAAAAATTATCATAATGGTTGATTTTTTTAATAAATCAGTGGAAAAATATTGGTCAGATCTAGTGCAAAATATACAGTTTAGGTCAGATCTTGTGCGAAAGCAGACTAAAGATAAACTTAAAATGCATCATATAGGAAATGAACAACCCGGTGGTGTTGACTTTGGTTATAAACATGAAAATAATACATTCAGACACCCGGCTTGTGATTTTGGAGGTCTTACAAATGTTCACCATAAACTAGGTGAAACGCTTGAATTTTTACCTATATCAGACAAATTGGAGAGCTTACTCACCATTGAAAAAAATAAAAATCAAATTAATAAAGAAAATATAAAAGAAATAATAGAAATATGGAAAAAACTTTCAAAAAAAGATAGTTTAGAAGGTGAAGACTCCATACTTAATGGTTTATTAGAGTTCATTAATAGTGTTCAACAAACATTAAATTCTTCATTTAAATCTAATAAAGAATTTTTTTCAAAAGCGTGTCTTCGTTTTTACTCACTTGATTCCGAAATAAGAACGCTTTATACTGCAAGGACAATTTTAAAGGAAACAGGAAAATATATGATAAAAAATTTTGGGTGGGAGGAGAAGAACGATTATAGTTTTGCAAATACATATATTGATAATTCTTGGAAAATATGGAATCCTCCTGATAAAAAACATGTTGAACCTAATTTAGATGAAATATATTTATCCATTTCAGAAAATCGATATACCAAGTTTATTACAAGTAATTTGAACAAGAACAATATGAATGAATATCGATGTATAAATGCATAAGAGGATGCTCTATCAATGAGAAATTGAATTAATTAAATTTTTGGCATTAAATAATTCTCTATTTAACTTTTCAATATCCATTCTTTGAGAATGAATGTCATCATATTCTAATAATACTTTATCAATATTTACATTTTTTATTTTTTCATATAAACTAGAAGATAAACAGTCTTCTGTTTTTTTTACTAAAAACAACATAATGCATTTTGGAATACTATCTTGTAAACAATGTATGATATGCCTATAATAATAATCTAATAACTTTCTCATTAATTTTACTTGTAATTTATTATCAGATTTGTTTGATAATAATTCTTTAAAATTTATATCATCAGTCCATAGATAATTTTGTTGCATTTCAATTAATTCTAAAATTTTTTTCAAAGTAGAATTTAAATTATGGATTAAAAGATTATTTAATAATTCATCTTTTATTATTTTAGTAAATAAAGGAAATCTAATTATACCAATATCGTCCAATAAAATATTTGTTAAAACTACTAATTCATTCATTATATCATTGGCACATATTTTAGAGGGTTCATATAATTTATTAATAGGTTTTTTATGGTTATCTTTCATGATTTGTTCTAGAACTTCAATAGGAGGTGAAGGGAAAGACATATGATTGCCTTCACAATTTTTAATACATTCTTCTATATATTGATCAGAACAATTTTCTTCGCTAAAAGGAGAAATATTTAATAAATTTATTCTAAAATCAATAAATAAATCTTTAATATTTCTACCAGTATTTATATTTTTTCCTCTATCTTCTAATATAGAAATAAATTTTCTACAAAATTTTGATAATAAATGATGTATATAAGCCGATTTTGCTTGTAGATCTTTGGGTAATGGTTTTCCTAATTTTTCTAATTTAATATTATTATCAATTATATTTTGATTAATTTCGGATAAAATTTTAGGCAAACATGACTTAATAGAATTAACTAAAATATTACTAAGATTTTTACATAAATTTGGTATTCCAAGATTTTCTTTATATTTATTATTAGAATAGATAGGATGATTACAAAAAAATTTTTGTTCTATTTCTAATCCTTCTAATACATTAAATTTAGTTGTTTCTTGTTTAGTTCTATTTCGAATACCATAATAACCATATTTTAATTGTAAATCAATAGAAATTTTATTTTCTAATAAATTAGTAATATCAGTTCCTTGATTCATTAAATCTAATTTTGTTAATATCCCTACAGTTCGAATTCCTTTAGGATCGTATTCTTTAATTAGATCAAGTGCTATATCAGCTTCAATATCAGTTCTAGCTGGCATAACAGCTAAAATAATTGTTTTAATAGATTTAATATATTGTCCTATCATTTTTTTAATTTGATCTTTAATATCTTTTGGTTGACCTTTATCAGTGCAAGCAACCATTGTCAATCCAGGTAAATCTACTAAAGTTAAATTAGGAATATTAGGACTATAAATTCTTAAATAAATAGGTGTAAAGGATATATTCATATTATTTCCAGCATTTTCTCTTGTAATATTTTCTATATTATCGCAAATAGAATTTTTTTGTTCATCGGATATATTTGGATAATCAAGTTCTATTTCATATAAATTTTGCCATTGTCCTTCTAAATATTTTCCGAATATTCCTTTAGTAGGTAATGTGGGTGTGGATTGTATTAATTCTATTTGTAGAGGTGATCTTGTTACCATATTATTACCTGTAGGTAATATATCCATACCTAATATAGAATTAAGTAATGTACTTTTTCCAGAAGATTGACTACCTACTACAACTAATCTGGGTATTTCAATTGATTGTTGATTAATAAATAAACTATTTAATATATTTCCTATTTCTAATATCTCTTTATTTTGTGCTAATACACTGCTATCTTTTTCATTATACCAATAGTTTGATATAGTGCTTACAGCATTTTTAAGAACATCAGACATTTGATTATTATATAAATATTTTATAATTTTAAATATATAAAAAAAAATATTTACGAAAAATTAATTCTGAAAAGAATTAAAATGTTAGGATTTAATAGCCAATTTAATATTTATTTATATAAATATTATAATATAAAATGAATAATTGCAAAAAAACGTTAACATTTTATTATTTTTTTATTTTTTTATTAATTACATTTTTATTACTACGTATGTATGAACTTGATTTGCGAACAATAAATTTAAAAAATATAATAAAGCACAATGAGATTGCAACATACAATACACATGTCCATATTAAGTTATTTAATTTACTCGAACTCGAAACATATACCAACAATATATCAATATTAGAAATTGGTGCGGGAAATGGATTATCTACGGAAAGATTTATGAATTATTTAAATAACAAAAAATTAAAATATAATTATACTATATGTGAATTTGATAATAATTATGAATATATCTTGAATAAGAAATTTGCAAATAGAACAATATATATCGATAAATGGCAAAATTTAGTATCAAAAGGAAAACAATATGAAATCATATTGATGACATCATTTTCTACAGTAAACTTGAAAAATTGCAGTAAATTAAAAGAATTGTGTAATAAAAATACAATTATATTAACACTTTCACATTATACAATCAATGCAAAATATAGGTTTAAAATATTGAAAAATATTAGAGTCGGATTATTAAAGTTGTATGTTTTGAAACCATTTTAAATTCGTTTTTTATTTTTATACACTTTTGGTTTTTTCCGTTTAGTTGATTTTCTTTATTTCTTCTAATTTTATCTTCTTTTCATAGGTATATTTTATATAGTTCTTATAGTGTTCTTTTAAATCAGGTTAACCACCATTCTACTTCCTTCCATTTTCGAGGAAGAATTATAATATATTTAGGATAATATTGATTATTAGCAGGTATAGTTTCTCTTAACATTATATACTTTGCTAAATTTATTTTTTTTTTCATATAAATATATAATAAAAAAATTTTTAAGTGGTATAATAATATTATATGTAATATATAATAATATTATATATGATTAATAAATTTATAATTATTTTTATTTTAATACTTTTTATTATTTTTTTCTATAATATAATAAAGTATAATAATAAAAAAAAAATTTTTTTAATAAAAAATAAAGATATTTCAAGTATAAGTAAAAAAAAATCAAAAAATGATATTCATGATAAACTAAAATATGGAATGAAAATAATTCACCAAATTTTTAATAAACATAATATATGGTATGTATGTGCTTTTGGAACTTTATTAGGATTGACACGACATAAAAATATTATTAAATGGGATGACGATATTGATTTATTAATTTATCGTAAAGATGTAAAAAAAATTTTAAAATTAAAAAACGAGTTTAAAAGATATAATCTAAATTTAGAAAGTAATTGGAAATTATTAAAAATATATTTTAACGAAGAAAAATATCCATTTATAGATTTTTTTATAATAGATATAGATGAAAATAATAATATTATTAGGTGTAAAAAAAATTATTTTGAAAAATGTAATACTTTACCAAAGAATAAAAAGTGGTGGTGGAATTATTTTCAATTTCCATTAAGTTATATAAAAAACAGAAAATTAGGTGAATTTGGTGAATTATCTTTATGGATACCTGAAGAAAATAAAAAATTATTAAAATATTGGTATGGCAATGATTGTTTAACAGTTTGTAGATCTCCAGTTTACGATCATATCACAGGTAAATATAAAAAATCCCAAATAATTAATTGTGAAACAAAAGTATTTAACTAAATCTTTTACATATACCAAATGTTTTTCTATGATATTTTGTAATTCCATATTTTTCAATTGCTTCTAAATGTTTTTTTGTTCCATAACACATATTATTTAACCAATCATATTTATTATAATCAGGATTTTGGTTGCATAAAAATTTTATATGTTCATCATGATAAACTTTAGCTAATATTGATGCTGCAGCGATAGAATAATATTTATTATCTCCACTTTTAATTAATTGATTAGGAATTACATCACCTTCTGTAGTTGTATACATTTTCCATCTATTACCATCTACTAATAAAAGATCAGGTTTTATACCTTTTGCTATTAATTTATTAACACAATCATGCATAGTATCTAAAGTAGCTTCCAAAATATTTTTAGAATCAATAACTGAAGGTTCTGTATAACTGACAGAATAAGATATTGCATTTTTTTCAATATATTCTTTAAGTTCAGTTCTTTTTTTTTTTGATAATTTTTTACTATCTTTAATTTCTTTATATTTATCATCAGGAAATTCTCTAGGTAAAATAACTGCTCCAACATATACTCTTCCACTTAGACAACCTCTGCCAGCTTCATCAATACCAGCTTCTACTATATTTATATCATCATCAAAAAAAAGTTTCATATAAATATAAATTAATAAATATTTATTTATTATTCAAATTTTTATATATTTACTTAATTAATTACTTATGATAAAATTTTTTTTTCTTATTGTTACTTTATAGATGTATTCAAAAATCAAAAATCCATTTACAGGTGAAAAAGTAAATACTAGCTCAAAAAAAGGTATAAATATACTAAAGAACTATATTAATAAGGTTGGTCTACTAGTAGGAGGCAATTCCTATCCACATCCCGATCCTCTTGTACAAAAAGTAACGGACATCGATAGTAAAATTTCAGAACTTCGGAAATTAGCAAAAAATTGTGCTGATAACCAATATGTTCTACTTGAAATAGATCAACTGATACGTAAAATAATTTTAATAGCCTATAAAAACCTCACCCCACCAAACCATAAAAAAATAACAAAAAAAGAAGTTTTGCATATATTTTTACCACTTCCCTTTAAGGGAAAAGATAGTGCCGGACAAGTTACTAATGATGACCTATCAATTATAGAAGAAGTTCTATTATATGGAAATCTCAGAGAAAAAATGACATTAATAATGAATTTTTGTGAAACTCAATGTCAATTATTGTGGGATATTATGATCAATTATGATAAACAAAAACGTTTTGAATATCCCACTTGGCATGAAGTAGAGCGAAGACAAAAACGAGCTGAAAAAATGTTTGGTGTGCCATGGAATATTATTAAAGATATGAAAGATGATAGTGGTAGTTTAATAATAAAAAAAAAAAATGAATTTCCAGGTAATTGTCATACATTCTTGAAACCTGATAAAAATGGACCAGTTTCGTTTGCAAGAATGGGATTTAAACCTGATTTTAGAAGTCAGAGTGGTGTCTCCAATTGTTGCCCTAATACTGAGATTAAAGATTGTAATTATGAATATCACGGAACTCCAATCGATGAGGTTTACCCCCCGTTATCATATCGAGAAAAAAAATACTTAGGAATTACTGAAAAATCAGATTTTAAATATGTTCCTTGTTGGGTAACAGGTTATAAATATTGGGATGTAAAATCTAACAATACAAATATTTTTAAATCTTATGCAGATTCAAAAAAATTTTTGACAATCGCAGGTCCATCGGCAAATACAGATATGAAATTAGATATTAGTAAATTTTTTAATTGTAATTTAGAGTTAATGTATTTAGCATGTGTTGCGTGGATGGGTAACCCCCCTGATCATAGTATTTTTGAAATGGCATTAGCAACTACATCTGATGTTTTTAAAAATGATTTTAATCCACAATATAAAATTGACGATGATCCTTTTGAATGGACTGAAAAATTATTGAAAAAATATTCCAATCTCGATTCTATAACTAGTTCTAATTCTAATGAATTAATGATAAAAGGAACACGTTTGAATTTAAAAAAAAAAATGCACAATATAAAAAATTAAATAGGTAAAAGGTAAGGTAATGTATTTAAAATGATGCTTCAAATGATATAGGTGCATTATTTTTACCAACATTAGCTAAACTATATTCAGATACTCTTTTTTCAAAAAAATTTGTTTTACCTTCTAATGATATTAATTCCATAAAACTGAAAGGGTTTTGAGAATTATAAATTTTAGAATAACCTAATTGAAGAACAAGACGATCTGCTACAAATTCGATATATTCCGACATTAATTCAGCATTCATACCTATTAAACTACATGGAATCGCATTAATTATAAATTCTTTTTCAATGGAAACAGCTTCATTAATGATATTATAAATTATTTGTTGATCAAGTTTATTATTAAGCATACTATATAATAATACAGCAAAATCAGTATGTAAGCCTTCGTCTCTACTTATTAGCTCGTTACTAAATGTTAATCCTGGCATTAATCCTCTTTTTTTTAACCAATATATAGCACAAAAAGAACCAGAAAAAAAAATTCCTTCAACACAAGCAAAAGCAACTAAACGTGTAGCAAAATTAGAATTTTTATCTTCAATCCATTTTATAGCCCAATTAGCCTTGTTAGAAATACATGGAATAGTTTCAATGGCATTGAATAAATTTTTTTTTTTATTTAAATCAGTAATATATTTATCTATAAGTAATGAATACATTTCAGAATGAATATTTTCCATCATTAATTGAAATCCATAAAAACATCTAGCTTCCGGAATTTGCACTTCATCTAAAAATCTTTTACCTAAATTTTCTAATACAATACCATCACTACCTGCAAAAAATGCAAGGACGTGGCAAATAAAATGTTGTTCGTTTTCATCTAATTTATTCCAATCATTTAAATCTTTAGATAAATCGACTTCTTCAACAGTCCAAAAACAAGCTAATTCTTTTTTATATGCTTCCCATATTTTTTGATAATTAATAGGAAATAATACAAATCTATTTGGATTTTTATCTAATAATTGTTCTTTTATATTATTATCTGATTGATTTACGTCAAATTTCTGAGTATTAGAAACCATAATAATATAATCTAATATTATTTTTATATATAAATAAACTTTAAATATTTTCTAATTATAAAAATAATATGTCAATAAAATTTATTTTTGACCTAGACAACACATTATATAATGATAAGGAAGTTAACAACATATCAACTACGACGTTTTATAATAGTTTTAAAAAAAAAAATTTTTTAAACAATTCATTACATAATACTCCTTATAAAAAATATATATTTTCGAATGGTAATAAAGAACATGTTGATTATGTAATAAAAAAAATGAAAATAAAATCATTTTTTAAAAAAACAGCAACATCAGATGAATATAAAAATTTTTTAAAACCAAATATTAATCCATATAATTTTATAATAAATAAATTTAAATTGAAAAAAGAAGATATAATAGTTTTTTTTGAAGATTCACTTAGTAATTTAGAAACAGCTAAAAAACAGTTTAATTGGATAACTGTTTATATTAATGATAGTGTAAATAAAAGATATTCTTTTGTAGATTTCACTTTCAGAACTATAGAAGAGGCAATAAATAAATTATCTAAAAAAAGAATATTAGATTATAAACACAAGAATAATTTATTATTGTAAAAATTAGATTTATATTAATTTAAATTATATAAAAAATTGATTTAAAAATAATTTAAAAAAGAATATAAATAAATGAAAACTCTAAATATTAAATATATTTCTAATATTGCTAAAGAATATTATAATAATCATAATTTTTATCATAAAGGAGATTCAGGACTAGATTTATTTATATTAGAAGACATAGAAATTTCATTAGGAGAAACAAAATTTATAGATTTAGGGATTCAATGTCAAATGATAGAAAATCTTGATAATATCAATTTGAATGATGTATCTTACTTTTTGTTTCCTCGTTCAAGTTTTTCAAAATATCCTTTAATTATGGGAAATCATGTGGGAATTATAGATAGTAGTTATAGAGGAAATATTATAGCTTGTGTAAAATATATATTAGACGATAATAATATAAAAAAAATTTGTGAAAATATTACAACTAAAAATACAAAAGAACTAGATAACATTTATAATAATATTCCCAAATTAAAAATTGCAGCAGGAACAAGATTATTCCAAATATGTAGTGGTAATTTAGAACCATTTAATCTAAAAATAGTAGAAGAACTTACAACTACATCAAGAGGTTTAGGATGTTTTGGAAGTACAAATACTTAAAAATAAATAAATTTAGTTGTTATAATTTAAATACAATTTTTTTTTATGTATAAATATTATGGTAAATTGTCTTTATAATCCAGAAATATGTGAAGCTAACAAAAAATATAAAAAAGAAAAAAAAAAATTTTTAGAAGAGAGAGAAAATGATGCAAAAAAAGAACTTATAAATTCAGAAAAAATGTTTAAAACTCGTTTAAAACAGAAAGCTTGGAAAGAAATTTATCCAATAAATAATTATGATTTTGATTATAAAAACTATACAATTAATACGAATAATCCATTTAAATTAGGTATAAAAAATAATCCAACAATGACAAATATAATAAATAGCACTATAAAAATGAAAAAATTAAATAATACTCTTTTATATAAACCAACTCCTAATAAAAATACTAAATTTGGAGACGATATATCTGATATAAATAATTCTCATATTATAAATTCTTTAAAAAATATAAAAAAAAAATATAATAACAATCCTCTTCCATATCCTTCATTTTTAGAAGATTTTCCTCCAGATAAATATCCAACGAATAAAGAACATTCTTCTTCTTATTTTATAAAAGTAGGAAATTGTCCAACTAAAATAAATAATAAAAATGAATGTGAAAATTTAGGATTTACTTGGAATGATAATTCGTTAAGATCATTAAATAAAGGAGTTAAAAATTTTTTTTTTACAAAAAACAATGAACCTTTATATAAAAATTATGAATATAAAAAAAAGGAACTTAAAAGAAAAAGATCAAATATTTTAGAATTATCTGATATTCCACCAATAAATCTTTGGAAAAAAAATTATAAATTGTGTCATCAAAATGATAGAGTAGGTATAGGAGAGTGTGTGCATGGTGAAAAAATGATAGATAATATTAATTTATCTAATAATACTAAGTATTTTAAACCAAAAGATTATAAAACCAGATATAAATATAATTTTGAAAATAAATTATCTATCAATAAATTACCAAAAACAAATCCAAAAGGATTTTGTTATAAACCAAAATTTATATATATTGATAATAGTGCTAAAGGATTTTTTGGTATGAAAGGTTATACAAATTCAATGTTAAATGATATTTTGAGTATAACTCCAGATAAATTATTATCGATATTGAGTGGTAAATCAAATAATATTCCAACAAATTGTTCAAATGAAAATTTTATAAATTATAATGAAACAAACAATATAATAAAAATATGTTTATTTTTTATAATAAGCTATTTAATAACAATTGTATTTAAATATCTTTAAATAATATAAACTATGTCTGAAGAAAAAAAAAAAAATGATTGTTATAAATATGCAAAAACAATTTTTAATATTACTACTACAAAAGAAAATAAAACTGATATAAATAAATCAATTAATAAATATACAAAAGATTGTTTGAAATGTAAAAATAATGGAAATTATTCTTCTTGTCATAATGCTGCAAAAACTAATTTATATAGATCATTACCTTTTATAAAAAATAATATATATCCTTGGAAAAATTATGATTGGAATTACGGAAATTATATTGATAATAATTATTCACCGTTGAGAACAGGTGCTAAACCAAAAGGTAGTTTTTCTCAAATGCTTACTAATATTAAAGCATTAAAAAAATTAGGAGATGGTTATTTATTTGATCCTAATCCAGGTGAAAATTCATTTGCTGGTATATATAAAAACGGGAAAAAAATAGATTGGAATAATAACAATAAATACGAATTATTAAATTCTGATGTTCCATATTATGAGTGTAATGGACAAATAATGAGTGGTAATGGTGAAGTCAAAAATTTAAGTGAAGAGGATAAAAAATTATGTCGAATTATACAAAATACTAAATATAGTGATGAGTCTGATCCTCCATATGAAGACTCATTTTTTAAAAAGAATTTGAATGGAAGAAACTCATCATCATATTATATTAAAATTGGTTATTGTAAAAAAAATATTTCTAAAGAAAAATGTCTTAGAAATGGATTTAAATGGATATCGGAAAATAATACATGTTATAAACCTAGATATGGGTATATAAATAACGAATCAGGTCTTAAATTTGCATCAACTAGAATGGATGGATTATTACCATCTCTTGGAAAGGATGTCATGGCACTTTCACCTGATAAAATAAATGCTATTATGAATGGAGAAAGTATAAAAGGATATTTTAATCAACAAAACTGTGATGATGAAAATTTTATAAACTACAAAAAAAAAACAAGTTCAAATTTATTAATTTACAAAGTTATTTTTTTTTGTTTAATTTGTTATATTTTATTTTTAATTATAAGTCTTTATATACACAGTTAATTATGTAGATGTATAACCAAATGAAGATTTAATGTCCTGATAAACATACAAAATAAAGCCTACATGCTCTTTTGTTTTTTGAATAGGCATTATTAGGTAATTTTAATATTTTAATAGATTTGATTTAAATCCAAAAATAATCTCTTATTTAATTTTAAAATTGTAATAAATGAGTAGTTTTTTAAATTATAATTCTAAAATTGAACAAAAAAAAATTTTATATAGAAAATATTTACAAAATATTGCAAAACACAATAATTCATTAATTACTAAAAATGAAATAGATAAAAAAAATTTAATAGTAGCTAATGATAATTTAGATAAATCTACAATAATAAATGATAAGCATTCATTAATTGATGTAATTGAAAATAAAAAAAAAGATATAATAATAGCAGATATAAATTTAGATAAATCTACAATAATAAATGATAATAAGCATTCATTAATTGATATAAGTGAAAATGAAAAAATAAATGTATATCTATTAAATTATAGTAATAACTACTATAAAAAATTAAAAAAAAATATATTTATTACTGACAATATATCTATAAATATTAAATCTAAAAATAGTATTCCAATTAGACCAGAATTTCCTTTAATTTCAAATAATAATACAAATTATTCTTGTTTTAATAATGATGTTGTAATATTTTTATTTATAGTTTGTTATAATGAATCATTTATATTACCACATTTATTAAAACATTATTATTATGTTACTAAAATTTTTATTTATGATAATTGTTCATGTGATAATAGTATTGATATTGTTTTAAAAGATTCAAGATGTGAAATATTTTATTATAGTTCAAAATTTTGTGATGAAACAAATCAATATATAAAAAATAATTGTTGGAAACAATATAGAGAAAAATGTGATTATTGCATAGTTTGTGATGCAGATGAATTTTTATATCATTCTGATAATGTATATGATATTTTATTATTAGCAAAAAAAAATAATCAATTTTATTCATATTTAGATATAATAGGTATTAATATGGTATCATTAGACACTAAATTTATAGAAAATGATTTTCTTTACAAGCAAATAAATAAAGGTTATATTGATAAAAATTATTCGAAAAATATTATTTTTTGTCCATTTTTAATAAAAGAAATAAATTATTCACCTGGCTCACATACATTTAAACCAGAAAGTTATTCAAATAAATTTTTGATTGGGCCTAAATGTATATTATTACATTTTAAATATATAGGAGGTATTGAAAGACTAAAATCAAGACAATTAGATTATTCAAAAAGATTATCAAAAAAAAATATTCAAAATAATCAAGGTTTACATTATCTAAATATAAATTCAATTGAAAATGAATATTTAAAAGCTATAAATCGTAGTGTAAAAATTTTATGAAATTTTAATTTTAAGTTATTTGATAAAAAGAAATAATATGTAAAAGATGGTTATCTTTTTCTGTAAAAAAAAAAAAAAAAAAAAAATATATATACAAATCTAAATATTATTATATTCGTCCATTACCTCCAAGTATTTTTACAAAAATAAATAGACCTTTTATAATACCTAAACCACCAGATCCATCTATTAAAAGATTAAAAAGACCATATTTAAAACAAGAAAAAGAAAAAAAAATTATAATTAATATAAATATGGATAGTATCAATAAAAAAAGTGATTTGAAGCCATATTTATTTTTAAATAAATCTTCTTATCTAGGATATTTTATTAAAAATTATATTTCTAATAATTATTTTTACAATACTTAAAAAATTAATAAGTGAAATAAAATAATTTTAGTTATTATTTTATTTGGTTAAATTATATAACAATTAGTAATAGATTTGCTTAATTACGAATACTCTTATAATAGTCTTGTGATTGTGCAATTGTATTAGTTATTTTACGTTGACAATCTAATGATATAGGTGTTTGAATTTTATTTTGTAATGCCGTATCATTTTTAATTCTTAAAATATCTAATTTATTTATAGTTTCAGTAAGTTTTATATCTTTACTATTCTCTAAAATATTAAATAATTCTTTAAAATTACTATTTAATATTCTTATTGAACCATAATCAGGAGCATTTTTTAATACATTATCGGCTTGGTCATAGTAATATTTGATTAGTGCTTTATTAATTTCATTAATATTCATATGATTTTATATAGATTTTATCTTTAGATTATAAATTAAATTATGTATAAATTAAATTAACTTATGGAATCAATCTATGAAATTTTTTTTTTTTACAATGAATATAATTTGAATCTAACAATAGTATAAACAAAATTTTTGTTTAATTGTTTTTACACATAGATTCAATTTAAAATCTTTGAATAATAAAAAATTTGATTTATATCTATATAAGTATTTAAGTTGAAATATATCTACAAAAGAAAATAAATAATGTCAAAACTGAATGTATCTAAAAGAAAAAATGAACTAGGTCAATTTTATACAACAAATTTTGAATATATTCTTTCAAATATGAAATTACCTAATTATGTTAATACAATAATAGAACCTTTCACGGGCCAAGGTGATCTCCTTAAATTTGTAAAAGATATAGATAAATATAATTTAGAAATCTATGATATAGATCCAAAATATCCGAATACAATAAAGAGAGATACATTAACTGATCCTCCAGATTATACTGATAAATTCGTATTAACCAATCCTCCATATCTAGCTAGAAATAAGAATAAAAATAAAGATTTATATAAAAAATACGATTGTAATGATTTATATAAATGTTTCATAGTTAGTATAATAACCAATATATGCCAAGGCGGTATTATTATTATTCCACTTAATTTTTTATGTTCTATAAGAAAAAATGATATTCAATTAAGAAAAATGTTTTTAGAAAAATATTCAATTGATATTATTAATATTTTTGAAGAACAAGTATTTGATGATACTAGTTATACAGTATGTAGTATATTATTTCATAAACAAATAGAGATAGATAAAGAAAATAAATTGAAGACCGGGATCAATTCCAGTGGACCCCAGAACAATGAATTGTCCTCTGCTAAAATATTTTTCTATCCTTCAAAAAAAAATATCACTATTAATTTAAATTCAGAAAATAATTATACTTTTGGGGGAGAAATATATAATGTGCCACAAAATCCCGAATATAAAATTGAAAGAGCTACAAAACAAACTAAAAATAGTCTAAAGATAACAAATATTTTACTAAAATGTATTGATGATAATATAGATAATCAATTAGGTTTTAAAATTGTAAGTGATGAAAATAGATTTATTGATAATACATTTTCATTATCTGCAAGAAGTTATGCTACAATTGTTATTAATAAATCACTAACATTAGAAAAACAACAAGATCTTGTTAATAAAATGAACGATTATATAAAAGAACAAAGAAAAAAATATAATTCTTTGTTCCTTACTAACTATAGAGAAAGTAATTCAATCGCAAGAAAACGAATTTCATTTGATTTAGCATTTAAAATATGTAATTATATTTTATCGGACATTGAAAAGTGTGATAGCACACTTCAAGCTCCTAAATAGAGTTTACATGTGTGGTATCTCATTCAATATAATATTTATTAATTATATATTCTTGAAAATCTATATGATTAAATACCATAATATTATTCTTATTATGATATTTTTTTTTTAATCTTAAAACTTTTTGGGTTAAATTTGTATCAATCAAAAGAATTAGAATTTCTCCAGTTTCTGATTTGTATTTTTTCCACCATTCTCCTAATGTATCCATTTCTTCAAATACATTATCTTGATGACCACCATTACCATATGAGACCTTGGCTGCTATAAATCCATTCATTTCACCCGTAAATTTTGCATCAAATGATTTTAGACAACAATCTTTATAAATAGACTTTTCATTCATTGTTTTTTTTGATATAATTTCTCCTTGTTTTGTTGGTATAGAGTCGGTTGTTGACAAATTTGTAATAGTTATTCCATATTGTTCTGTTATAATATTACATGTTTTTAATTGCTCCATTTCATCTCTACTACCTTGTCTAGATGCCTGTTTAGAAATATGTCTACTTGTTAAACGACAAAATATCTCATCGTTTCTACATTTTTCAAATAATTTTTCTTCTGATATATCTAAATCTTCCAATGTTCTTTCGAATTCTTTATAATTAATATTTTCCAAAAATATTTTCTTATTTTTTTCTTTTTGTGTTTTATTGTGTTTTTTTGTGTTTACACTTAAACTTTCACACTTTAAGCTATTATATACTATTTTATTATTATAAGCTTGTCTTGTATTTCTTATATCTTCAAAATTTAGTTTAATAGGTGTTGGTTTTAAAGTTGAATTTGTCATTTTTGGTTTATATAAATTTTATATTATATAAATTTCAAATCAAATTTTGTGTTTTTTGCGTTTTTCATAACTTATGTTTTATAGTTTTTAATCATTTGTTTACTGTTTATTAATTAGTATTAAATTAATTTATCTATAATAAAATGCATTTTACAATTCTTAAAATTAATTTATAAATATTCTTATTATTTTTAATTATATTTATTTACTTTATAATATTATTATCAATAATAATATTAATAATATGGATGAAGAAAAAAGTAAAAAAATTAATAAATATTGTATACTATTTTTTAGTATATTAGTATATTTTTTATATTTAGAAATAAATCCAAAAATAAGAGGAATATGGTTAAGAAGAAGTGATAATAATCAATTACATATAAGTTTAAATGGATTAAAAAATTTTATAGTATATCCTTTTAAAAATATAAAAATGTGGCTACCAAATATGTGGGATATGAATGTATTTGTATCAGTTCCTATTATAAGTAGTTTAACTTATTTATTAATTAAATATTTTACATATTAATATAAGTAGGTTTTATATAAGTAAGCTAAAACTTATATATTTTTTTTGCATAAATATTTTATTTTTAATAAAAGAAAAAATATCCAAAAAATAGGTTGAAATCTAATAAAAAAATATATAAAATTACCAATAAATTTATTTTTTCTTTTTAATTCTTCAATAAACCAAAAACTATTATCATTTGTGTATCCCATTAATCTATTTTCAATTATTGTTAAAAAACAATTTCCGAAGAAATACCAAGAATATACTAATATAAACCAATAAAATACAAAAAATAACAATATATTTAAATTTTTAGAATAAAAAGGTATAGTGGCTAAAATCCCTACAAAAAAATGAAAATATGATAAAAGATAGCCAATTCTTTTATTAATTTTATTTCTAGATATTGACATATTTATTAATAAGATAAATATTATATAGAAAAATTATTTATGATTAAATAATAAATATATATAGTAATAACATATGTTTTATATCAAAAAAAATTATTTTTTCATTTTTATATTATTATTTTCAATTATAAATATAATTTTAATGTTTAAAAATATAAAACATTTTAAAAAAAATAAAATAAATTTCACAAAAATACCTAAAAATACTGTGTTATATCATTGTTCTTTTAGCAATATAAATAAATATAATAATAAAAGAAGAACATGGTTTAGCATAGATAAATATTATTTTTTTAAAATGAAAAGTTGTCTAAAAAATTTTAGAAGAAAATGTGCTTATAATGAATATGTTAGTATAAGTCCTTCAGATTTAATGAATGACATAAGTAAATGGTGTGAAAAATGTAAACCAATAACACTTTATAAATGTATATTAAAAAAAGATATTATTTTATTAAATGTGCCATATGAAATGGATATAAATTATTTTGAAGTAAATCATATTCAATTTAATTATTTTCCAAATATAATGGGACTTTGCACCGAATCAAATTTATTAGGTGAAAGATCATCAGTTTATTATTTTTATTTTAAATCAGAACTTTTTAAAAATATTAAAATTGAAAAATTAGAATATAATGATATACAACAAAATAATAAAATATGTGGTAATTGTGGTTTAATTCATTGGACATATTTAAGTATTAAAAGTTTTTTATTTTATGCTTATCTAGATTACATAAAAAATAAATTTATATATTTAGAACATTATTATTATAATTCAATTAATAATTATATAAAAAAAAAAAAATTTAATGAAATTCGTATATCAAGTTATAATATTCATAATTGGAAAGATGCTTTCTATAATAAAAATACTTCTAATATTTTAGACAATATAATTAAAACCAATTCTGATATAATTTGTTTTCAAGAATTCTACAATAATGAAGATATAAATGAATTATATAAGATTTATGAAAACAATTATTTTTATGGTAATTTGGCAATATTTAGTAAATATAAGATATTGAATAGTTATTATAAAACTTTAGGTAGAGATCATATATATTTTTTACAACGTTATTTAATTGTTATAAAAGTTCAAATAGGAAATAGAATAATAAATATTTTAAATACTCATTTGGATGCATTTGATAATAGTGAACTAACAAGAATAAAACAATTAGATGTTATTTTAAAAGAGATAAATAAGATAAATAAAAAAGAATATATAATTTTATGTGGAGATTTTAATTCGCTTAAACTATCTGATTATAGTAAAGAATATTTTAATTTTTTACTACAAGAACCTAAATATATACCACCACCTAATAATATGAAAGTTATAAAAACTATAAATAAATATTTTTATGATACAAAATATCTAGATATAAAAAAAAAAAAGATAAAAAATGAATTTACAACATGGTCTTTAAGAAGAGTAGATTATATATTTATTAATAAAAATATCAAAGTTAGATTTGATATTAATAAAAACACCTCAAGTGATCATTATCTTATTTATTGTGATATAGATAACTTGTTTAATTAAATATATATATATATATATAAAAATAATTTTTATATATGTTTATAGATAATATTAAATGGTAAAATTAAGGTCTGGTAGAATATATATAGACGAAAATTTATTTAATTATAAAATAGAATATATAAATTATTTAATAAAAAATAAATATTTATCAATATATCAAAATGAAGTTGAAAATTTTTACCATGAAATAAAAAAATTAGAAAAAAAGACACAAATAAAAATCCAAAAAAACAGTAAATATTTAGAATATTATGGTAAAAAAATATATTTAAACAGTTTAAATATAGATAATTTAAATAATTATAGATTAAATTTATATGAAAATATATGGATTAAAATTTCAAATTTAATTCTTTATTATAAAAAATTAAAAAAAAAAAAATATATTAAAAATGATAATTTATATTGTTTAATATGTTATTGCTTAATAAAAAAAAAAGAAAAATTAAATATTTGTAATAATAATAATAAAAAACATATTTTTCATAATTATTGTTTTAAAGAAAGTTTAAACTATTCTTCTCCTTATCATTTTATTAATTTAGATGTGTTTAAAAATTGCCCTTACTGTAATATAAAAGGTATAAATGAAAATGATATATATATAGCTTATTAAGTAAATAACTTAAAACATATAATATATAATTACTTAAAAAATAATTATATAGTATTTTAAAATGAATGATACATCAAAATATTATAAAATTTTAGAAATTGACAAATCTACAAATAATGAAGATATTAAAAAAGCTTATAAAAAAGCAGCTATAAAATGGCATCCTGATAAATGGTCACGTGAAGATGCAGAAAAAAAAAAAGTAGCAGAAGAAAAATTCAAAGAAATTGGAATAGCTTATGAAGTTCTAATTAATCCAGATAAGAAAAAAATATATGATAAATTTGGAGAAGAAGGATTAAAAGGTAATAATGGAATGAGTGGAGGGGATCCATTTGATATTTTTGAAAGATTTTTTGGTGAAACTGGAATGGGTGAAATGGGAGGAATGGGAGGAATGCCATTTGGAGGAATGCCATTTGGAGGTGTTTTTGGAGGAAGGCGTAGTGATTCAGTAAGAAAAGATTCAAAAATATCTGTGACACTGAAATATAATGAAATTATGAATGGAGGAAGTAGAAAAATAAAACACAAAAGAAATGTAATAGAAAATAAAAATAATATCACTAAATGTGAAAAATGTGATGGAAAAGGACATAGAGTAAATATGGTTCAAATTGGTCCAGGTATGATTAGTCAATCAGTTCAAACGTGTCAATTTTGTAAAGGTTCTGGTAAAAAAATTAATTACAAAATAATTGAAGAAAATATAGAAATATTTATAGAAAAAGGAACAAAAAAAGGAGATTATATTAAATATAACAATTTAGGAGATGAAATGCCTGATAATACAACGCAAGATTTAATAATAATATTTGATGAAGAATCATCAACTACTTTACAAAAACAAAATAATAATTTAGTTTATTTAAAAAAAATATTATTATCAGAAGCATTAGGTGGTTTAGAATTTTTATTTGAACATCCTAACGGAAAAAATATAATTATTAAAAGTGAAAATATTATTAAACCAGATTCAATAAAAGTAATAAAAACTCTTGGATTTCCGATTAAAAATAGTGTTAGATCAGGAGATTTAATAATAAAATTTCATGTTGTATTTCCAGATTATATAGATGAAAAAAAAAAAGATTTAATTAATAAATTATTACCAAAAAGAAATAGAATAAAAGATACAGATAAAAATAATTTTGAAATACATTATTTGGAAGATTTTTCAAATAATAATAATAATTATGATAGTGATGATGATGTAAGAAATTTAGATTCAGAAGGAGTTCAATGTGCCCAACAATAATTACTATTCATTGTCAAAATTTAATAAAAATTCAAATTTACAATATAATTAAGTAATTACTTAAAGTTTATAATAAAGAAATTTATAATGAATAAAGATAATAGTAAAATTTTATATGCTATTGCTAATGATATTTATTTAAATTTATTAAAGAATAATGAAGGTAATGTAGCAAACTATATACCACAATTAGAAAAAATAAATCCAGATTTATTTGGTATATCTATATGCACTGTAAACGGAGATATAATTAATATAGGAGATACTTCAGAATTTTTTTGTTTACAATCTTTATCTAAACCACTTTCTTATTGTATTGCAAGACAATATTATAGTTCTGAATATGTTCATTCACATGTTGGATATGAACCAAGTGGTAGATCTTTTAATGCATTTGAACTAAATAATAATAAATTACCTTACAATCCTTTAATTAATGCTGGAGCAATTATGATTTCTTCATTAATTTTACCGGACAATGAACCTTCATATAGATTTGAAACAGTGAACATGTATTATCAAAAATTGTGTGGAAATATAAATAAAGTTGGTTTTGATAATAGTGTATATTTGTCAGAACAACATCATGCTGATAGAAATATATCTTTAGCATATTATATGAGAGAAAATAATATTTTTGAAAAAAATGTAGGACCAAAAGAAATTGAACAACATTTAAATTTATATTTTCAGTGTTGTTCAGTCACAATAAATTCTAAAATGGGTTCTGTTATAGCTGCTACATTAGCAAATGGAGGAGTATCTCCTATAACAAATGAAAATATATTTGAAGAAAATATCATAAGAGATTGTTTATCTTTAATGTACATGTGCGGAATGTATAATTATAGTGGTCAGTTTGCTTTTGAAGTTGGTTTACCAGCAAAATCTGGTGTTAGTGGTGCTTTATTTTTAGTAGTTCCAAATAAAATGGGTATATGTATATGGTCTCCAAGATTAGATAATATGGGTAATAGTGTTCGCGGAGTTGAATTTGCTAAACAATTTATAAAAAGATATCCTGAAAATTTACATATTTTTAATACCATTACAAATAAAGATTTTTTAAATAACAATTCAGAATTAGTTTTACAACAAAGAATTATAAACGCATCTGCTATTGGAGATTTAGATACACTTAAGCTATTAATATCTAATTATAAAGTTGACCTAAATATTAGTGATTATGACCTACGAACTCCTTTACATTTAGCTTGTAGTGAAGGAAAAGTAAAGATAGTTAAATATCTATTAGAAAAAGGAGTGAATTCAAAACCAAAAGATAGATGGGGTAATACACCTATATTTGAAATTAAATTATTATTAAATAAAAATAATAATAGTAATAATTATAATTATTTAGAAATTAAAGATTTATTAGAAAATCATATTGATAAATCAGACTACTTCATGAATGATATTCAATGTGATTTTTCAAAACTAGATTCATCATCTACTTATAATGATTAAAGAATTTAACTTCATCTTTTATACTAATATTTTGTTTGAATTCAAAAATTATTATGTTTATTCTTTTAGCTTTAAGAATATAAAATATTATCTATAAAAATAAGATAATATTTTATATTATATAGATATTATTTAGAAGTATATAAAAGATTGTAATTATAGTTAAAGAATTCTTTAAATAAAAAAATTTGAAAAGAAACTTTAAGAATAATTATTGTATATATTAATAAATCTTTAAATGACAGAGTTTAGTATTGAAGATATATCCAAATATTTATTACAAGCATTTCACGAACAAATGAAAAAAATTTTATTAGACATTTCAAATAAATATGATATAAACAAAGAAGAATTATATATTAATTATTTAAATTCAGATATACTTAAAAATTCTTCATATTTAAAAAAAACTAGAAAAAAAAAAAATTCAACAACAAATTTATTATGTCTGTGTATGGCTAGAAAACAAGATGGTAATCAATGCACACGCCGAAGAAAAGATAATTTAGAATTTTGTGGAAAACATACAAATAATAAAAAATATGGTAGAATTGATGACTACTCTAATATTATTGATAAATTAGCAGAAGATGATAATTATATTATGACTTGGATTGAAGAATTTAACGGTAAAGAATATTTGGTAGATAGTAATAATATTGTATATACTAAAGATGTTTCATCTCCTATTATTATTGGTAAAAAACTTACAAATGGAACTATGGAATCTTTAAATATTTATTAAATTTATCTAAATTTTATCTTTAATCAATATTATTAGATATATGAAGTATAGTATCTGAAATATTTAATTTATATGGTTTAAATTTATCCATCTCAAATTCAGGGTCTAACATTATTTTTTTTTCATAATTTATATCTTTTTTTTTTATATCTAGTTCATTATTATTTAATTTATAATTAAATAAAAAATTTTTATTATATTCTTTTAAAAAATATATAGTATCTAATATAAAAATTAAAATTATATACGATCCTAAAAATATATAAGATAATGTATATCCCATAAAAGATATTATTACAATTTTATTAAAATTTTTATTATTATTATTATTGAAAATTTTTTTTAATATATTTAAAAACATTTTATATCATTTTAATACATTTTAAAAAATTTATAGACAATCAATTATTTTCTTAAATTTTGTAACATCTGTATTATTTCGTATATCATATTTTAAACCAATATTAATAAACTCATATGTAGCACGGGTTTTTCCTATTTTTAAATCACAACACTTTATTCCATCTTTTGTTATTAGATATTTATTTTCATTTTCTACATCTCGGCAAATATCATATTTACTATCTTTTAAAAATAAAAATGTTTGCCCTACTATTGAAAATATTTTATTATCTGATTCTATAAATTCATATATAGTAGTATCTAGACTATCTGGATCTATTATTGTATAATTATTATTTAATTCTGATAATGACTTAGATATATTTTTTTTTATTTTATTTATTAAATTTTTAATCATAATTTCGCTTTCCAATACTGTCGATATTAAATTGTTTATTTGATTTTCTATTACTCCTTTGGTCTTTATTGTATCATTTTTTATTTTTGAAATGTTCTCGAATATTATATCTAAATTATTTAATGAATTATAGATTATATTACATTTTTCATCTATTAATTCTGCTGAGATTTTATCATTTTTTAAATTAATACTGTATATCTGTCTTAAAAATAATACACCATAAATAATATTTAGACTTTCAAATCCCGAATTCGGAATAAATATAATATGTTTCCCATTCAATTGTTTGTATTCTAATCTTCTATGACACATTATAGGAGAGGTTAATGATACAAATATACCATAATTTATTCCTGTATTATTTAAATCATCAAAAAATTTATCAACTTCCTTTGAATTTACTGCATTTTTGTATAATTTACTTTCAATTAAAATTGTTGGATAGTCTGTTGAATGTAAATGAATATCCGCTTCATGACCTGTTGAAGCAGTCACTTCTACTGTATCATCTCCAAATGAACTATTTAATAAGTTTTCTATAAAATTTTCACCTATTTTTCCTTTAATACTTGATGTATTTATATCACCTGTTAATTTATTTATAACTTCTGATAGATGTTGATATTGTATTCTGTTATTTTCATTATGTTTGTCTATATTTTCATTTAAATTACTATCTAAATTTTTTATTTTATCTTTAATATATTCTGTATTTGATTTATAAATTTCTAAAGAATGTAACATTTCTGTATATGTATTTAGACAATTACTATTTATATCTGATACTTTTTTATTAATTGGTTCTAAAATACTTGATTCTGGATTTATTGATATATTTGAAATATTTGATACTTGATAACCTAAATTTAATAATTTATTTAAATAATCTTTTTCTTTTTCTAGCGAAATATCTTTTAACCAATTATTAATTGAATAATCTATTTTTAAACTCATTTATTATTATTTATTATTATTTATTAGTCAATTCTAATTTACTTTTAAGTAATTATTTCCTAATTAGTTCATAAAAATTATGTATTTTCATCTTATTTGTTAAAAGATTATATAAATTAGGAAATTTGTTTATTCCGCGCATTTTTCCTTTTATTATCCAATTCCAATCTTTAATATCATTCTCATTCAATATAATATTTTTATCTTCTGTTGATAAATTTATTTTTTTATTTAGCAAATCATTTACATTTTTTAATCTCTTTAACATATGTAAATTTTCAACCATTTCAAAATATTATATTATTTTATCTTTAAGTCTGTTCATTCAAATAATTAAAACAACTATAAAGATTATTTACATATTATAATAAGAAATGAAATTTAAAATACCATCTATTCCTGAAGATGATGATGCTAAAGGTATAGTAGTAAGAGTTTTATCATTTGAATATTATCTTAAACCTTTTTGGTTAACTTTTAAAGATCCATATATTGAGGTTGAATATCAAATATCTACAAGACGTATACGTTTAAAAGAAAGTGTATATTTATCAATCTTATTAATGATGTTCGGTATTTATATTATTGTTTATCCTTATACACGATACATATCAGATAATCCTGCTAAATATAGCTATACAGTGAAATGTGTTATTACTGGAAGTATTTTTCTAAGCACATCTATAATACAAATTATTATCATCTATAATAAATCCATCAATAATTTATTCAATTGGCCTGTTTTATTTATTATTAAAAATAGTATTACATTTTTTGTATTTTATTATTTAATGATGAGTGATATTTTTAATATTCAATATCAAACAAACTTACCAGTTCAAGGAAATAAATTAATAACATATATGTATATGTTTAATACAGAATTGAGTCATACTATTACTATATTTATACATACTATATTTTTCTTAACCATATTAACTATTCATGTATTAAATATAAAACAATTTTTAATTATAGTATTTTTACATACATTAGCTGGCTTGTTCTTCATATTAAAATATAACAATATTTATAATACAGAGTTTAAAGATATATATAATTTAATAGGATGGCAATTCGGTCTTCTATTTTTGCCAGAAAATAAAGGCAACATTGAAAATTTATTTAATCCAAAAAAAAAAAACAATACCATTTATGAAAATATAGGAAGAGAAATTATTACATCCTCAGGGGAACAGGAGAATTTAATTAAAGATTATATATATCCTTATGAAATGTCAATTTTTAATATTAACAAATATCAAAAATCTTTAGTAAATACTTATATGTGCATGTGGTGTATTCTTATAATATTTTTATTTTCTATTGTGTATACAAGAGAAAAAGGATTACGTGCTGATTTTATACTTAGACGTGTTTATAGTGATATAGATAAGCCACGCAATATGGATATTGGAATTGAAATAAAAAAGATTGTAAATAAAAATGCGAACAAAGAAGATCAAGAAATAATCAAAAATAATTTAAATAAATTGAAAAAAGATAGAGAATCAAATAATATTGACCTATATAAAAATACTAATAAATATAAAGTTAATATAGATTTAAATGAGATTCAAAGCACAATTAGTAATGATATAGATTTAGATGAAATGGGGAGTATTCTAGATGGTAAAACAGTTAAAAGTTTTATTTCAGATTCTACATTTAAAAATAATAAAGATGACATTATTAATAATATAAAAAAAATAATTCCTAAATCATATACTAAAAGTCAGAAATCTGATATTAATGTAAACGATATAGAATCTGAAACTACTGTTCATTGTTAAAAAACTAAAATATTATTCTAAATTTTTTTTTATTTATTTATTATAAATAAATAAATAAATGAACTCTAATAACATTATTTCTTATACATTAAATTCTAAAAAAGATGATAACAAAAAATTATTTTCATATAATACTCCTAAAGATATTATAGCTGGTGCGAGTTCTGGAATAAAAAATATAAGTAAAGGTATAATAGGTGGTATAGGTTCTATGTTTATATTACCTATTTATGGTGCTAAAGATGATGGATTAAATGGTTTAATAAAAGGCACCGGTTTAGGTTTATGCGGAGGAATTTTATTACCTATTACAGGAACATTTATGGGAGGAGCTCAAATTATAAGAGGACTTTATAATACACCAGAAGCAATATATTCTAAATTTAATGGAAAAATTTGGGATTACGAAAATAAAATATGGATTTTTTATAATTTTAAAGAAGAATCAGATAAAATATTAGCCGAATCTCAAGAAGATTTTATAGCTAAATTAAAAGAAAATAAAGAATTTATAAATATTGAAGATGATAAATCACAAAAAAATAATACTAATATTAATACACCATTAATAAAAGATACAGAATATTATGATATTCTTGAAATAAAAACTAATTCAGATATAAATGATATTAAATCAGCATATAAAAAATTAGCTGTTAAGTGGCATCCTGATAAAAATCAATTAAATTTAGAAGAGGCTGAAAAAAAATTTAAATTAATAGGAGAAGCCTATCAAATATTAGGAAACTCCGAAAAAAAAAAAAAATATGATCTTTTAGGAAGAGAAGGTATAGAAAACGATTCAGTATTAGATTCAAATCAATTATTTTGTTTATTATTAGGAACAGATGAACTAGAATTTTTTATTGGAGAGTTATCTGTTTCTATGATAATGTCTTTAGAAAAAAATGATCCAATTCAAATAATTAGATTTAAACAAAAACGAAGGGAAATAATAATAGCACATAATATTTTAACATTATTAGATAATAAAGATCTAAATGCTGAAATTATTAATGAAAAAATTAAAAATATAAATACAAATGCATTTAGTGATATGATTGTAAATTTAATAGGATATTTATATATTGAGATAGCACAAAATTATTTAAATAATTTTAAATTTATTCTAAATTCATTTAACGAATTTAAAAGAAAGATTGAAAATAAATACAAATTTAGTATATCTTTAATTAAAATTATGAAAAACAATAGTAAGAAAGAAAACGATAAACAAAAAGAAAATACTAATACAAATAATTTTATAGATATTATGCTATCTTTAATTTGTATCGATATAGAAAATACTATAAAAAAAATTTGTTTTAAAATATTAAATGATTTTGGAGTATCTAAAGATATAAAAGAACAAAGAGCAACAAATCTATTATATATCGGCAGTATATTTTATAAAGAAAACTATGACGAGAATAGATCAAAAGAATTTATAATTGAACAAATTGGTAATTAATTTATAATATGAATTAATAAATAATAGAATTAATAATTCTATTGTTTGTTATACACATTTTAACATCATAATTTATTTATTTACTAAGTTATAAATTTGCATTTAATTAAAAAAATTCTATTTCATGTATATCATCACAATTTTGGAAATTTGTATTATTACTTGTAGTAAGAGTGCCTAATTTTATATGTTTTATTCTGTATTTTTTATAAAAATCAATATTATGACTCCATTGCCATTTTTTAGGATAACCACCTGAATTACCATAACTAAATCCGGTGCCTTCTTCTGTGATAGAAACTGTAGGAATAGTAGGATCAATAATATTGTTTATATCAATATCTGTATTATTCATCGAACATGTCCCTAACCAATACCATTTACCATTCTTATATCCAAATGCTGCAAATCTTGCATCATTCATTCCTAAAATACCGGGAGATGGTAATCTAGATAAATATTTATCTACCCAATATAGACCTCTAAATTTATAGTATATACCATTCATAGGATACATTGTAAAAAATCCAGAATTTTTAATTATATTAGGTATATTTGTCATTCTAGTATCATCTTCATTTTCTAAACTTCCTGTCCGTATACCATTAAAAATTTTTGTTATGTTTTTGTCCATATGCCATGCAAAAAACTCATCTTTAAAAAACCAATTAAATCTTCTATCACCATATGTAATTTTATCCCTAGCTGCATCATCTTGAAGATCATTAGGATCAACAAATGTTAATGAACTTATTTTTTCACCTTGAATTAAAAATCCAGTATCAGGATCTTTCCATATTTGTGTTTGTTTATTTCCTTGATTTATAGAATCATAAGAAGTTGGTAATGTATCACCTAAATGAAATTCGTTAGCGTTAATTTTTACTGTCGCCGGTTCTATACCTGTTGAACCATCTGGAAGTGTCCCCATAGTTCCCTCAATTAAAGAAACACTATTTCCTATTCTCAATTTATTATCTTCAGATAAACCATATCCTGATTTATACCCTATATTTATATTATTTGATCCTGAACTATAACCATCTGTATCATTACCACCCTTTGCTTCATAACCAATTGTTATATTATAATTACCACTTCCACTAGATAAATCTCCAATTAATATCGAATTATGACAATTCATTCCATTCATATTTTTTAACATTCGATGACCTATACAAATTGTATTTTGTAAATTTGCTTCAATATTATTAGATCCTATTTGTATAACATTATAATTTGAAGAATTACCAATTTCATTTTCTTCACTTATACTTATTCTAGGAAAACTAAGTTCAAAATTAGATGAATTTATATTTGCAATATTAAACCAATTACCTGTATTTGCTGAAATAGTAAGTTGAGAAGTTTCTGCTCCTAACATTAAAGAACCAGTTGATGATTTCCAAATTTTATTATTTCCTGGATCATTATTAGATAAAATTCCTGATAGTGTTATATTATCATTTTTAAATTCTAAAATTTCTGAATTATTTCCTATTTTATTATAAATTTTTTTTAATTGATTAAATATAGCATTTGCGCTAACCCATGTACATGGCTCATTTAAACTTAGTCCTGTAGGTTCTGTATTTCCTACTGGATCAAAATTATAATTTAAATTATTTTGTAAATTATCCGAAGTAACTTCTTTACTTTTATCAATTTTTTTTCCAATTTCAACTATTAAAGAACTTGTAAAGTTTGTATCATCACCTATTATATCACTTAATTCTTTTAATGTATTTAAAGTTTCGGGAGCATTATTTATTAATTTTGTAATCTCAATATCAACATAATCAATAGTAGCTATTTGAGCAGATGTTTTAAATAATATAGTTGAATTATTATGTATAGGTTGATCTACAGTATAATTATATTTATTATTTGTAGGTGCTTTTGGAACTCCTGTAAACACATTTCCATCTGATGCTTTAAATTCTTCTATTTTTAATTGGGTATAATTATCTACATATTTAGCTGACACAAGTCGGATCTCTTTATCGGCTTCACTTAGAGTAATATAATCATTAGGTAAATTTATAAGTGATTTATCACCTTGTAGTAAATATCCATTTGAATCTTTCCATATTTTTTTTGAATCAAGATCATTATGACTAGGTAAAAATCCAAATATAATATTATTAGCATCAGTTTTGAATATAGCATTATTCGAATCTGTTGCCATTGTGCAGTCTAATATTTTCATATCTTCAACACCTAATTTACTTCCTACTATAAATTTATTATTTGAATTAGCTGATTCTATACCATAACCTAATAAAATACAATTTTCTTTTTGATTATTTAGTCCTGCTTCTCCTCCTATTATTATACAACGATCTCCATAAGAATTGTAACCAGACATATTACCTATATATATATTATTTGTTTTACCACTTGTATTATTACTTATAATTCCTTCTAAAACAGAACCTGAACTTTCACCTACAAAAATACTATCTTGACTATGATTTCTAAATCCAGCATTTGAACCTATACCAATACAATTAAATCCTTCGCCATATTTCATTGATGTATTTCCTAATCCAATTCTATATCTTCCTGTTGCATTTTTTCCTGTCTCAAAACCAATATTTATGTTAGAAAAGATATTTTGTTCTGCATCATATCCAAATACTGTTTGGCTTTGATCTATTTTCATATTAGGAAATGAAAAAATATTATTATTTATTGGTGCTAAAATACCTGTATTACCTGAATATAAATTTAAATTATTAAATTTATTATATAAATATAATGCTGACACAACATCATTATTATTGATGCTCTGTTCTAAATCTATATCAGTATTCAGAACCGTTACATTTAATCCTGGTGGTCCTGTAGAACCAGTCGATCCTGTCGATCCTGTGGATCCAGTGAATCCAGTCCAACCTGTTGCACCTGTCCATCCTGTCCATCCTGTCCATCCGGTCGATCCTGTCCATCCTGTCCATCCAGTCCAACCTGTAGCACCTGTCGATCCTGTCCATCCGGTTGATCCTGTCCAACCGGTAGATCCGGTCCATCCTGTAGATCCGGTCCATCCTGTAGATCCTGTCCATCCTGTCCATCCTGTCCATCCTGTAGATCCGGTCGATCCTGTCCATCCTGTCCATCCAGTCCAACCTGTAGCACCTGTCGATCCGGTCGATCCTGTCCATCCTGTCCATCCTGTCCATCCTGTAGATCCAGTCCATCCTGTCCATCCCGTCCATCCTGTAGATCCTGTCCATCCAGTCCAACCGGTAGCACCTGTAGATCCGGTCCATCCGGTAGAGCCTGTAGATCCGGTGGATCCTGTCCATCCTGTGGCACCTGTATATCCTGTCCAACCGGTAGCACCTGTCGATCCTGTCCATCCTGTTGATCCTGTCCATCCCGTCCATCCTGTCACACCTGTCCATCCTGTCCATCCCGTGCATCCTGTAGATCCTGTCCATCCAGTCCAACCGGTAGCACCTGTAGATCCTGTCCATCCAGTCCATCCGGTAGATCCTGTCCATCCGGTGAATCCTGTCCATCCTGTGACACCTGTAGATCCTGTCCATCCTGTAGATCCAGTCCATCCAGTGTCACCAGACCTACCAGTCGATCCTGTCCATCCAGTAGATCCGGTCCACCCTGTCCATCCGGTTGGTCCTGTCCATCCGGTGGCTCCAGTCCATCCGGTAGCACCTGTCCATCCAGTCCATCCAGTATCACCAGACCAACCAGTCGATCCAGTAGATCCAGTCCAACCAGTCCATCCAGTAGAACCAGTGTATCCAGTTACTCCTATTGAACCAGTCAATCCTGTTGAGCCTGTCCATCCAGTAGCTCCTGTCCAACCAGTTGTTCCAGTTATTCCAACTGTAAAAGCACCACTAAAATCTCCAATATATTTCCAAAATTTTAATGATTCAAATTCTTTAACTACAAAAAGATCACCTCCTCTTACTAATCCATAATCTTCTGATTTATAATTATCTAAATCAAAAGGATCTATTATAGGATTAAGAGTATAATCTATAAGATTTGTTGGTTTATTTTCATCATAATTTTCCCAAATTGTTACTAGGTTAAAATTTGTTCCAGGATTTCCTTGTATACCAATTGATCCTGTAGATCCCGTAGATCCAGTGGATCCAGTCCAACCTGTCCATCCTGTTGCACCGGTCCAACCGGTAGATCCGGTCCATCCAGTAGCACCAGTAGATCCTGTAGATCCTGTGTATCCTGTCCATCCAGTGTCACCAGACCAACCAGTGGATCCTGTAGATCCTGTCCATCCGGTAGATCCTGTCCATCCAGTCGATCCCGTTGCACCGGTCCAACCCGTCGATCCTGTAGATCCGGTCCATCCAGTAGCACCTGTCCATCCAGTCCAACCTGTCCATCCTGTAGCACCGGTCCAACCTGTCGATCCAGTGCATCCAGTTGATCCAGTCCATCCAGTCGATCCCGTTGCACCAGTCCATCCAGTAGCACCGGTCCAACCTGTAGATCCAGTAGCTCCTGTCCATCCGGTTGATCCGGTAGCACCTGTCCATCCAGTAGATCCTGTTGCACCTGTCCATCCAGTAGCACCTGTCCATCCTGTAGAGCCAGTCCATCCTGTAGATCCGGTAGATCCTGTCCACCCTGTCCAACCAGTAAATCCGGTCCACCCTGTAGATCCTGTCCACCCAGTAGCACCTGTCCATCCGGTTGATCCAGTCCATCCTGTTGATCCGGTAGCACCTGTCCACCCTGTCCAACCAGTAAATCCGGTCCACCCTCTAGATCCGGTCCACCCAGTAGCACCTGTAGATCCTGTAGATCCGGTCCATCCTGTAGATCCTGTCCAACCAGTAGCTCCGGTCCAACCAGTAGATCCGGTCCATCCTGTCCATCCGGTCCACCCAGTAGCACCTGTCCATCCGGTCGATCCAGTACAACCTGTCCATCCAGTCCATCCGGTCGATCCAGTCCATCCAGTAGCTCCTGTCGATCCAGTATAACCGGTAGCACCGGTCCATCCTGTCCAACCAGTCGATCCGGTCCACCCAGTAGCACCTGTCCATCCGGTAGATCCAGTTGCACCACTCCATCCAGTAGATCCCTTAGCTCCAGACCAACCAGTAGATCCAGTGAATCCAGTCCAACCTGTCGATCCAGTCCAACCTGTTGATCCAGTAGCTCCTGTCCATCCAGTCGATCCAGTCCATCCTGTCCAACCTGTCGATCCAGTCCATCCTGTATATCCTGTAGTTCCAGTCCAACCTGTAAATCCAGTTGCACCAGTAAATCCGGTCCAACCGGTCGATCCACTAGCTCCAGTGCACCCTGTCCAACCAGTTACTCCTGTTGATCCAGTCCACCCGGTCCAACCGGTCGATCCAGTGTCACCAGTCCACCCTGTAGTGCCTGTCCAACCTGTCCACCCAGTAGCTCCTGTCCATCCAGTCCATCCAGTCCATCCAGTTAGTCCTGTAGCTCCTGTCCAACCTGTATAACCTGTAGCACCTGTCCATCCGGTCCAACCAGTAGGTCCAGTTATTCCAACAACTAATGATTTACTAAAATTACCCAAATTTTTCCATACTATATTACCATTTATATCAACAGCTTCAAATAAATTGCCTGTATTAGAATCTAAACCATACGATCCTATTTCAAAATTAATGACAGGATCATTATGAATTGGTGGATAATCATCTATTTCTGAGGACCATATTTTTTTTAAATTTAATCCTCTGCCAACATCTCCAGTAGATCCTGTTATTCCTACCGTAAATGCATTACGAAAGTCTCCAATATATTTCCATTTAAAATCTTTAACAACAAATAAATCACCCCCGCTTATTAACCCATAATCATTTTCTACAGCGTTATTATCATGAATTGATACAAATGTGGAACTATCAATATTAGGTCCATCATTTTCCCATATTTTTACCAAATTAAAATTACTGCCACTTGGACCTGTCCATCCCGTAGCACCTGTGACACCGGTATCACCTCTATCTCCTGTAAATTGTCCATATATATACCAATTTTCACCATTAAACATAATAACTTTACCTTTTAAATTTTCAGTTCCAATAAGTCCTGGTAGTTGGGCATTGTTTATATGATCAGTGACTAAATAAAGATAAAAATTTGATAAATTAGCTTTATAAATATTTTTAGCTTCACTATGAATAATATTAATAGTGCTTGGAGATAGAATACCTCTATTATCAATCTTAAAATTTTCACCTATAGGTCCAGTAGCTCCAGTCCACCCAGTCGATCCGGTATATCCCGTCGATCCAGTATCACCTGAGCAACCTGTAGATCCAGTCCATCCAGTCCATCCAGTCCATCCAGTCCATCCAGTCCATCCGGTGGATCCTGTCCATCCAATAGCACCGGTCCAACCTGTAGCACCGGTCCATCCGGTAGCACCGGTCCATCCAGTCCATCCAGTCCATCCAGTCCATCCGGTAGATCCAGTTGATCCGGTGCATCCCGTGGATCCAGTCCATCCGGTCCATCCAGTCCATCCAGTCCAACCTGTCCAACCAGTAGAACCAGTCCATCCAGTGAATCCAGTCCATCCGGTCCATCCAGTTGATCCAGTGCAACCTGTCCAACCTGTAGAACCAGTCCATCCCGTAGACCCAGTAGACCCTGTCCATCCGGTAGAACCTGTGACACCAGTATCACCTTTATCACCTGTAAATTGTCCATATATATACCACTTTTCACCATTAAACATAATAACTTTACCTTTTAAATTTTCAGTTCCAATAAGTCCTGGTAGTTGGGCATTGTTTATATGATCAGTGACTAAATAAAGATAAAAATCTGATAAATTAGCTTTATAAATATTTATTGCTTCATTATGAATAATATTAATAGTGTTTGGAGATAGTATACCTCTATTGTCAATCTTAAAACTTTCGCCAATAGGACCTGTTGCTCCAGTCAATCCAGTTGATCCGGTGCATCCTGTAGATCCAGTCCATCCCGTAGATCCAGTCCATCCAGTCGATCCAGTGTCACCTGACCAACCGGTGGATCCAGTCCATCCAGTCGATCCAGTCCATCCAGTAGATCCAGTCCATCCGGTGGATCCTGTCCATCCGGTAGCACCGGTCCAACCTGTAGCACCTGTCCATCCGGTAGCACCTGTCCATCCAGTCCATCCAGTCCATCCAGTCCATCCGGTAGATCCTGTCCATCCTGTTACTCCTGTTGGACCAGTCCAACCGGTCGATCCGGTCCATCCTGTCCACCCAGTTGCTCCAGTCCATCCAGTCCATCCAGTGTCGCCCGACCAACCAGTTACTCCTGTTGGACCAGTCCATCCAGTAGATCCAGTCCATCCAGTCCATCCAGTGTCGCCCGACCAACCAGTTACTCCTGTTGGACCAGTCCATCCAGTAGATCCTGTCCATCCAGTCCATCCAGTGTCACCCGACCAACCAGTTACTCCGGTTGGACCAGTAGATCCGGTAGATCCAGTCCATCCGGTGCATCCGGTCCATCCAGTGACTCCTGTAGATCCTGTTGATCCAGTCCATCCAGTCCATCCAGTGCATCCGGTCCATCCAGTGACTCCTGTAGCTCCTGTTGATCCAGTCCATCCAGTCCATCCAGTGTCACCCGACCATCCAGTGACTCCTGTAGCTCCTGTTGATCCAGTCCATCCAGTCCATCCAGTCCATCCGGTGGATCCAGTTAATCCAGTAGCTCCGGTCCATCCAGTATCACCTTTGTTTGCTATTTCTGAACTAATAATATAAATTTTTCCAAATAAATGTTCAGAATTGGCACTTCTATAATAGAGATAATCTGGAGCATCTATAGGTATTAACCATGTCCATTCACCAAATGAAACATCCTGTGGATTTTTTGAATAATTGACTGATAAACCTTCGCTATACAAATATTCATTATTTTCACCTAAATTTTTTTCTGTCTGAATTCTAATAGGTTCTTGTAATGAATTCATATTAATAACAATCTTATATTGATAATTTCTTATGAAATATAAATCGGGATTTGGATTTTGTATATCATTATTCCAAATATATGAATTATTTACTAAATTTACAGAAGTAGATTTTCCTATTAGTTTATATTCTTTACCTTGTATTCCGGTAGGTCCTGTTATTCCAGGACCTGTTTCTCCTGTCCAACCAGTAGGTCCTGTATTACCATCTAATCCTTTATTTCCTGTTGGTCCTATTTTTCCAGTCATTCCAGTATCACCTTTTTCACCATTTATTCCTTTTAAACCATCATTACCATTTTGACCTTTAGGACCTATATCTCCTTTATCCCCTTTTAAACCATCATTACCACGTAATCCAGTAAATTCTCCATAGTCGTGCCAATATGTTCCATCGAACATAATAATGTGTCTAGATAAATTATTTTCTAAATTAAGTCCATTTAATAGTTGCAATTCTATATCATTAATATGTTCTATTATTAAATATAAATAAAAATCAAATGGAGTAGCATTAATAGATTCTGTTAATAGATTATTTATAGTATCTTTTGATAAGTCACCTGAATTATCTATTTTAAAACTTTCCCCTCTATCCCCCTTACCACCTTTTTCTCCTCTTAGACCTTCTAACCCTCTTGCCCCAGTATTTCCAGTAGCTCCAAATACTCCGTGACTACCATCTTCGTCAGGTTGACCTATAAAAATATTTTCAGGTAATATTAATGATTCTTTACCATTTATATTTTTAGTAGATAACTTAATTCCACCCATTTGAATACTTCCTTCTAAGAAATGTGCTTCACGTGCCCATACATTTGAAAAATAATTATTTTTATCACCTAAAGTATATTCATCATTAATATTAGGTATTAAATTTTGATTAATGATCCCACTAAATAAACCAGTAGCTCCGGTAGGTCCAACTATACTAATGCCTATACCTGTATCACCTTTTAGACCTATATCTGAATCTACTATATTAATTATACCTATCATGTTTTGTGTTATAGCGGATCTATAAAATAATTTTTTAGGTGCATTATATGGTATTAACCATGTCCACGTTCCTGCTAACATATCTTGTGCCATTTCACTTTCATATCCATTTGAATGTTTTAATCCATCATTATAAAGTAATGAAATATCTGGAGGAGATTCACCTTGATTATTCTCTTTTTGTATTCTTATAGAATTATTAAAATCATTATCTATATTATTAATATTAATTTTATATTCAAAATTTCTAATAAGTGTTATATCAGTATATGGAATAGTATTATTATTAATTAAATAAACACCTTTACATATATTTATATTTATATCATTTCCTATTAATTTTGCAGTAATACCTGGTGGTCCTTGTGGACCAGTAAAACCCGATATAATAGCATCACTAAAATTTCCTATATATTTCCAAAAATTATTTTTTACACAAAACAAATTTCCTCCTTTTACTAAACCATAGTCATTTTCAGAAACGTTATCATGCTCGGTGACTAACGTTGAATTATCAATATTAGGACCTTCTATTTCCCATATTTTAACAATATTAAAGTTTTTTCCTTGTAATCCTGTATCACCTTTTTGTCCAATAGGTCCTATTGATCCAGTTTCACCTGTTTGTCCTGTTTGACCAGTTGAACCAGTTGAACCAATTGAACCAGTTGAACCAGTTTTACCTGTATAACCAGTATATCCAGTTGTTCCTATAGATCCCTTTGGACCTGTCCAACCAGTTGAACCAGTATTTCCAGTAAAACCGGTAGAACCGGTTATTCCAGTCCATCCGGTAGTTCCAGTATATCCAGTCGATCCTGTAGATCCAATAGATCCAGTATAACCGGTCATTCCTGTCCAACCTGTTATTCCTATAGGTCCAGTTGATCCCTTTGGACCAGTTGATCCAGTAGAACCTGCAACTCCAGTAAAACCGGTTGATCCTGTGCAACCAGTATATCCGATATCGCCTTTTAAACCAACTTCAGCATTAAGAATGTGTATTTTACCTTTCATTGATTCATATATATTAGATCTATACCATAGCAGATCAGGAGCATCATTTGGTATTAGCCATGTCCATATTCCACCTGCTACATTCTGAGCATCTTGATCCTGATTATGTAATAATCCATTACTATATAAAAGAAAATCATCAATAGGTGAGTCATTTTGTCCATTATCATTTTGTATTCTTATAGGAAATATTGTAGTATTTTGATCAGGAATAATATTTATTTTATATTCATAATTTCTTATAAATGTTACATCTTCAAACGCATTAATATCTGAATCCCACATATATATTCCTGGATAAATATGTAATGTTCTTTCTCTACCTAATAATTTATATTGTTTTCCAGGTGGTCCTGTATTACCAATTGAACCTGTTGATCCAGTATAACCAGTATCACCTATTTCTCCAGTATCACCTTTTAACCCAGTATTTCCTTGATCACCTCTATCACCTGTATTACCTTTGGGACCTTCTAATCCTGTAAATTGACCATAATCAGTCCAATAATTACCATCAAACATAATAACGTGATGTGATAGATCTATATCAAAAGTAATACCATTCAAAAATGTTCTTAATTGAGGTGCATCTATATGATTTGTTACTAAAAATACATAACAATCAGATACAGAAGCGTTTATTGAATCAGTTATTATATTTTGAATTGTATTCATTGATAATTCACCTGAACTATCTATTTTAAAACTCTCACCTCTTTCACCTTTTTCACCAACATCTCCCTTTTGTCCTGATTTTCCAGTAGGACCTATTTCACCATTTATACCAGGTATACCGGACTTACCAGTAGGACCAGTTAAACCTATAACTTCAGATTGTTCATTATCACCTATAATAACTTTTTGAGGTAATACCAATACTGTTTCGCCATTTATTATTTTACTTGATAATTTTAAATTGCCAATTGAAATACTACCTTCCGAAAAATGTCCTTCTCTTGCCCAAATATCAGAAAACCAGTGATTATTGTCTCCCAATGAATATTCTTCATTAATATTAGGTATTATATTTTGATTTATAATACCACTAAATAATCCTGTAGGACCTGTATCACCTTTTTCACCATTATTTCCATGTAAACCAGTTGGTCCTGTGTTTCCTTTTTCGCCTTTTGAACCATCTAATCCTAATGGACCAATATCACCTTTTTCTCCTTTAGAACCATTAATACCATGTATTCCATCAAGACCTTTGTCTCCTTTATCACCTTTAACACCTTTATCTCCTGTTTTACCAATAAAACCAGTTTGTCCTCTTAAACCTTCATCAGCATTAACTATATTAATTTTTCCTATCATATTTTTATCTTGTGATGAACTATAATAGAGAATATCAGGAGCATTTCTTGGGATAGTCCAAGTCCAATATCCTCCACAGACATTTTGTGGATTTACATTAATATTATGAGATAAACCATCATTATATAATAATGGATTGTTGTAATTATTTGTTCTTTGAATTCTTAACGGATGATCAGTATTTCCTAATTCTATATTAATTTTATATTCAAAATTTCGAATAAATAATATATCTGTTAAAGGTTTGTCAGATGATTCCCAATAATATTTACAATTATTATTTAAAGATACTGTTTTTTCTTTACCTATTAATTTATATTCTTTTCCCGGAAAACCTCTTGATCCAGTAGAACCCGTCCAACCAGTTGATCCTGTTTTTCCAATTTCTCCAATGCTTCCAGTCCATCCTGTATTTCCTGTAAATCCAGTCCATCCTGTATCACCTTTATTACCTGTAAAACCTAACATAAAGGCATCGCTAAAATTTCCTATATATTTCCATTTATTATCTTTTACAATAAATAAATTGCCTCCTTTAACTAAACCATAATCATTTTCATTTAAATGATCTTCTATATCAACAAATGTGCTACTATCAATATTTGGACCATTAATGTTCCATATTTTAGCAATATTAAAATTTTTACCTTGTAAACCTGTTGCCCCTTTTAAACCAGTCCATCCAGTAGAACCAATTGGTCCAGTTGACCCTTTTCCTCCAGTGCAACCCGTGTTTCCTGTCCATCCTGTTGAGCCGGTATCTCCGGTTCTTCCACATGAACCAGTATGTCCTTTCAAACCTATTAAACCAGTTGGTCCAATTGAACCGGTTGACCCAGTAAAACCAGTATAACCGGTATATCCAGTATACCCTGTATAACCAGTAAATCCTATAGGTCCTGGACAACCTGTGCTTCCTGTCCATCCTGTAGAACCAGTTTCTCCGATTCTTCCTGTTGAACCTGTTGAACCTGTTTTACCAGTATCTCCAATTGTTCCTTTAGAACCAGTCACTCCTGTTGGCCCTATTTTACCTGTATCACCTTTTTTTCCTCTAGAACCAATAGGTCCAGTATAACCAGTATACCCAGTGTTTCCTCTTAAACCTTGTAAACCAATTGCTCCTGTAAAACCTATAGGTCCTGTTTTTCCAGTTGAACCTGTATTTCCTGTATCTCCCTTATCTCCTGTAAAACCTATTGGTCCTATTTTTCCTTGTATTCCGATAGGTCCTCTATCACCTTTATCGCCTTTTTCACCTCGTTTTTCATATGATATAACATATATTTTATTAATACAAAAATATATATCTTTGCCTCCATATTTAAAATTAATAGGGTAATATTTTACATCATTTGAATTTTCATTTTCATAATTAAATAAATCAAATCTATCTGAATCTACTTTATAAACACCAAAATTATTTATATCATTTTTGTCGGTAATAATAATTGTATCCGACATCTCTATTGATTTTAACCAAGGTGTTATATCTAAATTATTTATATTTTTTACATTAATTGTTAATATTGTAGCAAAAGATAAATGATCATGATTAATATTAAAATTTCCAGGAATACAGGTATTTGTTGATGAAATATAAATATGTGAATTAGAATCTATACCTCTTTCTCCTGTATCACCTTTTAAACCATCTATCTTATCTTTTCCAGGTAGTCCTGGTGTCCCTGTAGTATCTATATTTTCATTCATATATATATATATAATAATACTTTATTAAATTTCTATTCTTATAAAAAAAACAATAATTTTAAACGTATTCTTTTTTATATTATTTATTACATTAGTGTTTGTTAATATCCTTGTATATTTATAGACTAATATAATATCTATAAAGCAATAAAATTATTGATTAGATTAAATAAATTTTATTTTGAAAAAGTTTAAATTGTATAAATTTAATATTACTATTAAATTTAATAGTAATATTAAATTTACTTATTTTATTTTACTATGTTTATAATTAATTAAAACATTGATAAGTCTTTAATTTTATTATTTATCTATATAGATTTATATAAAAGATGAATCTCTAAAAATTATTTTAGTATAAATAAATAATCTATCATTTATAGAATCACCTATCATCATCAATATTTAAATCTTATAAATTGTTTTACCTATGATTATTATAAAAGCATAAAATTTTTTGCCATTTAATCAATGTTTCTTAGATGAATTATTGCAATTATAATTATTATTAAAGAAATAAATAAATACATATATTAAAATTTCACTATATAAATATATTTATCAATAAATGTCTATAATATCTAACCCCATTCAATTTCGGCTATTTCAACAAAATTATAATAATCTATACCATCTTTTGTGCTAAGACTAGTGCCACCATCAATATATTTTATTCTATATCTCAAATAGCCTGTCGTATTACTGAAATGATATGTTAATGAATAACCTTGACCTGTAACACCTGAAATCGTATTAGGTGTATATAAGCTTGTGGATGTATTATCAAAGTTTCCACAGCTACCTATAGAAACACCTGATATAGGAGTAACCCAACCATTAGTATTTTGATTGTCAAAAGCTGCAAACCATGTCCATTGAATTCCATCATTACTTCCTCCTATCATAAAGCGAATATTGAGTGTGTGAGGGTAAGTGGTATGGGAATTAATAGTAAGTTTTGTAAACGGATAAGCAATACCTTCATCATTTTGGAAATACATACTTGATCCAACTACAGCATTAATCCACATAGATCCATTTCCACTATCCGACCTTATACCATTTAAAAAAGTTGCTAAAGATTCATAATGGGGATATGGAACACCAGTCGAAGCAGAAGATACGTGAGAAAGAAAACCATCATCCCAAACACACCATTTATTATGACGGTATCCAATACCAACACCATTTAAACCAGTATTTGTAGGACCATTTGAATCAAATGTATAAGCAGGAAGTGGCGTTGTTGATGGAGCTCCTCCCCCACCAGCATCACCCCAATTTAAATTAGTTCCATCAGTTGTTAAAAATTTACCAGAATTTGATGATTGTGTAGGTAATATGTCAACTGTTTTATCGTTATTGTGAAACTGCTGTATAGTTAATGTTCCATCACTAAATGTTGTATTATGAATAGTGTATTTTGGTATAGAAAAATTAATATTAGTATCATTGTTACGTGTGAAAGCTAAATCTAAACCATTTGAACCACTTCCACTAACAGTTAGTCCAGATAAAAATCCATCTGTATTACCACCTCCGTCACCCCAACTTAAAGTAGTTCCATCAGTTGTTAAAAATTTACCAGAATTTGATGATTGTGTAGGTAATATGTCAACTGTTTTATCGTTATTGTGAAACTGCTGTATAGTTAATGT